CCAGTTGATAGTGAAAAAACACACCCATACTATTCAAACCCAAAACACCTTGATAATTACGGTAATTTACAAATCAAACCAGGTCAAGGCAAAGGCGTTGCTGGCGGTCCAAACATGGCCGAAGCCGGCATGGGCGACGTAGTGAAAAAAGTTGGCAGTGCAGTTAAGAAAGCAGGCAGTGCTGTGTTGAACCGCCTGGGCCATGGTGACGATCAAGCCATGCGTAAAGACCTACAACGTAAAATGGGCCTGCCACAGACTGGTGAAAAGCCACAACAAGTTAAAGAAAAAATGTCACCTGCCAAGGCAAAAAGTTTTGCGGCATTGGCACCACCCACAGATAAAATCACTTTTGCCGACAAGATTGCCGGCGCCAAAAAGGAAGTTGACGAAATGTTGGGAGATGTGGCGGCTGAAGCTATCAAAGGCGTACTCAGCCCCAAGCAAAAGAAATTAGATAAAAATCACAACGGCAAACTAGATGCCAACGACTTTGCTATGTTGCGTCGAGGTGGCAAGAAAGAAGTTGCTGACGAAGGCTGGGACGAAATGGAAAAAGATGTCAAGAGTCGAGCTGACTCTCCGAGAGTTGGTTCAATCACTCACGGTCACAAACACGATATTGAGCACACTGCTACAGGTCGTAAAGTAACACGTCGCGTTGATGCACAAGGCAATTCAGTTGGTTCTGACACTGATGCAGAAGGTAACACAATTGAAAAACGTGGTCGTGGACGTCCAAAAGGTCCAGAAAAAGCTCCTGAGCGTGTGACCGGCAAAGCCACCAAACACAAAGGCGGTCGCAAGATGGCTGACGAAGATTTTGATCCAGCTGATCGTGGTGAATACGATCAAGAAGGCGAAATGGCCAAAGACACTATCAAGACCGTTGTGCGTCATGCACAGGCCTTGGAAAAGATCCTGGGCGACAACAACAACTTGCCAGAATGGGTACAATCCAAGTTGGCCAAGATTGAAAGCATGATGACTGCGGTAGATGACTACATGCAGAATCAAGACAGCGATCAAGATGACGAAATGTCTGTGGGCGAAGAAAAAACTTCTACTCGTGACAACCGTGCTGAACGAGCCGGCAAGAAAGTCACCAAAGACATTGAGTATGATGAGAAAAAGAAAGATCACATTCATGGCAAGAAGCGTGGCTCTGAAGATGCCCGGGCTGAGAAAGCCGGCAAAAAAGTAGCCAAAGATATTGAATACGATGAAAAGAAAAAGAAAGTCAAAGAGCAAGGCGGAACAGACACTCCCACAGCATCAAGTGGCTTTAGTTATGGTCAAGGCATTTATGATTCAATGAATCATGAACTAGAAACCATGATTCGAGAAAGTATGAATGTTAGCATGAGTATGAACACTGATGCCAATGGTGGACCGAGCAAAAGCATAACTGTTACTGCCACAGATGATGACGCATTAAAATTAGGTGAGTTGTTGAAAAACGCCGGCCTAGGTGGACACAATCTCCCAAATGTCGAAGGTGGTGCTGATCTAGATCATCCTGGTGCAATTGAAGTAAATGGCACAATGGATGCCGAAGGTGCGGAAGCACTTGCCGATCAAATTCGCCAGGCCATGGGAGACCACGGTCACGAACACGACGGCGGCGAAGTATGTCCAGATTGCGGCCAAGAAGAATGCGGTTGCGACGAAGTGGACGAAGCATATGGTGACAACGCTGTGAGCCAAAACGAACCTGCATATCCTACCAACACCGAAACATCACATGATGCATTCCAATATTCAGGTGGTTTGAACAAGCCCAAGTCAAGTGGCATGGCAACTATTCCTGTTACTGACGTTCAACTCGATGGTGAAGACAAGTTTGCCAGCATTGCACGTTTGCGTGAGATGGCCGGTATTAAAGAAGCCAAGAAACCTGACTTCCTGGACGTTGACAAAGATGGCGACAAAGCAGAGCCATTTAAGAAAGCAGTTGACGACAAAAAAGCAGCCGGCGACAAAAAAGTTGCCGAAGGTTTGATGGCAGAACTAGCACGTTTTAAGAAAGCATAATATGACAACTAACCAACCTTTTACCGCAGGCTTAACAACACCTCCAGTGATGAACCCACACAGTCCAGCCACTGGCGGCTATAAACAACAACCTGTGTATATTCCAGGTGTGTTGGACCAATCACGCAACCTGTTTCAACCGGTTGTTGCTATTCCACCTGAGGATAAAAAATAATGGCTGCTGTTCAAGTAATCAAGGACGCACCAGGCAATATTTTGTGGACCACAGACAAGGCTGAAATCAATGCTGAAGGTGCCAATGTTACCTATCAAGTTAGTTTGACACAAACAACTTGGATTCAGGCCAATGGCGTGCCAGCCAATACTGCCATGCCCACAGGTAATCTATACGCCAATGCAGTATCTGTGCCCAACGGGACAACACATCAACTTTATGTTGGAGCAGGTAATTATTTGATTATAACAGGCAATAATTTCACAGCCGTGGCACTAGGCACACAATCATCTGCCACTTTTGGTGTGTACGGATCAACCTCGAGTTAACAATGCGAGCACGTGAATTCGTAGCCGAAGATCGCAAAGGCGAAATACCCGGTGGGCATGACAATTCCATGCCTGGTGCATTTCGTGTGCGTGACAACGGCGGCTACGACAGAACCAATCACATGAATCGCATGATGATGGCCATGGCCATGCATGATGGCAAAGATGCTAAACCTATTCCTAGAGATAAAATGGATCCTGCATCCTGGGTTGAAAAATACAACACAGCACACCCTTACACTGATGAAGAAAGCAACATGATTCAAGGCGCCATGAAAACCATTGGATCTGACACACATCATGTGATCAGCGATCATCGCAGTCTAGAACATCCAGAGATACACAAAGTCAGTCCAGTGAGCGCATTCAAAGGATATAGATAATGCGAGCCCGTGAGTTTGTTACAGAGACCAGGGCAACTCTCACTCCAGACGAAGCCGGACCAATGCGTCAGACTTATATTCTTCCTGGCATTAGAAACAATGATGCTTACCACACCTATAGACTCAGCATGGCCATGGCACGTGCTCGAGCAGATGTGGGTGGTGTAACAGATGATTTTCCTCCATTCCCTGAACAAAGTGCATTTGGACAAAATGCTGTGGTGTCGGGATTTGACGATACAGTGATTCCTGTGTTGGATCAAGCACTAAAGTTGACCGGCACACCAGGCGGCAAAGTCATGGTCAGCACACCAAAGAGTGAAGAGCCACCGGGCATTGACACACAGAGCCCTATAAAGGCATTTGGGGGATACTGATGCGAGCAAGAGAATTTATTCCTGAAGGACGCACAGGCAGTTTCACAGCGGATGTGGGCCTAGCCCTGCCTGGTGCTTTTAAAATTCCTGCATTAAAAAATCAAGATCCATATTTGCAGTATCGTTTTGGCGTGGCCATTGCCGGTGCCAAAGGTGCTAAGGCACGTGCTCAAGATGGTGTGCCACCATTCGATGGCCGTGAATCAGTATTTGGTGAAAACGAAATTGTAGTGAGTTATGATCCCGAAGCAGAAGTCTGGATCAAGGATGCACTCAAGAGCATGGGCATGCCACCAAGCGATGCTGTGCGCATTGGCACACAAGCGTCGGAAGAGGCTCCAGACGTGGTCAAGGCCAGTCCAGTACAGCCGTTCAAAGGTTACTAATCTTGGCTAAATACTAGCCTATTTTAGAGGTATCTTTATGAACAAAATTCTCGCTCTCGTAGTGTTGGCTATGAGTCTTTCGGCTCAGGCCTGGACACAACGTGCTCCAAATCCCCCTGCACAATGCCAAGTGCATCAGCCCTATGGCTTTGCACAAACAGCCCGCCAACTGCAACCCATCTGTCGCCAAGCATACCTGGTGGCCTATGATGCGGTTGCCCGGTTGCCCAACTATGTGGCCTACACACTGACACCACCCAACGCACTAGGTTGTGTTGCCCGTACCAATGCATTTGCCGCTGACCAGTCGGTACCAGGTGGTGCCACCCCTGATGACTATGCTGGCACCGGCTACGACAAAGGACACATGAGTCCCGATGGCGACTTGAGTTGGGATCCACAAGTGGAATATGAATCATTCCTGATGACCAACATGAGCCCACAAGCAGGTTCACTCAATCGTGGTATCTGGAAACTGTTGGAAACATCAGTGCGCGGCTGGGCAGTACAACTCAATCAGTCATACACCATCATTGCTGGCGGCGTGTATGATGCTACAGACAAGAAAATTGGTAAGGGTGTAGTTGTGCCACATGGCTTCTACAAGATTGTAATCAACAATCAGACCAAAGAAATCGCTGGTTGGGCATTCCCCCACACAGCACCATATCCCAATCTGGGCAATGACTTGACCAAGTTCCGTTTGCCAATAGCACAAATTGAAACCACAGCCGGTGTCAAGTATGCTTTCCCAGCAGGTGCTGTTGAACTACAACCAGGCAAAGAGTGGCCTGTGGATTTTGGCAAGTTGACTCAGGCCAAACGTGCCAAGTGTGGTGCCAATGCCTCAGCCGACTGATCCCAATCAATATCCTGTATACCCCGAGGACGATGGCTACGATCGACATCGTAATCCCTATAGTCCGGTGTAAATATAGCATGTTAAAATTGAGCATGTAAATACTGCATGTCCAATTTCTTTTGTGCCGCACCCTGGCGCGGCCTACACATCAATCCACAAGGCAATGTTAAAACATGTTGTGCTGGCAACCCTAATATGCTGGGCAATCTCAACACAAACACAATAGAGGAAATCTTAAACAACGATCTCATGACCGAGATACGTGCTAGTTTGGCACAAGGTCGACCACACAAGTATTGTAGCAATTGTGTGCAAGCTGAACGTTTTGGTGCAGATTCTGAACGTGCCTGGCACAACAATGTAAACCCCAACTTTGATTATGCTGCCGCAGGTGATCAATATCATTATCCTGTAATTGTAGATGTGAGATGGAATACAACTTGTAATCTAAGTTGTAACTACTGTGGGCCCAGCTGTTCAAGCAAGTGGGCCAGCCTCGAAGGCGTGCCATTCCGGTCAGGCACAAGACCTTATTACGAACAAGTGTGCGACTTTATTGAACAACATTACGAGCACGTATACGAAGTAGCACTAGTTGGAGGCGAACCGTTGCTGTTGCCCGAGAATGAACGTTTGTTGGATGTTATACCAGAAACTGCTATTGTGACACTAATCACAAACATGAGTGTGGATCTAGAAAAGAACCGAATATTTCAAAAACTTACCAAACGAAAAAAAGTAGGTTGGTCGATGAGTTTTGACAACATTGGTGATAGACTAGAATATGTACGACACGGTGCAGACTGGAATTTATTACAGCAAAACTTACAAACGGTCAAAGAACTCATGCGCAATAACGGGCACTGGGGAGGAATACACGCGGTGTACAACATTTATAGCGCCACACGTCTTTGTGAGTTTAGACAGTTTGCTGAAGATACTGGGACCACAGTGCTGTGGCAGAACTTGTTTCAGCCCGACTATCTTGACCCGTTCCTGCATGGCCCTAGAGTAGCTAAATTGGCCAGCGAAGAGATCAATCGATTCTATGCTATGGGTATTGCCACACCTGCCGAACGTCAATTCTTTGATCAGGCATTGGAAAAATATAGTCAATCGAGTCTAGCAACGTTTAGTCCTAGACTACGTCAAAGATTTCGTGAACACATCCAAAACAACGAAAAATTATATCATCCAGACAAGGCAGGTGAGTTTGCAAGGTTATGGCCGGAGTTGAACATATGATAGGCGCAAAGAATACCCTCGACACGGTACTGGTCAAAGCACCACACCGTAAAGAAACATTTACTGAACAAGAACTTGAGGACTTTGCTCGGTGTGCCGATCCGGTAACAGGTCCAATGTACTTTATGGACAACTTCTTCTACATCCAACATCCTGTTCGCGGCAAGATGCTGTATCATCCCTACGAATATCAAAAACGACTAATCAACAACTATCATAACAATCGTTTTTCAATCAGTCTAATGCCTCGACAAACAGGCAAGTCAACATCAGCGGCTGGATACTTGTTATGGTATGCCATGTTTGTGCCTGATGCTACCATTCTAATTGCCGCACACAAGTACCTAGGCGCACAGGAAATTATGCAACGTATTCGTTACGCTTACGAACTATGCCCTAATCATATACGTGCTGGTGCTACAAGTTACAACAAAGGATCTTTAGAGTTTGACAACGGTTCGCGTATTGTGAGTCAAACAACAACTGAAAATACCGGTCGTGGTATGAGTATTACACTCCTGTACTTAGACGAGTTTGCGTTTGTGAGACCCACAATTGCCAAAGAGTTCTGGACTAGTATTACACCTACACTGAGTACTGGTGGTAAAGCAATTATCACTTCAACACCCAACTCAGACGAAGATCAATTTGCCTATATTTGGAAGGGTGCCAACAAGATTGAAGACGAGTTCGGCAACCCAAGACCCAATGGTCTGGGCACAAACGGATTCAAAGCATTCCGTGCATTCTGGCGTGAGCACCCAGATCGTGATGAAAAGTGGGCTGAAGAACAACGCAGCCAATTGGGAGACGAGCGTTTTCGTCGAGAGATGGACTGTGACTTTGTTATCAATGACGAAACACTAATCGCCCCTATTAAACTACTGGAACTAGAAGGCCAAGAACCCACACACAAAACTGGACAAGTACGTTGGTACAGGCCTGTTGATCGAGACCGGATGTATATTGTAGCCCTTGACCCTAGTCTAGGTACAGGTGGTGATCCTGCGGCCATACAAGTGTTTGAAGCAGAAACTACTGAGCAAGTGGCAGAATGGCGACACAACAAAACTGATGTGCCCACTCAAATTAAAATCCTAGCAGATATTATCAAAGAAATACACTCAGTGGTCAAGGATGAAAAGAAGATTTATTACTCAGTGGAAAATAATACCTTAGGCGAAGCCGCATTGATTTCTATTGCAGAATACGGAGAAGAAAACATACCCGGCTACTTCCTTAGCGACAACTCAGTGCAGAGCTCAAACGGACGTAGAATCCGTAAAGGATTTACCACTACCAACAAGAGCAAGATTGTGGCCTGTAACAAGTTCAAGGTACTGGTTGAATCTGGGCGTATGAAGCTGTACTCCAAGCCCTTGATCACTGAGTTAAAAACATTTGTGGCAGCCGGATCCAGTTATGCGGCTAAAATTGGGGAAACAGATGATCTTGTGATGGCTGGTTTGTTGGCTACTCGTATGCTTATGTTACTACAATCCTATCACGCAGACCTAAATTCCTACCTTAAAGACCATACGGATAATATAATTGAGCCATTTCCGTTCATTGCAATGATGCGATAGTGCGCTAAATATAATACCATGGCAACAACGAACTCTATATCACAACAACTGCTGGATTTGCTGGCTACACGCAACTTCCATCCCGAAATGCTGAACAAGATGGGACAACCATCTAACGCAGAAGACGCCAAAACATTTACGTTTGACTATATTTCGGGTGCAGGTAAGAACTATGGTACTATGGTTATTGTACTAGACAATGACAACGAAATGAAGATCATGTACGGGGACAACCTGGGCCGTACCATGGAAGGTGATGACAAGAGTGAGTTCTTTGATTTCTTACAACATTTGAATCAAAAAGCCACAAGCAATCGTTGGACACACAGCATTGCCGATATCAACCAACTCAAGCATACCATGCAAGGCATGGCAGCCATTCAAGAAGGCCTATTTGAAGGCTACTATGGTACACGTAAGGTTAGCTATGCTGGCGAACCCACTCAAGCCCGACTACAAATTGTACACAGCCAGCCCTTGGGCGAAGGTGATGCACGTTATCGCCACATTGACCGTATGTTTATTGAAACAGCCGAAGGTGAAAAGTTCAAACTGGGCTTCAAGAGTCTAAGTGGTGCTAGAGCCATGCTGGAACATGTTCGCCAAGGCGGCAAGCCTTACGATATTCGTGGTTGCCATATTTCGGAAACAGTAAACGAAATTGCTGTGCTGAGCCGATTCAATCGTGCCAGTGCAAATCGCATACTAGAAGGCGTCACACAAGAACTAGTAACAGAAGCACAGGCTTACTATCAAACCCTACGTGAAAATCTCAAGCACATGGCTAGCGGCCGTGGCTATGCCCGGTATTTTGAATCGTGGCATCCGGCTACCATAAACGAACAAGAAGGTGTTGTGGACAACATCAAGACTCTGTTTATTGAACAGAGTATAGACAGCCGTATTGAAGCGGCATTACCACTGCTGGCCAAGATTCAGCAAAGAGGACATGAAATGAAAGAAGCAGAAATATTTGAAAACTGGATTAACAATCTATCAGAAGGTACTTGGACATTGCCAGAAACTCCTGAGCAATTGGACAAACTCAAAACATTAATGACCGGCGAATTGATTGTTGGGCCTGATGCTACCAACGCAACAGAACAACTGTATGATCTAGTAGGCGATGATGAATTGTTTGATCGACTGCATGCTCTTGCCGAACAAGATCCCAGAGCCAATGCCTGGAACGATACTGAAGTCATGCAACGCTTGGCCGAACTGGGTGTTGAAATGCCTGAGCCCACAGCACCAGGCAATCCTGCTGAACCCCAAACAGGCGCAACTGCTCCTGTGGTACCACAACAAGGTGTGGCAGAAAGTGATACACCAGCACAACCAGCAGTGAAAATTATCAACGACTTTGATGAAGTAGTTGCAGAATTCGATCATGTACCAAAAGGATTTAGAGATGCACTCCGTAGTACTGAGTTTGATGCTGTTCAATGGCTTGCAGATGTAATGAAAAAAGATCCCGACTTTGATATAACCACTATCGAAAAAATAGTTTTAGCACCCAATGTGTCTGGTTACCCAGAGCAATATGTAATTGATGTTACAAAATATTTAGATGCCTTGGATGAAGGTGACAACCTGGCCACATTCGAAGACATCAACAGCCTGCGCAACTTGGCCGGATTGCCAGTAGCAGAAAGTCGCTTGATGGACAGTGCTGGTGAAACATTACAACACATTCTGGGCCGTTTCAAACACGAAGTTAAAAACTTTGAAGCCGACGGCGATCTCAATGATGAGTTGTATCATGCCTTGTATGATTACTACAGTGACAATGGTGAAATGCCTTATGGTGTGGCCAAAGCACGTGATGGCGATCCTTACAACTGGATCAGCGACAAGTTATCAGCCGAACTAGGTGTAAACGAAAATCTTATCTCTCCCATGGCTATGCCTGTCACTACCGAAAGCGGCTCATGCAACATGACTGCTGAAGGCGAGTACTGTCCAGAACACGGCCTTGCAGAGTGCGGAATGGGCATGCCAGCAGGTATCATGGGCGAAGAAAAAGTAGATGAGATCATTGATTATGACACACTAAATCAATTAGCATCGCATCCAATGGCAGGTCCTCTTGCTGCCGCAGGCGGTGCCGCACTTGGTGCCACAGTTGGCAAAGGAATTGAAAAACTTGGCAATATGTTTAAAGATAGAAAAGAACAAACCGCACTTGATCGTGCCGCTGGACTCAAAGAAGGCGATGCTGTGCTGGCAAGAATAAAATCATTGGCTTTGCTAAAATAATATAAATAAACATATGAAAGAAGTGTGTGTAGTAGCGCACACTTCCGTAAACAACAAGTTAGGCAAAATTCTCTACCGTAAAGGTAGGAAACACAGACAGGCTGTGTTAAAATAACCTTGTAGGCAACACATTTAAGTAAATCTTAAATTTTAAAATCATATTAACGCATAGAAAGGCAACACAATATGGCATCATTAGCAGAAATTCGCGCACGTTTGCAAGCGGCAGAATCAAAAGGTGGATCATCCACTGAACGCGGAGATAATTCAATTTACCCGCACTGGAATATGGAAGAAGGCCAATCGGCTACATTACGCTTCCTCCCCGACGGTAACACAAAAAACACATTCTTTTGGCAAGAACGAGCAATGATTCGTTTGCCCTTCAACGGTGTCAAAGGAGAGATGGAATCCAAACAAGTTATGGTACAAGTACCTTGCGTGGAAATGTGGGGTGAGGCATGTCCCATCCTGGCAGAAGTACGCACCTGGTTCAAGGACAAAAGCCTTGAAGACATGGGTCGTAAGTACTGGAAGAAACGCAGTTACATCTTCCAAGGTTTCGTTCGCGAAAACCCTTTGAGCGATGACAAAACACCAGAGAATCCAATTCGTAGATTTATCATTGGTCCTCAAATCTTCACAACTATCAAAGGCGCCTTGATGGATCCTGAGTTGGAAGAATTGCCAACAGACTACCTGCGTGGCCTGGACTTCCGTATTAGCAAAGGTGCCAAAGGCGGCTTTGCTGACTACAATGGTTCAAAGTGGGCTCGTAAAGAGTCAGCACTAACTGAGGTAGAACAAGCGGCTGTGGATCAATACGGTTTGTTTGACTTGAGTACATTCTTGCCCAAGAAACCAACTGATGTTGAGTTGAAAGTTATCAAAGAGATGTTTGAAGCATCAGTAGATGGACAGCCATATGACACAGAACGTTGGGGACAATACTTCCGCCCTGCTGGTGTACAAGCACCTGCTGGTGGCTCCGCTCCAGCACCTGCTGTGGATGAAGATGCTCCTGCTCCAGTGGCAAAACCAGCACTCAAAGTAACTGCTCCTGTAAGCGACTTTGATGACGAAGAAGCACCAGCCGCTTCAGCACCAGTGTCGGCCGCTAAGCCAGCACAAAAAGCTGAAGATATCTTGGCAATGATTCGCGCAAGACAAGCAAAGTAATCAACAAGGCCTTCGGGCCTTGTTTTATTGTATATGCCAAAACTGTGTTGGACCCAAACTCATGATGTTATAGAACTTGCGGTTATCGATCACGATGTGTACGAGTATTTTGTAGAGCAACTAAACGCTCACAGTCTCAATCAATACACAGTGTCAAACCTATGGTATGCCTCTCTGAGCCAAGAATTACAAACACGTTTTCGACGTATACAATCTTTTGTTCACAATCGTTTGCAGTTGACCGACTTTGACTTTGAATTTGATCCCGGCAATCAAGATGATCTTAATCATTTACATAGCCAGTGGGTCAAGCTCCATCAACGTTTTCCTAACATTGATTTACTAGCCGACGCTGTGTCTCCTGGAGATATGGCCGCAATCAACAAGTTAGTACACGCTGTTGAAGAATCTACACAGAAGTTAAAAGCCACAACACCAAACCCAACCTACACAATGCCCAATCCTTTTGGTACACAAGTATTGGCATTCGGAGTCTACAATATATCTGTAGCATACAACAATCTTGGCAGAACAACCTGGCAGAAATGGCAACACAATGATCCAACTACAGACACTGACCATAATGACTTTGCAGAGATATATACCACATTGCGACTGAATGTGGGTCGACATGAAAAACGGACAGCGCCATTGGAATACCAGGCCTGGTGTGACCAACACAATTTACCTTGTGTGGGTAGCCAAATGCCATTGGCAAACTTTGACAAACTAGATCACAATCTGTTATACTATAGGCAATTGTTCTATAAGAATTCACTGATAGAAAATAATTTTATTACATTGGAGTAAACATGGGAAAACCATTTGACGTAAGTAAGTTCCGCAAGGAAATCACTAAGAGCATTGATGGCCTTAGTATCGGATTTAACGATCCAACTGATTGGATTAGTACAGGTAATTTTGCCTTGAACTATTTGATTAGTGGAGACTTTAACCGTGGCATTCCTTTAGGTAAGGTCACTGTGTTTGCCGGCGACTCAGGTGCAGGTAAAAGTTATATCTGTTCAGGTAACATTGTTAAACACGCACAAGAGCAAGGCATCTTTGTGGTGCTGATTGATAGTGAAAACGCATTAGACGAGGATTGGCTCAAAGCACTTGGGGTAGACACAAGCGATTCAAAACTTCTTAAATTAAGTATGGCCATGATTGATGATGTAGCAAAAACTATTTCAACATTCATGAGCGATTACAAAGCACTCGCAGAAGGCGAGCGCCCTAAAGTTATGTTTGTTATTGACTCGCTAGGCATGTTGTTAACACCCACAGATGTTAATCAATTTGATGCAGGTGAAATGAAAGGTGACTTGGGTCGCAAGCCCAAAGCACTTACTGCACTTGTTCGTAACTGCGTAAACATGTTCGGTAGTTACAATGTTGGCTTGGTATGTACTAACCACACATACGCCAGCCAGGATATGTTTGATCCAGACGATAAGATTAGCGGTGGACAAGGCTTTATCTATGCAAGTTCAATTGTGGTTGCTATGAAGAAGATGAAACTCAAAGAAGATGAAGATGGCAACAAAGTGTCTGAAGTAAACGGTATTCGTGCAGGTTGCAAGGTTATGAAAACACGCTATGCAAAACCCTTTGAAGGTGTACAAGTCAAGATCCCCTACACAACAGGTATGAGTCCATACTCAGGTCTAGTTGACTTAATTGAGAAGAAAACAATGCTCAAGCGTGAAGGCAACAGCCTGGTGTTTACCACAAGCGAAGGTGAAGTTATCAAGAAGTTCCGCAAGGCCTGGGAAAAGAATGATGAAGGATGCTTGGACAAGGTCATGGCAGACTTTGGAAATCAGAAAGCTGAGGTAAGTACTCCGGAGGAAACAGCAGATGAGTGAAGCAATAGCCAGTGAAATTTGGGGTGAACTCAAGCGTTTTGTAAACACAGTGGATCGTGCAGAAGCCGCCGAAACTGTGATACAGATCTTGATGGACAATGATTCGGACGTGGAAGATATTCGCAACGCTTTCAAAGGCGACACTGACATCAAACGTGCGCTAACAGCATACCTTGACAACGACAAGGATTATGTTGAAGAAGAGGACGAAGAAGTCGAAGACGAAGATTACAACGAAGACGAAGACTGGGAAAACTAATGTGGTATAGCCGCGTAGTTGCCAGTTTAGGTGATATTCCAGACTTCATAAATCATTATGAGCGTGAGCTCGAAGATGCCAAAAAAGACTGCAAGATCTACGGCGTAGTAGAAAAAAACATTACTGCATTGCCCGGTATAACTGAGCACCGTTTTAATCAGCTACAAGAGATTGAAGCAGTCTTGAACTATCTCAACATTCAACTGCGTAAAATACGTAGAAAGCACTTTCAAAAGTATTTGGAAGGTTATGCTCGGGCGTTAACTTCAAGAGATGCTGAAAAATATGTAGATGGTGAGGATGAAGTAATTGACTACGAAACCATCATCAACGAAGTGGCATACTTACGTAATCGTTGGCTGGGCATACTTAAAGGGCTAGACACTAAACAATGGCAAATGGGCCACGTGGTGCGGCTGAGAACTGCAGGTATGGAAGACATTCAGGTGTAAATATCTGCATGAAAGATATCATACCAATCTTTGTTGGATACGATCCACGTGAAGCCATAGCCTACCATACTTGTGTTAATAGTATTATTAGAAATTCAAGTAAACCTGTTAGCATTATACCAGTAGCTCTTAACTTGTTTCGGGACTACAACGAAACACACACTGATGGCAGTAACCACTTTATCTACACTCGATTTTTAGTCCCGTATCTTATGGGATTCAACGGATCTGCTATTTTTATCGACGGTGATATGATTGTACGCGGAGACATTGCAGAACTTTGGAACTTGAGAGATAGTACAAAAGATGTACAAGTGGTCAAGCACGACTACAAAACTCGGATGCCTGTAAAGTATCTTGGGTCAAAGAATGAAGACTATCCACGTAAAAATTGGTCCAGTGTCATACTATGGAACTGTAACAGTTTTCCCAATCGTAAACTTATGCCTGCATTTGTTCAACTTGCTACAGGGTCTGAACTACATAGGTTTTCGTGGTTAGATGATTCTCGTATTGGTGAATTACCTCCTGAATGGAATTGGTTGCCCGATGAATACGGGCCAAACCCCGCGGCCAAGCTCTTGCACTATACCTTGGGCACTCCATGCTTTCACGAATTTGCTGACACTCCGATGGGGGACGAATGGCATAAAGAACGCATACTTACAGAATATTGTCAGCAAAGGTTGATAGAATGACCTGGGAACTCGAAGACGAAACCTCGTACCTGCCGCCTGTTCCTCCTAGCCCGCCCGACCCGCATGTGTTGGATCAAGTGGTACCTGAGATACGAGAAATATTTGATAACATACTAAAGTATCGTGTGGATCCTGCAGGATCCACTTACGGTATTACACTACAAACGCTGAGTGAACAACTGGCGGTATTGCCTGTAAACAACATAGTAAGTACAGACAGTGAATACAGATACGAAAGAAAAGGACACATGTACGATCCTATCCTACAAAGTTTTGTACAAGGCGCAGGCGGGCAAATTAGTACCTGGGCCAAAGAAGAATTTAATATGACTCCGGTTGTGTTACGCGGTATTACCAAACGCAAACAAATGGAAGGATGTCGTCAGGCCGGAAGAGATTTCTACTACATTGATACAGGATACTTCGGCAACGACAAGAAAAAACTGTACCACCGTATTACTAAAAACGATGTGCAATGGTTTGGTCCTGTTATAGAACGCCCAGGCGACAGACTAGAAAAAACCAATGTTAGACCAAAGAAAATGCGTTCTGGTACAAACATTCTTATTGCACCACCTAGTCAGAAGTTATTGAACAACTACGATATTATTTTAGAAGATTGGCTGGCCAGCGTACAAGAAGAAATCAAACAGTATACAGACCGCCCTGTTGTTATAAGAACCAAACAAGGACGTAGTACCAGAGTCAATGACGATACTATGGAGATGGCTCTAGATCGTGATGTTCATTGCTTGATTACATTCTCTAGTATTGCCGCAGGTGAAGCATTGTTACATGGCAAACCTGCAATTACACTAGGCCCTAATGCGGCCGGACCGTTATGTAGTCAAAGTCTCAGTGAAATAGAAACCCCACGTAAACCCAGTCTAGATGAAGTAGAAGCCTGGGCTCGGCACATAGCATATTGTCAATTTACAGAAGTGGAAATGCGTGATGGTACTGCCTGGCGCATATTAAACAATGCTTGATTGTGTAGTTTACGTTTCCAGTGTGGCCAATGTAAAAAAACACACTCGCAAAAGCCAATGTTTAGAAAGTTTTGCCACAGGTGTTGCTAGTTCAGGCGGTCAAGTACGTGTAGAACACAATTATGTTTACACCCCCAGTCGACTGGCAGTAATGTTAGGATGGGCAACTACCAACACCGGCGGACGTAACATAACCTTACGCAAAGAAATCATTGCTGAACAACGTCGACGTGGACTTCAAACCATGTGTATTGATGCCAGTTGCTGGAAATACATTGACGAAGGCAGTAGGTATCTACGCTATAGTTTGAATGGACCGTTCTACGACCGTGCTGAATATGCTAATCATAATAGCGACAGCACCAAGTGGGATGAAATCAAACAAGCATTGCATATCAAATTGCAACCGCCGCGATCAAACCTTCAAGGGGATATCTTGATGTGTATGCAACGTGATGGGGGCTTTGCTATGAAAGCACTTGACCCACTTGAGTGGTTGGATCAAAAGATTCAGCAAATACGCAAACATAGCCAACGCACAATTGTGATACGGCCGCACCCTGGTGATTATAGACCTGACGACTTTGTTCAGTATCACGGTCGTGCTGGTATAAAAATAGTAGATCCAACAAATACTCAATTGGTAGACAACTTAAACGGTGCCCATGCCGCGGTATTCTTTAACAGTAGTGCAAGCGTAGCGGCTGTATGCGCCGGCATACCTGTGTTTGCGGATGATGTGAGTTGTGTGGCTTGGGCTGTGGCCAATCAAGATATTGCACAGATTGAATCTCCTGCGACATTTGCAAGAGAACAGTGGTTATACGATTTGGCTGCCGCACACTGGTCAGATGCGGATGCCCAGGCAGGGCGTATATGGAAAAAGTTTCAACCCTATTTGACTTCTACCACAACGTCATAATTGTGCCCTACGACGTCGGGCCACTTGTGACTCTTGTCAAACTCAGTAATAGATTCTGACACAATAGAAATATCCATATTAGCCAGCAACTGTTCACGCCACCACACAGGTAACTCCACAATCAAGTGAGCATTGCGTCCGTCGGGCAGGTGTTTTTTTGCAGGATAACAAGCAATTCTAAACCAACCAGCAACGATCATCTTGTCGCTGATTGTACGTAATGTTTCTGCTAGATGGTCGGGTTCAATATGCTCAAATACATCTGCACTGACCACAGCATCAAATGATCTTTTGGGAACTCGATTATGAGCAGGGTTACCAGGATCGTACCCTTCTACACGTATGTCAGGATAAGCCTGTTGTATGCTAGCCATCAACGCACCGTGCCCACAACCAAAATCTAATACGCTGGTGGGTTGATACAGTTTGAGGAACGGTTGTATACTACCAAAAGTTTTGCTACCTCTAACAAAGCGGCCCTGGCTGTGCATAGTGGCTAGTTGAGCCTGATATTCGGGATCTACGATCATCGGTGATTTACCTCTACATATCGGTACTTACCAGTCCATATACTAGGAACATCTGTCCAGGTCCCGTTGAGTTGATCGTTGATCCATTCTGGATAGTGTTCGCGATCTTTCCACCACCAGAATAGATCACTGCCTTTCCAATTTTGATAGTAACTGCGAAAGAACTCTCTAGTGCGAGGCTCTCGAAAGAACTTGGGATCATACATTGTCTTTTTTTCTTTGGCTTCTCGTTGAAAGTTAAGTCCGATAAAGCAAAACTTTGTGGCATAATTTTCCAAGGCTTCCCGTACCCAGATCATATCATCATCGGGAATACTGTTTAACACCTGTGTACAAATAACACCATCAAACTTGGCACCCGCAGGAGGTGGTTGCTCAAAGCCTGCCACACAAGGATCATACTTGTATACAGTTACACCCAGGTACTCGTCAAATGTTTTCCACTCGGATTCTGGTAACTCATGACCAACAGCACCACCATAGGGCAGTCGTTCTTGGTATTGCAGTCCCTTGCCACAGCCGTAGTCTAATATAGTCCGGGCGCCGTAGTGATCTACCAGGCCCTTGATCTTTTTTTGATATTTTACAACATCATATCCTGCCCAGGCTTTGTTGCTTGCTTGAAACTCACGACCCTGGCGAACTGACTCTTCGTAGTATGAACTTACTGCCATCCCATGATCCAATCATCTCTAACTTGATCTAGTTTGGTCATCCCCCAACTTTGTAATAATTCAACCGCCGCAAACTGTCCGTATTGTTTGCTGTAAGCGTCGTGTGGTTTTTGCTCTATTACCACAACAGGTCTACAACGTCGAATAGTTTGTTCAGCACCTTGCAGTATACGATACTCATAGCCTTCACAGTCAATTTTGATATAATTTATGTCGTGAAAGTTTAAGTTATCAAGACGCATAACTTTTACATCGCCGGTGCCCATGGTAGCAGGGTCAAGATGACTATGACCTGAATTGTCTTCGGTAATGATCATAGTGCCCTGAGTATCTTGATCTCCTAATGCAAAAGGACTTATCCATAATTTTTCATTCTGGACATTTTTTTCCAAACATTCTCTAAATATCGACACTGGTTCAAACGCCATAACCTTACTAAAATGTTTCACAAGATCACGACTCCATAGGCCTACATTGGCACCGATGTCTAACGCTACATCTCGTTTGTTGCATAACTCAATACTGCGACGGCGCACAGCCACTTGATATTCAGCTGGTAATCCTTTGTCCACGCTTTTCTTTAACATTTTTGGCAAGTGTGTTTCGAAGTCGGGAAATTGCCATCCATAATGTTCACGCATTTTGAGTCTCCTTGAGTATTGCGGCTGCGGTGCCATCTGCTAGTTCTGTGGTATGGAATTGTCCATACGCCAAGTGACAGGCCCACTTATATACCTGGTCACTGTCTGGGAACCAAGGTGTTTCTATAGTGCTTAAATCTGTATTGCTTACAGGACGTGCGGCATTGGCGGGTGCTGTGACAAATGTCGGCACTCCAGCCAGCACTGCTTCTGTTGCGGCTGTGCTGTTAAATGTAACTATGGCATGCACATCGTTTAACCACTCTTCTGGCCGTTGTGTTTTGCGATCCCATCTTGATGCAGGGCGTTCTCTCATGCGTATAGGGCGATCAGTGTGTTGCTTGATAGTATTGACTGTGGTCTTTAGCCACTCGTCTAGTGTGATGCCGTAGAACGTGCAAGGTTTTTCGTCAGGGGCAACTACAAGTATGTCTCTGCAGTGATTCTGCCGGGGACGAATTTTTACGTTTAATCTCTGGAATCTATCTGCGGGCCTATCAATTACTGCTCCGTGTTGTAGATCGTTGGGTACAATTCTATGCCAAAATTTCCAACCGTTGGGATTGGCCATACTGGGTCTATTACCCAAGTAACCTGAATCCATATAATAGAACTGTCTATGATCCGCCCAACAACGTCGGATAATCTTGTGTTTCATGATACCACGTAACACAAGTGGAGCATCACTGTCTTCGTAGTGCCATGTTTCTAAACAAGTAGGTACAGTACTAGATCCTGCCGCAAACATTTCAATGTACTCATCGGCGTTGTTTTTGTTTAGGAATATCCAGGTCATTGCCAGTATGCTTCTGTCCGTTTTACTTTTAGATCCGCTCGTTTGCTACGACCCTGATCTTTTCTAGCACCTTTGAGATGATCCAAGTATGCGCCCCATTCGCAGTTGATCAAGGGATGACCTTCACCTGTGATCAAATGTCCAGACCAATCTAGTTCAACAAGATTACATTGCTTTCTTACAGCATCAAACACAAATGAGTCATGCCATTCTTCAAGAGTAAATATTCCGTGTTCAGCATCATCATAATAACGCTGAAACAGTTGTAAGAAAGTTTTCACAGCCGGACGACCAAGATTCATTGCATACAATCCGCATTCGGTATATTTGTCTTTACGTCCTAAAAAACATAGATCTCTGTCTGGGGGACACAACCGATCTAGATCTGCTAATGTAATAGGACTGTGGCATACTGTATCCGCGTCCATCCATATCAACCAATCGGTACTGATAGCTCTAGCACAGTGAAATATTGAATATACTTTATGAGCAAAACGCACAGCGTTCCATTTGAATCCTTTGCTAGAATCTTTTCTTTTGTTACGAACAGGATCGTCACTAACATCTCCGTTGGCTCGCGGTATATCTTGCCATACTGCTTTAAATGTAGTTAATGCATCAGCTACAGCAATACCATGTATCACAAGATTAGGTGCTGTTTCGGCAATGGTACAATCTTCTGCATAAACCACAAGGGTAACTTCTTGCGGCCAGTTCTGTAGAAAGGTCTGGATCATGCGTTGGCCGTATTGTTTATAGCCAGGCTCGTTAAAGGTGGTAATTACTGTGTACTTCATTAAAAATACTTATGATCGAAAACATAGCCTATTATCCTTTGCAATGTGCAAAAAATTCTCAGCCTGTTATGAATGCAGTACTAGATTGTTTACAAGCCAGAGGTATCCAAACACAAGAAAACTCCATGACAAGTGATGCGGCAATCATTTGGTCAGTGCTATGGGCCGGCCGGATGGCTGCTAATCAAACAGTATACGAACACTATAGATCACAAGGCAAACCAGTTGTTATAATTGAAATTGGAGCATTATATCGGGGCAATACCTGGAAGATCGCGGTAAACAATATCACCTATGACGGGTACTACGGCAACCAAGACAATTTGGATTGGGATAGACCTAAAAAATTACGCATCAGTTTGGCTACACAACTCAGTCCCAAGCCCAACATTATTGTGGCATTACAACATGATCGCAGTCTACAGGTAACCGGAATTGACATCACAGCGTGGTTGCATAGTACCTTAAAAATACTCAAAAATTCAACGGATCGGCCCATCACAGTACGACCACATCCACGATGCAAATTAGCATTGAACAACTTGCCACAAGGGGTAACAGTAGAAATACCCAATCAATTACCAAACACTTACGATAGTTTTGACATGCATTATGATTGCCATACTTTAGTAAATATCAATTCAGGACCGGGAATACAAGCGGCCATAGCCGGAGTTAGGCCATTGGTATCACCATCTAGTTTGGCATATCCTGTGGGCATTGGGTTTGCTGAAATTGAACAGCCTTATGCAAAAGATCGAGAACTTTGGCTTACACAAATCTGTCATACAGAGTATACATTAGATGAACTGCGTCGAGGCATGTGGATAAGTAGAGTTGCACCAGCACTTGAAAGAAAACCATGAACATCTGGCTTGATCACTATAGACGAATTTACTACCCTTTGTTAAACATTCAATTTGATGGAGTACAGGGTGTGCTGGCTGACGGCTTTTACAATCGTGCAGTGGGATTTGATATTATCTTTAGACTATTATTAAATCAAAAACAATCCAATTTTAACATTGTTGAAACAGGCACACTGAGAACTCCGGGCAACTGGATGGACGGGCAAAGTGCTAGATTGTTTACAGAGTTTGTGGACCTGTACAATGGTCAGATGCGTAGTGTGGATATAGATTCAGTGGCCTGCGAAGCCGCACGTAACACTATTGTCAGCGACAAGTTTTCAGTTGCACTTAGTGACAGCGTAGATTGGCTCAAACAACAAACAGACTTAGATCAAGTTGATTTGTTTTATCTAGACAGTTATGATGTAGACTGGAACGATGATACCACGAGTGCTGAGCATCATTTAAATGAATTTATGGTCATTGAACCATACATTCGCCCGGGCGTTGTGGTAGTTGTAGACGATAACTCACGTTGGGTCAACAACAATCGGCGCACTGGTAAAGGTCGTAGAGTAGTTGAGTATCTCGAAACTCAAGGCCATTTTCCCATTTACGACGAATACCAAATTATTTTTCAATTCTAATGTCGAAGAAGAATCCCGGACGCATTGATTGTGCCTGCGTTATACACGGGAATGGTTATGACTGGCAATATGTAGAAAGACTGTACAATATGCTGTGTCGAAATCTTGATCGAGAAGTTCGCTTGCACGTATACACAGAACACGACAGATCAGTTCCGCCACACATGGTCAAACATATCTTGGAAGATTGGGGCATATCTGGTCCCAAACGTAGTTGGTGGTACAAGATGCAGTTGTTCAATCCTGTTCATTTTGCGGGAAACTTATTGTACTTTGATCTAGACGTTGTGATTGCCAACCAACTAAACTGGGTGCGTGAACTTAGTACAGACTATCTATGGACCATTAGAGACTTTAGATATCTACAACGTAGAGACACAGTCACAATGAACTCTAGTATGATGTGGTTTAATGTCGAACGATTCAGTTGGATATGGGACAAGTTCTCAGCGGCAGATTTCAAAGCCACAATCAAGAGCTATCCTGGTGATCAAGATTACTTGGGTGCGGTACTAGATGTTAATCAGAGACGCTTTGCGGAAGACTTTCGTTTTGAAAGTTTCCGCTGGCAATGCCTAGATGGTGGATACGATTTTGCTCGACGCAAACACCTCAAGCCCGGCACTGGGGTTCGAATACAATCCGGCACCAGTGTAGTGGTGTTTCACGGCAACCCCAAGCCCGCACAAGTACACGATCCCCTAATACAACAACTGTGGCAGTAAAAACTAGTACTAGAGTAGTACTTGACCAATAATTCCCTTTTTGCTATAATAATGGCATACAAAGCAAAAAGGGGTTGACGTGGGATACAAAATTATTGCAGACAAGTTTGAAACAGATTCAATGCGCCAAAAGTATGGCCCACGTGCAGGGCTCGAAGGCCCATTCAAGTATGCATCTGGACGAGTGCTGTATTACGATCCCAAAGAAGGTCGCTATTATGACCCTACTACAGACTTCTATCTTAGCCACGAGGAAATGGACGCTGAACACGGAATTCTTGTGAAACGACTGGTTGATTTCCAAAAGTAATACTTTTGCTGTAATTGACAACTAATTGCCCTTTTGTTATAATACACACATAAAGAAACAAAGGAAACATATGAATTTAAAACTCAAAGCCGCATTACAGACAGTAGGAATTCTTGCTGTGACTTCTACCATGGTAATTGGTGTACAACTTTTAGTTACAACTTTAACTGCAAAAGAATTGACTACCCTGCTTGCAGTAGGAAGTATTACATTTTTGGTGTATTGTATGTACCAAGTGGTGCTAAGTCGCCTAGAATACGAACAAAAAGTTGATGAAATCTCACAAAAGTAATACTTTTGTAGTACTTGACCAATAATTCCAAATTTGCTATAATATACACATAGACAGTAAGATAAACCCGCACACAAAAGGAGCCAACCATGAGTGCAATCCGCGTAGTAAAAGGTACATACCGCAACAAACCCGTCCGTAACCAAGAATTCGTTCTTGTGAGCGGTTTCCAAACTGGTGCCAAAGGTAACTTTGTTACTGTTAAAAATAACGGCATCTTCCCAAACTGCCCTGATACGGTACGTATTAGTGTAGACAACATCTCTGACATAGAGTATACTAACGGCATGACACACGACAACACTGTACATTTTGAAAAGCAGGTTCTTGTTACAGAGACTGACGAGCAAGCAATGGACCGTATCCGCGAGCGTTTTGATATCTTGACAGAGATGACAAAGGCCACTGTGAGCGGCGACATCCGTGCAATGATTGTATCCGGCCCTCCCGGAGTTGGCAAGAGCTACGGTGTTGAGACTGAGATTGAAAAGGCTTGTTTGTTTGACAAACTTGCAGGCAAGCGCCTCCGTGCTGAGGTTGTTAAAGGTAGTGCCACCCCAATTGGTTTGTTCCAAACATTGTACAAATACTCAGATGAGAATTGTGTCATTGTGTTTGACGACTGTGATAGTATTTTGCTAGACGACGTGGCTCTTAACTTGCTGAAGGGTGCCTTGGACTCAGGTAAGAAGCGTACTATTTCATGGTTATCAGAGTCCAGTGCCTTACGCCGTGAAGGTATCCCAGATCGTTTCGAGTTCAAAGGCTCAGTAATCTTTATTACCAACCTTAAATTTGATCAGATGAAGTCGCAAAAATTGCGTGACCACTTGGATGCACTGCAATCACGCTGTCACTATCTGGACTTGACCTTAGACACAATGCGTGACCGTTTGTTGCGTATCAAACAGATTGCCAAAGATGGTGTACTGTTCCAGGACTATGAGTTTGAAGAGGCTGTGCAAGAAGACATTATTGAGTTTATGCACACCAACAAGGACCGTTTGCGTGAAGTGAGTTTGCGTATGGCTCTTAAGATTGCAGACTTGCGTAAGATGTCAGTGTTGAACTGGAAGCGTTTGGCAGAGACAACTTGTATGAAGGTTGCCTAATATGGCTTGGATAGGTGTCTTAATGTTGCTAATGTTAGGACACCTTTGGTGGGCACTACTTTTATCGTTTATTATTTTAATGTTTGGAAATTGATATGTACGAAATTTATGATGGTGACTTGTTGTTGTTTACTGTAGCAACTCGTGCCGAAGCAGACGAACAACGGCAAATGGGATTTCGGATAGTGCGTGTGGCAAAGTAACTCTTAAAGTTTCCCCGGGCATTGGTTGGCTCCGGCCCGGGTTTTATAACAGACACCCTTAAAAAAGGTGTCTGTTTTTTTGACTTCTTGTTGCAATAAGTATATACTAACATAATGAAACGATGCACAATACAGATTAAAGACGAAGTAAACATCAAGTTAGAAGGCTTGGATTTGGACGTGCGCAAGGCACTGGTCAACGCTTTCAAATACGAAAACCCCGCCGCCCGTTACATGCCAGCGGTGCGACTGGGACGTTGGGATGGCAAGGTTGCATACTTCCAACTGGGCGGATCCACTTACACCAATTTGCTACCCGAGATTGTTCCTATACTTGAAAAGTTTGATTACGATATTGAACTGGATGATCAAAGAGATTACTCTACTAAGTTTGAGTTTGAACAGGTGCGTGAGGATAGTTTTGCACACGTGACCTGGCCTAAAGGACATCCTGCCGAAGGTGAGCCTATCATGATGCGAGATTATCAGGTGGAAATTGTCAACAACTTTCTGGCCAATCCGCAGTGCCTGCAAGAAGTGGCCACAGGTGCAGGCAAAACAATCATGACAGCGGCCTTGTCAAACGCTGTGGCACCATATGGACGAAGCATTGTGATTGTGCCCAACAAGAGCTTGGTAACACAAACAGAAAAAGACTATATCAACATGCAACAGGATGTGGGTGTGTTCTTTGGCGATCGTAAAGAATATGGCCGTACACATACCATTTGCACCTGGCAAAGTCTAAACGTGCTGTTGAAGAACACCAAGGCCGGTACAGGCGAAGTCACAATACAAGAGTTCCTGGAAGACGTTGTGTGTGTTATTGTAGACGAAGTACACATGGCCAAAGCAGATGCACTCAAAACCTTGCTGACAGGCGTGATGGCTAGAGTGCCAATTCGCTGGGGTTTGACCGGAACTATTCCCAAAGAGAAGTTTGAGAGCCAGGCCCTGTTGGTTGGACTGGGTCCTGTTATTGGTCGCTTGAGTGCAAATGAACTGCAACAGCAAGGTGTGTTAGCCAACTGTCACGTGAATATTGTGCAGTTGGTGGATCACGTGGAGTATAAAGAGTATCAATCGGAACTTAAATACTTGCTTGAAGAGTCGGGCAGGTTAGACACCATGGCTGACTTGATCCGTCGAGTAAACGAAACAGGCAACACTCTTGTGCTGGTGGATAGAGTAGCCGCAGGGCATGCTCTAGTAGAGCGACTGGGTGATCGTGCTGTGTTTGTGTCGGGCGCGACCAAAGCAAAGGACCGTCAAGATGAATACGATGAAGTTGCTGACAGCACTGATAAGATTTTAGTATGTACCTATGGGGTCGCCGCTGTAGGAATCAACGTTCCTAGGTTGTTTAACGTTGTTATGGTCGAACCAGGAAAAAGTTTTGTACGTGTTATTCAAAGTATAGGTAGGGGATTAAGAAAAGCAGAGGATAAAGATTATGTTAATATTTACGATATAACTAGCACATGTAAATTTGCTAAAAGGCACCTACAAAAAAGAAAAGTTTTTTATAAGGAAGCCGGATATCCAATGTCCTTAGAGAAATTAGAATGGATGAAAATTAAGTAGTTTTTAACTTTAGTCCTTTATTCCAGGCGACCTGAGACCCCGTTTTTCCTTTATTCCACGGAACTCTTCCTTTAAGTTTTGCCTTTATTTTTTCAATTGATTCTTCACTGTGTTTTTTACCATAGAAAGGATTTAAATCTTGGTAATTACCTTTATTTGGAGAAGGACGACCTTTTAATGCATTTGATCTTTTTAAATTAGATTCAGCACTTTGTTCATAACACCCAATCTTTCCTTTGTTCCAAGGTACGCGGCCCTGGATTGACTTTGAATAGGCTTCTTTTATTGCACTATATGTATGGCTTTTAATTTTATAATTACCTTGCCGCTCAGTTAACATAGACATACACCACAATGCACCATACATTTTAGATTGATGTATACCTAAACACATTTTTGGTAATAACAAATGACAGATAAAATGTTCTCGAGCAGTAAGTACAACAAGATTTTCTTCTTTGTTATTCCCACCTAAACTTCGAGGAATGATATGATGTTTTTCGGTGTAGATTTCTTTTGATAATTCTCTTGACTTCGCACGATTAACGATGTTATAATAGCAACATGAATACTTATTTTGTAAATACATGGCTGATTGCTCCTTGTAGCATTAGAGTAGTTGGGAATCCCCATTCCGCGAACTACACCTATATTTATACTTCAAGGAAAATATTTTGCGTATTTTGACCCTCGACAACACCTATTACGACCTAAATCAACTGCCCGAAGAAGTAGATGACATGCGATTTGCCATACTAGATAATTCAAATCCAGCAGATCCAGACTATCATTTCATTCCGTTAATTTTCTTAGAGAGTTTTAATGCGCCAGCTCTAGTGTTACGTATAGGAACACAAACAATCAAAATGCCCATGGATTGGCAGATACTGATTGGAGAACCAGACATTGGTGATCTAGAAGTACTACCGCTAACTTCAATCAATGATAGAGGTTTTAGAGTATTCCAGTTCAATCCATTAAGCAGTTATAGACCCAGTTTCCCGGATATTGAAATACTAGATGTGTATCATGAAGTCAACTGGTACGCACCCAAACTCAAGAACGGTCAGATGTTAGCCGTGCCCATAAACGATGAACCCGAACCTGACTGTGTGTACTTTGTTAAAGATGTTAGCCGCAACTGCGAGATTGTGGACTACAACAAGGCCTGGTAATGTCGCAACTCAAGCCCGGCGCCACATACATTTACGAACGTGCCAACGGCGTTGTGTATGCCCGTGAGTTGGGTGCCGATCCTAGCACCAGATTTGAAGTGGGATACGAGTATGATCCCATAACAGGACACCGCATGGATCACGATTCTAGAACAAGCGATGGCAGACCATTGTTTGAACACATACAAGAAAACAAGTTGTGGGGCGAAATTCGCCGCGAAGCACGAACCAATCCCACTTTACAAGATGCCCTGGACCATGCTATAATGATCTATCAATTGACCAAAACACATGAGTGATAAACTAAACATTGCCAATGAGATGCGTATGTTTGACCGCAAGGTCAGAACATTCTATGATGACTTGACAGCAGAAGAAAAGAAAAAGTTTTCAAACTATCTCATGATACGCTGGGGTTCGGCTGTGGAAGGTTCGAGAGAACTACAAGAGTTTTATGTGATTGCGTGTAATGAACGATTGAACAAACACTTCTTCAATGTGAGCCGGCATCCTAAACTGCAATGGCTCATGGCCACAACAGTTAGCCCTGACATGGGCACACCAAGACATCCCTGGATCGCTCCAAAGAAAAAAGAAGCAGGGTTGAGTGCCAAACGTAAGGCATTGATAGCCATGTATCCCACCTACAAAGATGACGAGATAGATGTCATGTGTGAAATCACAACACAAAAAGAAATAGACGCATACAACCGTGCCGCAGGCAACGACAAGAAATGACATTCACGTGCGAGTATTGTAAGAAAACGTTTATCAAAGAAACGTCACTGTTGGTGCATTCATGCGAGCCCAAGCGCAGACGACTGGCCAGAGATGAAGCAGGTGTACGCATAGGCTTCCAGGCCTACATCCGATTCTATGAAACCATGCAAGGCTCGGCTAAAAACAAAACACACGATGACTTTTGTGACAGCCCTTACTACCGAGCATTTGTGAAATTTGGAAACTATTGTGTAAACACCCATGTGATTGCCCCGGCAAGATTTATGGCCTGGTTGCTGAAAGCACAAAAGAAGATTGACCACTGGTGCAGTGACAATGTGTACACAGAGTACTTGATTGAATATCTGCGTGTGGAAGCAGTGGATGATGCCCTGGCTCGTGCAATAGAACACAGCATGAGATGGGCAGAAGAAACAGGTAATCCCCCACACGACTGGATGCGTTATGGCAATACCAATAGTTTATGTTATGCGGTCACAGCAGGACGTATCTCACCTTGGATAATCTACAATTCAGAATCGGGACAAAAGTTCCTGAGTGAACTCACAACAGAACAAGTGGCCATGGTATGGCCCTATATTGATTCGGATGCCTGGCAAAAGAAATTCACAAATTATCCAGCAGATCAAGAGTATGTGAAAGATATATTAAACAAAGCAGGATGGTAACATGATTAAAAACATTTGGCACGATGGTCCAGGACTCCTTGTACAACATTCTCAATCTGACCCTCGCTTTAGCATGAATCAGCAGGATGCTGGGCGTGTGCGTTACAACGGTGACATGGCCTGTTTAGAAACATATAATGGTTATAGTTGGGTCCAATTTCAGACCACTGCAATGATTGGGCTAAATCACGATTACATCAGTGCCGTCGAATGGGCCAAAGGCAAGATGACAGAAGAACATCAAATTCGTCAACTTGCGGCCAAACACCCTGCTGTGGCAGATGCATTAGAGGCAGTGAAAAAGGCTGAAGAAAGAGTTCGAATTGTAGCCGCATTGGTGGATACTGAATGATATTGACTTTGCGGATAAATAACAATATGAATCCGTTAAACAACAAATATGCTAAATGGTATTATCAATTAATTGAATTTGCACGTCAGCGTGATTTATCTTTTGACATTTATAAAGAACGACATCACATTATTCCTCGATCTCTCGGTGGGAATAATCGCAAGGAAAATATAGTCAATCTTTTACCACGTGAACATTTTGTTGCACACCTATTGTTATCTAAAATGTTTGACGGTCAGGAAAAATTTAAAATGTGGAAAGCATTTAACATGATGCTTACTGAAAATACAGTTGATCAAACTCGTTACACACCAACATCTCGTTTTTATGAATTAGCAAGAAAGTTAGTCGGTGCGGCATCGTCGGATTGTAACAAAGGTCGCATACCTTGGAACAAAGGAATTCCTCGTAGTGAAACGGTAAAAAAAGCAGTAAGCGATGCTAACAAAGGAAAAATTCCGTGGAACAAAGGAAATGATAGATCTGCTAACGATAAACAACGTATGAAAGATGGTTGGGAAAAACGAATTGAGAATGGATTTGTGCCACATAATAAAGGCAAAAAACAAACTACAATTTTTTGCGAGAATTGTAGAACAGAGATTGGCGGAGTTGGTAATTATACTCGGTGGCATGGACCAAATTGTAAAAAGGTAAAATAATGAGTGCTGATATAGATTTAGATTTTGCTGACAGAGAAGATGTGCTGAAATTGATCTCTCATACTCCTGCACGACAAAGCAATGGTAGGAAACACAACTCGGGTATCTATGTAACAGACATACCTGTGGATCCTGTTGCAGGCTGTGCGTCACTAGATTCAGAAACTGCTGAATCTCGTGGATACTTTAAACTGGACTTTTTGAATATGAGTGTGTACCAGTTGGTTCGGGATCCTGCACACTATGAAGCCATGCTCATGGCCACACCACCTTGGCAACGATTGTGGACAGATGGTGCTTGGGCTAGTCAACTGGTACACGTGGGCAACTACACAGACCTGCTGAAAAAGATGAGGCCAGATAGCATACCTAGGATGGCTGCTTTTATCTCAATTATACGTCCAGGTAAAGCACATTTACAAATGAAACCCTGGAATGAAGTGTTTGAGAGTGTGTGGGACGGAGATGACTCGCAAGGCTATACATTTAAGAAAAGCCACGCAGTTTCCTACGCGGCCCTGGTAGTACTACACATGAATCTCACTAGTCAAGACGTCGCACGAGCGTAATTGATTTTCTTTTTGATTTCTTGCGTACTATGTCCAGCAGGCTACAAGCTGGGCCGTGTAAGATTTCCAAATCTTTGTTGACAAAAGTACGCAGGGTGTAGCGGAACTGTTCCCAATCTTTGCGCAGGAATATGTTTATGGGGATAGATCTATTGCTTTCCCACCACCAAGTACTTGCTAGTTCTAGAAATAATACCTTGGATTCTTGGTCCAAGATGCTGCCAAAGTCGTAGATAGTGGTGACGATATCGTCCCTGTTCTGCACTACACCCAGATATTCTGCATTGGCATAAACGCACAATGTCATAAAAGGATATTTTTCTGTCAATTTTTCAAAGATATTGTTACCCATAAATACTTGCTGAGGATCCTATGTATTCAACCACCGTTTACTTATACCAACAACTCGTCCGGGTACTTTTGATAGACACCAGTGGCGGATATTTTACAGCGAGGTACGACCCAGTGTACGCAAAACAATTAACAATCAACAAGGGAGTGGATAACGTTCTGCTCTTTGAATTTATCAATCAAGACCAGAAGCCTGTGAATATTGCAGGCTCTAGTTTTGTTTTCCGTGTGGTAAATCAAACAGGAGATGAACTCCTAGTTACCAAGCCCATGGACATCTTGAGTTCTGCCCTGGGCAGAGTCAAAGTTGTGCTCGGCAACGAAGATACTATTAATATACAAGCACAACCTGCCAGTTACAGTATACAGCGCACAGCAGGTGACTATGTGCAAGCCGCTTATACAGATGCCAACAGCCAAGCCAGAGCAGACTGCAACATTGTGGATTCAGTATTGCCCCAACACATTCCGGCCGCAGAATGTACTGTGCCCGATATGTATGGCAAGAACAACTACTTTGGTATAGGACCAACACAATGGCCGGACTGGGCATTAACACCACAGCCGATCAATGCCATTCAAGCAACTGAATTCTATAGCAGTTTTATGCCTACTAACGGCTCAAGTTTGACCACAGTCAAGTATGACCTGGTGGGCTACACAGGCACAGTCAAAGTACAAGCCGCCCAGAACTACGAATCAATTTGGTATAATGTCACTGCATCAAGACAGTACCTTAGTGAAACTGTAAGTGATTACTTTAATGTAGTTGGATTCCATCCACTCCTGCGCCTGGCGTTCAACAACTCGATTGGGTATGGCGCACAAGGTAATGTACAAGTTTCTGGTGGTGTGGTAACTGGGATCAGTATTACCAACGCAGGTGTTGGTTATGTGGCACCCCCGCTGATCCAAATACTTGGTGACGGTTCTGGAGCAACAGCAACTTGTACAATTGGTGACAATAACCAAATTTCGGGTGTGACCGTCACCAATGGTGGATCGGGATATCTACCAGTGCAATTTCAAAGTAATGTAAGTGCCACAGCAGTATTCACAAACGGACGAGTTCAAAACGTTCAATATCGTTGATCTAGTGTGATTAATCTGTTATACTATACAGATGCTAGATGTCCTTGCTTACCTACCTGCAAAAAGAAAACCCAGTCCACAAGGTTGGCTGAGTTTCAATGCAGTATGTTGTACACATAACGGTAACACTCCGGACAAACGTGGGCGTGGCGGTATCAAGGTAACCGAACAAGGTTGGAGTTATCATTGCTTCAACTGCTCATACACAGCCAGTTTTGTTCTGGGCCGCACAGTTAGTTTCAAGGCTAAAAGATTATTGTCGTGGATGGGTGTGCCAGACAATGAGGTTGACGTGCTTAATCTCGAAAGCCTACGTCATCGTAGCATTCACGGCATCCTAGAAGATCGCCAGCGAGTATTCAACACACTCAGTGCTATAGAGTTTGAAGAGGCAGATGACTTTCCACCGTGTTCAGAAGTAGTTACTACAGAACACCCTTATTACTGGAACTACATTCGTCAGCGTGGTGTGCCGGAAGACTTTCCTATAATGACATCAATCAAGAACGATGGCGTTCATTGGGTTAGACCGTTTGTATTGGTTCCGTTTACCTATGACAACCGGGTAGTAGGTTGGACTGCTAGATTTTTAGACAACAAGCAACCCAAATACATCAATCACTCACAACCGGGTTATGTGTTTGGTACAGACTTACAACACTCCAATTGGCAACATGTGCTAGTGATGGAAGGTATCTTTGACGCACTATCAATTGGTGGGCTTGCAGTAATGCACAATACCATCAGCGATAGTCAAGCAAGGCTAATTCGCAGTCTTGGACGTGAAGTCACTGTGGTACCCGATCAAGATATAGCAGGTGTAGAATTAATAGATCGTGCTGTGGAACTGGGTTGGGCAGTGAGCATACCCGAGTGGCCGGCGGGTTTTAAAGATGTCAATGACGCTGTGATAAAATTAGGAAAATTAGGAGCCTTGCTAACTATTATGCAAGCAAGAGAAACTAGTAAAATTAAAATAGAGATAAGGAAGAAACAACTTGTTAAAAGACTACGGACTTGATGTCCAAAGATTATTTCTAGAAATGATGTTGGAAGATGCAAGCAGTTATGTGCGTGTGCAAAACATTTATAACCCACAAAACTTTGACCGTAGTCTAAGACCAGCGGCTGAGTTTATTAAAGAACACACAGACAAACACAAGACCATGCCCGACAGGACACAGATAAGTGCAACCACAGGCATTAAACTTGCACCAGTGCCAGATCTAAATGAAGGGCACTTTGACTGGTTCATGGGCGAGTTTGAAGCATTTACTCGACGCCAAGAACTTGAACGTGCAATTTTAAAATCAGCGGACTTACTGGAAAAAGGTGAGTTTGAACCAGTTGAAAAACTTATCAAAGATGCAGTACAAATATCGCTTACTAAAGACATGGGCACGGATTACTTTGCTGATCCTGCGGCTCGCATTAACAAATACTTCAACTCGGGTGGGCAAGTCTCAACAGGCTGGCCGCAACTAGACAGACTGCTGTATGGCGGATTCAGTCGCGGTGAACTAAACATCTTTGCTGGAGGATCTGGTTCTGGTAAGTCATTGGTTATGATGAACATTGCATTGAACTGGTTGCAACAAGGACTGAGTGGCGTTTACATCACACTAGAACTGAGTGAAGAACTTACAAGTTTGCGAACAGATGCTATGTTGACTAATATGAGTACAAAGGATATCCGCAAGGATATTGACACAACAGAACTCAAGGTTAAACTGATCGCTAAAAAGTCTGGGCAATATCGGGTTAAAGCATTGCCGGCGCAAAGCAACATCAACGACATCCGTAGTTATATTAAAGAAGTACAAATTCAAACAGGGATTAAAGTAGACTTTATGATGATTGACTATTTGGACTTGTTGATGCCCGTGAGTGCCAAGGTCAGCCCCAACGACTTGTTTGTGAAAGACAAGTATGTTTCAGAAGAACTACGAAACTTGGCCAAAGAACTTGGGGTGCTAATGGTCACGGCGTCGCAGTTGAATCGTAGTGCAGTGGAAGAAATTGAATTTGACCACTCGCACATTTCGGGTGGTATATCCAAGATCAATACTGCGGACAATGTGTTTGGTATTTTTACAAGCCGTGCCATGAAAGAACGTGGCAAGTATCAAATACAATGTATGAAATCACGCTCATCAACTGGTGTGGGACAAAAGATTGATTTGGAATACAATATTGAAACCATGCGTATCACAGACGAGGGCGGCGACGAAGGCACAGGTTATAACAAGCCACAGAGTTCAATTATGGATTCAATCAAAGCTCGCAGTCAAGTTAAACCTGCGGAGGGCGATGCTAGTTCGCCGCCTTGGGAAAGAGCCAAGCCCCGAGAAGACTTTGATCTAGAAACACCCAAGGTCACAGCAGATGTGCAAAGTGCAAAACTAAAACAACTGCTGGGACAGATCAAACAGTCATAATATGATGAATCAGTCTGCATTGGATAATGCTGTGTGTCTTACGCAAGATCTGTATCATGTGCATGATTTATTAAATGAACACACACTCGCAACAATTCTGCAACAACTAGAATTGCAAACACACTGGCAATCGGTGTTGATGCAAGAAAACAAGCCTAGGAAGTCACTGTCATGGATTGACAATGGATTGCTGGATCAGATATGGTGCATGCTTGACAAGTTAGATTATTCAAGATTTGGATTAAAATTTACACATGTGTCGTTGTGGAAAGATCAACATCCGTATTTCATTGGACAACATGTTGACAACGATCAAGTGTCGGCAGCCATGCAAATTTACCTCAATTCGGGACTAGCTGAATTAGGCACTTGGTTTGAAGGTATACCAATTCCTTTTGTTCCAAACTCCGGGTATATCATGCACAATCGAAACAAATTAAAACATGGCATGAAGCATGCTGTACCACCAGGATTCGTTCGATACAGTTTGTACGCATTATTTGACTATGTATAATATCTCAGACATTCGTGATGTACACTTAGAAATATCTAGTTTATGCAATGCCGCCTGTCCATTGTGTCCTAGAAACTTTTACAGTTATCCTTACAACGATGGATACATTGAACACAACATGACGTTGGCAGAAGCAAAACAAATATTTGCCCCGGCCTTTTTACAACAAATTAACACAATAAACATCAACGGAAATTTTGGAGATGCAGTAATGAATCCTGAAACTGTTGATATTGTTGAATATTTTAAAAAAGCAAATCCTGATATCACAATCATAATGAGTACCAATGGTGGTGCTCGAGACACAACGTACTGGCAACAATTGGCTGTGTTAGGAGTCCAAGTTGATTTTTGCCTGGATGGTCTTGAAGACACACACAGCCTGTACAGACAAAACACGATCTACGGCACAGTGATCAAAAATGCCAAGGCATTTATTGCAGCCGGCGGCTTGGCTGTCTGGAAAATGATTCGGTTTGATCACAACGCTCATCAAATTGATCAGGCTCGTTTGCTGAGCAAGCAAATGGGTTTTGCAGATTTTAAGATTCATGACCACGGTCGTGATCAGGCACCGGTATTTGATTTGAACCAACAAGTAAAACATACTATTGGTAAACCACAACAAACTGAATTTTCAATATTGTGGAAGTCAAGAACACAAGATGAAGTTTTGCTTGAAGATGTGGTTGGTCAGCGCACGCCAGCACCGATCAAGTGCAAGGTTGTGTCAAGGAAATCTTTGTATGTGTCCAGCACTGGCGATGTTTACCCTTGCTGTTGGCTAGGATTCAATCCAAAAAATTATGGACATGGTAATTACCATCAAGCGGCCAATGCACAGTTCAAACACTTTGTGGTCGAAAACAATGCACTTGACCATGATCTTGAGCATTGTATTCAGTGGTTCAACAACATAGAGCAAAGTTGGCACAAGCCCAGTTTTGAATCAGGACGACTGATTATCTGCAATGACGTCTGTGGCGTTAAGACGCAACACCTTCAATCACAGCAAAAGTGAATACAGGTGCATCAGTGGCTGTACCACTTGCGGCAGAGAATGTGATTCTGAAACTGCCATCTGCCACTGCACTGATGTATGTTTCGTAGATGTTGGTACCTGATTTCTGATTGACGATGATCACATCATTTGCAGTCACTAGACTGTTGGTCACTGTGAAAGAAGTATATGCAGAAGTACCTGCCGCAGAATACAAAGTGATAGCACCGCACTTTTTGTTGAGTGTGACACCGGTTGTGCGTGATGATGTTTGTGTTACAGCACCACCAGCACCAGCAACAAAGCCAACTCCTAGCCCTGCACCAGCCAGTAGTGGTCGAATCAAATCATAGATGGCAATTGTGGTACCTGAATCCACACTGCTGAAAGCAAATCTATAGGTTCCAGTGGCACCAAATGTGATAACGTTGGCAGCATATCCTTGTATGCCAGTGGTTCCCACACTCACTGCACCGGGTAATGTAACTGTGTAAGCAGTATTGGTCACAACAAAGTCAACATAAACAACACCTTCTGATCCTGAAGCAGGCCAGTTTGAAAAACTCAAACTAACATTAGCAGTGGGCGCAATCAACTGATACTGTCCAGCTGAATAATCAATGGGGATAGCACCTGCAGTCACAGTTTGTTGCACATAGGTGTAACTGACATCTTGTAATTTAACGGCGTATATTAAATTATCCGCCATGTTGTTGTCAAGTGTGGTGCCGGTTAACGCGGCTTTGAAAACACCTTTGTTTTCCAAGTCAGTGATCTCATTTTTTGCTGTTGTAAAGTTAGTTTTGATGTTGGTAAAATTATCTCTAAAGCCCTGTGTGTTATTGGGCTGGCCAGCAACGGGGTATGTACCGTCTATGTTGTTGGGGTTGATTTGACTTGTCATTGAGTATTCCTGTATAATAGATATTTATTAGAATCCCTAAAGCACTAAATAATCCAAAGGCCCAGATCGAATGCAGAAAAAGACCCGAAGTTTGCTGGAAGAATTAGATTCAATGTATGTGGAGCGGGATCGCCGCCTGATCATTGAAACTAGAGCTGACAGCGTGATTGTCAGTGCCATACGCTTGATTGAACAAATTGAATCAGAGTTTGGACCTGAGCAAGCAGACAACCTCACACGCAAACTGCTCAATGCCATACGCACCAAAGATGCCGGCAAGTTTTCAAGATCTGTCAGGAGAACCAATGCAGATTCATGAAATAACCAAGCGTAACCTAAACGAAGCAGGATTTGGAGCAGGATTGGCCAGCGGCCTAACTTCGGCCCTAAGCAAGGTTGGAGTTGGTGGACCTGATGCTAGTGCGTATCAACAATCCAAAATAGGAGGCCCAGGTGGACAACCGGGTGCCTACAAAGCCACGGCTGGCCTGGTCAAAACACTAACAACAACCATGCAAACAGCCTGGGCACAGACTATAAAATCATATCTAGAACAAACCAAGGATGAACAGGGTAATCCTGTCATGGGCATTGCACAGTTACCTCCTGCCGCACAATCAATGTTGCACAAAGATCTAATGGCAATGATCAATAACACCATACGTCCCAGTATGCGTAACTTTGATTATCAGACCATGGGCAATCAATCTAACGATCCTGATGTAGTGGGCGCAGCCGCAGATATCAAAGATACTATCGCTAAAAATGCAGACAAAATTTATCAACTCACAGTCAGCGGCACTGCTAAAACAGCCCAACTGACTCAGTTGTTTCAAGACATGGTAACCAATGGTATAGCTCCAGCACAGAATTTATTGACTTTTACAACACAAAGAATAACTCCTAAATGGGGCAGAGACCCCACAACTGGAGAGATCACCATTGACACTCGCGGCGGTCAACCTGAAGTATTCGATTCATCCAATCCTCAACACAAAGAAGCCTGGGCCGATATACAAAATGGCATGGCCTCAAAAGGCCATCCTCCGGTATGATCAATCTCAACGAAGGTGGCAATGTTTTCAAAGATGCACAAGGACAGCCACTAACACAACGCATCAAACAAACTGATATTCCTTCCACAGTGGCCTGGTTGGAAAAACTTACTGGACTAGATCTGTCAGCTACCAAGGACGAATTAGGTGTCCCAGTTAAATGGTTAGGATCAACTGGCAAAAAACCTGACTCAGGTGATCTGGATCTTGCTGTAGATTCCAACGAAATAACCAAGGCCGAGCTAAAAGGCCGACTAGATGCCTGGGCCACAAAGAACAAGCAAGACCCCAAAGCCTGGACAAAACTCACAGGCGAAGCAGTACATTTTAAAACACCCATACAAGGTGATCCCAAGCGTGGTTATGTACAAACGGACTTTATGTTCATGCCCAACATGGAATGGGGCACATTCTGGCTGGGTGGCGGTGCAGGATCAGCATACAAAGGTGTGTTCCGTAACGTACTGATGTCAAGTATTGCCAAAGCACTAGGACTCAAAGCCTCAGCCAAAGGTATTATCAGTCGTCAAACAGACAAAATGGTCACAATGGATCCAGATCAAGCCGCTGGTATCTTGTTGAGCCCTAATCTCAATAGCCGTAAAAATCTCGCCACAGTAGAAAGCATTTACAAAGCACTGGCAATGGATCCTGACCGTGATGCCAAACTGGCAGACTTCCGTGAGTATCTTGCACGTGAAGGCGTAAAAGAACCCGAACAGGGAGTGGCCGAAAGTGATGTCAACTTCTTGGCTCGCCTGCGTGACCGTATTGTGAACCAGGGCTATGTTGCCCTGGTAGAAGCAGAACAAGCTGGTGTGGGTGGCAGAGCCAAGGGCATCGAGCACCTGGAAGATCTAGTGTTCCGTCGTGGTACACAAGGCATCCGAGACGCACTCGAAATTGTTAAACATGCCACAACACAGCCGTCAACTGTGACAGCTAAATGGGACGGCAAACCTGCTGTGATATTTGGACGCAAACCTGCCACTGGAGAGTTTGTGCTAACTGATGGATCGGGCTTTGAAGCCAAAGGCTACGATGGTCTAGCAACAAGTCCACAAATGATGGCTGACATACAAAGCCATCGACCGGGCGACAGAACTGAAATAATTCAAATCTATGCCACATTGTTTCCTATACTAGAAGCCGCATTGCCGCCCAACTTCCGTGGCTATGTCAAAGGCGACTTGCTGTACATGCAGACACCTCCTAATATTTCTGGCAACTATGTGTTCCGTCCTAACACAGTAGAATACAAAATTCCTGCCAAGTCCCCACTGGGACAGCGCATCGGAAACTCAGATATCGGCATTGCTATTCACTCAATGTATGCCGACGCAGGTGATGCACGTCAACCGTTAAGTGGTGTACGTTTTAACGACGTTCCAGGATTGATGTTAGAAAAGCCAGCAAGTCCCAAGCAGTTACAAACTGAAACCAACGCCGAAAAACAACTCAAGGCGTTGATCAAAACACATGGCAAAAACATAGATATCTTGTTTAATCCTACAGAATTGCGAGCACACAAGATTACAGATCTAGCAAAACTGTGTGTGGACTTTATCAACACCAAAGTTGGCAGCCCGCTTAATGGTGCTACACTATTGCCCGAGTTTGGAAAGTGGCTAGAAACCAAGGTGACCCCACAAAAGTTCCGCAATATTGTGGAATACTTGAATAGCCCTACATCTAATACCCCTGCACTGGCAGCCGCATTTAATGCGTTTAACTTGTTACACGATGTCAAAATGCACTTGTTACAGCAAGCAGATACCGAGCACCCGGGACAAGAAGGCTGGGTCATGGCCACCCCTGTAGGCTATGCAAAAGCAGTAAACAGATTTGATCCCAACGCATTTGCCGCTCAAAACCGCCTGAGAAACAATCCTCAACAGGCGTGATTTTTCCAAACTGACTAAATAAAAGCAGGTCCTACAAGACCACTAACTTAAAGGAAAATCGAAATGGCAACATTTACAAAAATAAACGGTACTACCCAACCAGTATTTGCACTGGACGTAGCAAATGGTTCTATCGCTGGTACAGCAAACGTCGCGGCCCAAGGCCCAGTGATGTTGTCTGGCCCAAAGCTAGACTTCTTCTCATTGACAGCAAACACAGCATTGACAAGTGCAGGTAACGTTAACGGTTACTTGAACAACGTGTTCCAAGCTATCCAATCTGGTGCTGGCATTGTTGGCGGCGGTGCAGGCGGAACAATTGCGTTCTACCAAGCAGGCCCAACAGCAGGTTTAATCAGTCTTGCTATCTACCCAAGTGGTGCTTACACAACAGCAACATTGGTAGCGGCTGCTCAAACAGCCAACGCAACTGGTGGTTTGAACATCGGCATCCCAACTGGTAACGTTTCTAACGTGGCCACATTCACTGGCTTGCAGACTTAATAACTAATTTTTAGTTAATGAACCCTGGACGTAAAAACTCCAGGGTTTCTTTTTGGCATTAAATACTCATAGAATGAAAATCGTATGCCGTACTCTTTTTGATTGTAGTCTCACTGGCGTGACCGGCCATTTCAGGCCAAGCGAAATTCCTTTTGTGGATCGTGCTGGTCAACAGGTGCGTAGTCAACACGATTGGAATCATTCACGCAATCAACAACGCAATTGGGAAACACTACTACAGATCATAAGTCTGCGTACACAGCCTGCTGACCTTACGGTACCTGTACATCGAGACGGAGTATGGGAATTTGAATTCAAGAGCGAAAGTGAAGGTGTATTTGAGATGTACGGAGATCCTGATCCACTAGCAGGACTCCGAGTTGATTGCGAAGGTGTGCCAATGATGTTGAATCTCACTGAACAACCAAGTCTAGCACCAACTATTACTACCAATGGCAAAGGCCAAAACATTTGGTTCATTGCGGTAAATAATGCATTGGAGTAATCATGGTTGACACAACTGATATCGAAAAGAAAAGTCTCGAAGCCCACGTTGAATTATGTGCTCAACGTTATACTGCCTTAGAACAACGCATCGATGATGTCAAGCAAGACACAGCAGAATTAAAGTCTACTATACAAGAAGTGCATAGATTGGTACATAAAATGAGTGACAATCGTAACACACAGTTGATTGGTTGGGGAGTAGGAATCATTGGATTCTTGACAGCCGTCATAGGATACTTGGTCACTCACTACGTACTAAAATGACACGAGACCAGAAATTAGAACAATGGGCCGAACGTGAGCTCAAACGCAACATCGATTCTATTATCATAGACAATGGTGCAGGCGGTATCGTGGTTTTTGGCAAATATTGTATTGAATCTATTGACAATAGATTTAGTGTTAGTACTTGGGATAGAGAAATACACAGTTTTAGCAGTAAAAAAACAGCCATGAGTTGGTGCACTGCTGATCACCAACAACAGTACAATTTAAGTAATTTGATACTGGTGTTGGACCGTAAAAAACAGGCATTAGCCGCAGATATATACTGTCGTAAGACAGTGGGCGAACGTGGACGCCATGAGAATTTTTATGAAATCATAAACATGAAAATTCAACCCAAAATAGACCTATATAATTCTGTAAATGCAGAATTAGAAAATTGTGTAAATCGGGCTAAATATCTACAGATTAGAGGATTCAATAATGAAACTGCAAGAACTAGCGGCTCCCAAGCCAAGTAAACAAATCGCCAAAGTATTCGAAAGTTACTTTGGTTCACGTATCCGTTTTGACCAATTAAACCGTGGCCAAACTCGTGTGATGTTGGGCAAAGTACAAGGTGTATTAAAAGAACACCGTGGCACAACAGCTCGTCACCGCAGTGAAACAAATCCCAAATATTTGCAACTGGTAATGATGGAACAGGCATTGAGTGCTAGACTACAAGAAATGCAAACCACACTTCCACCAAGTGGCGGAGTCGGTGCTCCTGCTGGTACCCCTGCACAACCCGGTGCCATTGGTGCCGCCACTCAGCCAGGTGCCGCACCTGCTGCCGGTGCAAAGCCACCACAAGATCCTAAATTGGCAGCCGCGTTAAAGAAATCTACTGCCGGTCAAGCACTGACCCCAGAAGAACAAAAATTAATAGCTGGTGCCGCAATGATGCAAGCCGAAAGCCGACTACGTCGTGCAATGAAACGCCTTAACGAATCAGAAGTACAACAGGCTCAAGTTGTGTTGGCCGCTCAAGACATGGTTGACAAAATGCAAGGCATGTTGGAAGATGTTTCAGAATTGCAATTTAAAGAATTGCCAGCTCTGGTCGACTCGATCAAGAACCAAGTTGGCATTGATCAAGCCACACAATTTAATACAGATGCCACTGCCGCCTTGACTGGCCTGATACAAAATCTGGGAGGTGCCAAGCAACAACTTGATGCCGCTCTAGGTGTTGTAACTGGCCAAGCTCCGTCAGGTGCCGCGGCCGCTGGTGCAATGGGTGCTGACATTGCCGCTGGTGCAGGCGATATGGCCGCTGCCGGTGCCGACATGGGTGCTGACATGGGTGCTGACATGGGTGCAGATGCCGCACTGGATGCCGCTGCCGCAGAAGCCGGTGCTGAACCTCCTGCTGCCGCATTAGGCCGCGCCAAGAGATAATGAAAATTTTTGAAGTTGACAGTAGCATGGGAATGGCGCCGCCGCCTAACCCAGCACAACTGTCAGGATTGGTACAGTTTCTTAATGGTCGTGCTAATGATACCAATGCCAAAAAAGAAATCAGCCAGGATGCGTTTATCAAACTGGCCAATGATTTGGACATCAATGTTACTCCCCAAAATCTAGCCGATATTGTGAGTCAAGAACCACTCAGCAACCTGTTGGAACCAATGGATCCAAATACAAAAATTTTAGCATTCAAGGGCGCTGGTACCCCAGATGTTGCCATGCCCGTAAACAAAGCACAAGACATTGTGGCTTCGGCAGCCAAATCGGCAATGAACAAAGACCGCGGCGTCTAACCAAATTAGTCAACCAAAGGTTGACATAAAACGTTAAATATAGTATACTACCACAATAGGAGGTCTGTATGAAACAACTCATCGCTTTGTTCTTTTTAACTGTGTCTGTGTCAGCAATGGCACAACCAGGATTCAGATACTATCATCATCATCACGGATACTATCCAGGACCCAATTACGGCTGGGCGGCTCCTACCATCATCGGTGGTGTAATTGGTTATGAAATCGCTCGCAACCAACAGCCAGTGATCGTACAACAACCGGTAATAGTTCAACCTACCACTGTACCTCCCACAGTTTACTATGGTCAGACACAAACATGTTCTGAATGGATAGAAGTACAACAACCAGATGGAACCATCAATAGAACAAGGACTTGCAGACAATGAAACTACGACAGTTAAGACAAAAATTATACAGTGCTATCTTTGCACACGATAGCAAAAAAGAAAAGAAAGTTTGGTTCAAGATCCTTAAAAAATCTACCAAACACAAACACACTGAGGATATACGATAATGGCCTATTCAGAAAAAGTAATCGATCATTATGAAAATCCCCGAAATGTGGGCAGTTTTAGCACTACTGACGATACCGTTGGCACTGGTATGGTTGGTGCACCTGCTTGCGGAGATGTTATGAAGTTACAGATAAAAGTAACAGATGGAATTATTACAGATGCAAAATTCAAAACATACGGGTGCGGTTCCGCCATCGCGAGCTCAAGTCTCGTTACAGAATGGGTCAAAGGTCGAACACTTGAGGAAGCAGGATCCATACGAAATAGCGAAATTGCTGAAGAGCTTGCTCTCCCCCCAGTCAAAATCCACTGCTCCATTCTTGCCGAAGACGCCATCAAAGCCGCGGTAGAGGACTATCGCAAAAAGCATGTTCAATGAATCTGTCAGATATTCAGACTTTAACGTTTGAACCTTCTTCCTACTGCAATGCACAGTGTCCGCATTGCCCTAGATTTAACATAACCAATCATGATGTTTTTGAATCCACAGGAATCCTACATCCTAATTTAAAACTTTTAAATTTAGATTTTTCAACGATAATACCAAATTTGCAACTTGACCAAATGACCTCGTTGACAAAGATCATAATTGAAGGTGACAAAGGGGATCCATTAATGAATCCCGACATAGATATTCTATTAGACGCATTTGCATCAATGAAAGTTGCGCCAACTGTGGTGCTTACCACCAATGGTAGTATTCGTAATGCAAGTTGGTGGCAAAATCTTGCTAAAAAATATCCTTTTTTAATAGTACAATTTAGTATAGATGGTCTGGCTGATACAAATCATTTGTATCGCCTGGGATTGAACTATAAGACTATTATAAAAAATCTTTCAACATTTACTGAATCTGGTGGACGTGCAATTTGGAAAATGATTGTATTCAAACATAATCAACATCAGACAAAGGAAGTTGAGAATCAATCCAGACAACTGGGTTGTGAAAAAATTGTTTATATAAGATGTCAGATCGAGAGATTTAAAGGATTGGCGCAATGGCCAGTTATATATAACAATCAAACTCATTATATCTCCCCACCTGATATTAATATTCCGTCGTCAGTGACATTTAAAAATACACCAAGTAAAACAATAAAAATCAATAAAGTATTAGATAAAAATTGCCCCTGGGGCAAAAATGGCCATGTATATATTGGGTATCAAGGGCATGTGCTACCTTGTTGTATGATGCATTTTGATACTGAATTAAATTACGTAGGACAAACTTATTTAGAAAATTTATCTCAGGGTTTTGACAATCAGAATTTGCTATTAAATAGCATGGAAAAAATATTAAATAATCCATTGTTCAATGGTTCACTGGAGCAAAGTCTCCAACTTGGAAAATGGCATAGCACCTGTGTTCAGAATTGTAAACAACAAATTCTAACAAATATTTCAAATCGTAAATCCTATGATATCGTTCACTGACGCGGCTCGAACAAAAATACAAAAATTAGTCACAGCCAAAAACTATGCTGGTATTCGTCTTGGCGTAAAAACTACCGGTTGCTCGGGACTTGCTTATGTGTTAGAATACGTTAAAGAATACAAGTCTGAACCGTATGTTACCAACTATGCACAAAATGATTTTGTAGTACTAGTAAATCATAAAGACGACATCTATCTTAAAAATATGACAGTAGACTATGTGCGTCAAGGACTAAACGAAGGTTTTGAATTTAGCAATCCTAATGAACGTGACCGATGTGGTTGCGGAGAATCATTTAGAGTATGACCACCCAAACAATAGAATGGATTAAAAATAATCCTGCATTCTGCACGGCACCTTACGCTGTTTATGATTTTAGATATTATAATGATAAATGTAAAATAACAACCTGCTGTAACTTAGACTTATCCAGCACCAACAATACTTTGGATCTTGATTTTATAGAAAAGGTCAAGCAAGATATGGCACAGGATGTGGTACCCAACTCTTGTTGGAGGTGTACATCAGAAGAACAAAACCAAGCGCAAAGTGAGCGTGTGAAATATTTAATAGGACACACGGTTGCTGACTTAGAACAGTTTAAGCAAAATAAAAAAACAAATGAATTTCAAATTGGTATGAAATTCAGCAACCTATGTAATCTGGCTTGCCGTAGTTGTAATGAAACTGACAGCAGTTTATGGTCAAAGTTAATGACTCGTCCCACCAGTCCGGAATATGAAATTGATATTTCGTCTGACGAGATTCTTTGGGACACAATAACTCGTATGATTCGGGCCAAGCATTCAGAAACTGACAATTTTATTGTACACCCAATTGGTGGTGAAACAATGATTCAGCCAGGGTTTGCAAAATTAGTTGATTGGCTTATTACAGAAAATCTAGCCAGCACAACCACTTTACGTATTACTACTAGTTTGGTTCCTAACATTGCTGACAAGTTTTTGGAAAAGTTTACGTTATTTCAACGTGTACAATTTTTGTCAAGCATAGATAGCGTGGGTGAAAATTATCATTATGTTCGCTGGCCGGCCCGATTTAACAAAATACAAGATAACCTAAAAACATTCAAAACTTTATCGTCGCAATACCCTAACAAATTTTCGCTAAGTGTTAGTCCAGTATTTTCATTAAACAATATCTTTTACGCTGTGGACTTCTTGGACTGGTGGGAAAACTGGGCAGATCAAACACAAACTGATTTATGGTTATCTAATATACATTTGTATAATCCAGAAATGTTAATGGTAGAAAGTTTACCATTTGAATACCGCCTGCAATTAACGGTATTGTTAGACCAGTGTGTTGATCACAATGTTTTTAAAAAATATAAACAAACTGATGTGCTCAGGGGATATTTTTCTGCCATGCAAGCCACAACACAAAACAACCCAACAGATACACAAACATTGTTCACACAGTATTTAGAATTCACTGCCGACTACGACAACCGTACAAATACCAACAGTTATCAATTAAATTCAAAACTATTTGACTTACTATCTAGCACACACCAAAATATATACAACTCTCACTTGAAATATGTACAATCCAAAATTTGATTATCAACCAATTCCTCGCGTGACCATAGAGGGCAAGCGTTACTACGCCACCCCAGATGGCAACAACTTACCTAGTGTGACCACGATCCTTGACAAGACCAAACCACCAGAAAAAGTTGAAGCACTGAATCAATGGCGTCGTCGTGTGGGCGCAGAAAAAGCACAACAGATCACCACTGAAGCCGCCAATCGCGGCACACGTATGCACACCTATCTTGAACACTATGTCAAAACAGGCGAACGAAAAGAACGTGGATCAAATCCCTTCTCTTGGCCCAGTCACGCAATGGCGGATGTGGTAATTGATCAAGGACTAAAGAATGTAGGTGAATTTTGGGGAATTGAAGTTCCATTGTATTTTCCTAGTGTGTATGCAGGCACAACAGACGGCGCGGGCATACATTTAAATGAAGAAGCCATACTAGACTACAAGCAAACCAACCGGCCCAAAAAGCGTGAATGGATTGATGATTACTTTGTACAACTATGTGCCTATGCAGAAGCACATAATGAATTGCACGGTACACGAATACGAAAAGGCGTAATTTTGATGTGTGTTAAACCGGACTTAGACGAACAACACAACATCATTGGAAAGCCCCAATACCAGGAATTTGTGCTGGAAGGCCAAGAATACGACCGTTATCGGGACTTATGGTGGAAAAAGGTCGAACAGTACTACTTGCTAAATATGTAATATCGCAAGGACTATTACTGTGGCAATTGTACAAATATCACGAATCACACAACGCAAGGGTTTAGCACAAGACTTACCCTCTCCTTTGGCCGGCGCTGAATTGGGCTGGGCAACAGACACACGCAGACTTTACATTGGCAACGGCACATTACAAGAAGGTGCACCTGTTGTGGGCAACACTGAAGTGTTAACTGAGTTCAGTGATATTCTCAATTATGCTACAGAATACACTTATCGGGGAGAAGATTTTGGTTTACTTCCGCCGGTACAAACTGGCACAAGCTCAAGCACCGCTGTAAGTCAGAGTTTGCAGTCCAGACTAGATAGTAATGCTATAATTACAGATTTTGGCGCCACTGGCGATGGTGTAACTGATGTTACTGCCAATATCAATAATGCATTAAATCAATTGTATTGTCAAAACGCGGCATTGACCAGTGTTCGCAGAAGTTTATATTTTCCAGCTGGAACTTATATTATCTCTGACACATTAAACATACCGCCGTATTGTAATCTATACGGCGATGGTCCAGAAAGTACGATTATATATTTTTATGTGTCAACATGGACCAATACTGTTACCTATGCTGGTGGCGTGTTAGTGAAAAACGGCACCAGCTATTATAGAAGTACTGGCGCGGTACCTATTGGCACTGCAATTGGCAATACCACTTATTGGACTCCAGCTACATTGCCAAGTTATATTGCAAGAACTGCCGATAGTATACAACAAACTGGAGACAACATCGGAACCAATGGTGCATTACTACCGGGTAGTTTTGAAATAGCTAGAATGAAGTTCACTACCAATCAAATCATGAATGGATTTTATGTTGAAGCCGCACAAGATTGTGCTTTTCAAAGTGTAAACATTGCTGGCCCAGAGACAACAAGTTCGTTAAATGTGTCCACAAACAATACTGCCTGCGTTCGTTGGAATTCGACAAACGCTTCTGTTTGTAGTAATATTGAATGGAATCATTGTTCGTTCTCTGGCATGGTATATGGCAGCAACACTGACGAGCAAATTCAAGGAGCCACAATTAGTAATTGCTCATTTGACACATTGTATCAAGGGATCTACTTAGGCAATGCTGTGGCACCAACTGTGGGCCCAACTGGCTTCCGTATTATAGCCAACAACTTTGATAATATCTATGCAGAAGGCATAGTGATAGTGAATGTGGGACTCAATTGTTCAGCATATAATATATTCTATGATGTAGGTAATAGTTTTAACGGCACAACTAATCCTGCCACTCCAGTGATCGACATGAACGGAATTGATAATGTCAGCGTAGGCGATATGTTCCAACGTTCGAATCCGTACGCCACAGCACTCAAGCCGAGAATCAAACTCAATGACCTCAATGGTATTGCACTGGGTATGAATGTCAGTAACTTTGTATTCTGGAAAAATGGGTCGAACCCAGCAATCAATGCCAATCCTGCAAATGCTTTCAACCAGGCCAATCAATTAGCATTGGGAGTTTATCAGCGTACCTCTGGTATTACCGATGCCTTAACAGACAACTCTACCAACATTACTTTGTTTACGTTTGATGCAATTTATATCAAGGCCATAAAGTTTGATTACACCATCGTGCGAGGCACGGCTGTGCGAACAGGAAACTACACAGTGGTAGTAGGAACTGACTCGTCCGGTACAGGAATACAAGGTGTAGATGATGGCGTACAAAATTCTGTACCAGGTGTGACTTTTACTCAAAGCGAATCTGGCAGTGTGGTCACGGTCAAATACACCACTACCTCAACTGGTAGTAACGGAACCATTTATTATTCAGTTACAAAACTAGCCTAATGTGGCCTCGAACTTTTGCCGAAAGGCTTGAGAGTTGGGCACAACTCCGTCAACAAGCCGCCACCGCTGATGTAGAAACAGCACTCCGAGCCATCAATTCATGGTGGTTTCAAACCCCCTGGCGAGCATATCATTTGCACTGGGACGATCGTGCCAGTTGGCCAGATCCCTGGCAATTATTGAGCGATGATATCTATTGTCCTCTTGCTCGCGGACTAGGAATCCTGTATACTATAACTATGCTAGATCGTGCAGATCTGCAGGATGCTGTGTTGGCGGAGTTTGGTAGCGACAATTTAGTCCTGGTTGCCAAAAAGAAATATATACTGAATTGGGATCCAGAGCAGATGTTAAATATCACTTTAGGGCGTTCCAAACCCCAACACAGCATTACGCAAGAGCAAATACAACAACAAATTAGGTAACAATGAAGCAAATAACAGTACAAAAACGCAGTGGTCGCCGTGAACCACTAGCATTAGAAAAATGGCAGGCACAGATAGCCAAGGTTTGTGCAGGCATAGCAGATGTAAGTCAGTCAATGATAGAGATCAAAGCCCAGTTGCATTTTTATGATGGTATCACAACCAACGAAATTGATGGTATCACGCTCAGAGCCATAGTGGATCTAATTGACGTAGAATCAAATCCCGATGTGGGGCACACCAACTATCAGTACGTGGCAGGCAAACAACGACTATCAATGTTGCGTAAGGATGTGTATGGCTCATACGATCCTCCTCACCTGTATGAAATTGTAAAGAAGAATGTGGAAACAGGACTTTACACTAGTGAACTATTAGAATGGTATAGTGAAGAAGACTGGAATCGTATGGAAGACATGATTGATCATGGCAAGGACGAACAATATTCATATGCGGCAGTGGAACAATTGATTGAAAAATATCTTGTGCGTAACAGAAGCACAAAGGAAATCTATGAAACGCCACAAGTTCGTTATATGATTGCGGCTGCCACGGTGTTCCACACGGAAGAACCCAACACAGCCCGTATGCGTTACATAAAGGAATACTACAATGCCGCAAGTGATGGATTATTTACCCTTGCTACTCCCGTGCTTGCTGGTCTCGGTACCCCTACTAAGCAATTCAGTTCGTGCGTACTCATTCGCAGTGATGATGACCTGGATAGTATTTTTGCTAGTGGCGAAATGATGGCCAAGTATGCCAGCAAACGTGCTGGTATTGGCCTAGAGATTGGACGATTGCGTCCACTAGGCTCACCCATTCGTGGTGGCGAAATCATGCACACAGGCATGATACCATTTTTAAAGAAGTGGTTTGGCGACCTACGTAGTTGCTCACAAGGAGGTATTCGCAATGCAAGTGCTACTGTATTCTATCCTATTTGGCATCTTCAGTTTGATGATCTTATCGTTCTTAAAAACAACCAAGGCACAGAAGAAACCCGTGTCCGGCACATGGACTATGGGGTTGTTCTTTCCGCATTTTTCTGGAGACGATTCAAGAACAAAGAAAACATAACATTCTTTGATCCCAACCAAGTACCTGAACTGTACGAAGCGTTCTATGCCAACACTGAACGTTTTGAAAAACTCTATGTGGAATACGAAAAGCGTCGGGACCTGCGTACCAAGACCATGAGTGCAGAAGAAGTGTTCAAGTCAGGCATACTCAAAGAGCGTACTGACACTGGACGTATCTATCTTGTGTTTATCGACAACGTTCAGAACCAAGGACCGTTTGATACTGAATATCATACCATTTACCAGAGTAACCTTTGCTGTGAAATCTTACTTCCTACAAAACCTTTCAAACGTCTTGACGATGCCGAAGGACGCATTGCTCTTTGCACACTGGGCTCAATTAACTGGGGTGCGTTCAGGAATCCTGAGGATATGCGTAGGGCTTGTAGAATTCTGCAACGCAGTCTCTGTAACATTCTCGACTACCAAGACTTCCTGTCGATCCAGAGTCAGTTATCAAATGACGAAATTCAGCCGCTTGGTATCGGCATTACTAACTTGGCTTACTGGCATGCCAAGCGAGGACTGCAATATGGTAACAAAGACGCTCTTGGAGAGGTCAAATCTTGGATGGAACACCAGGCCTTCTATCTTACCGAAGCAACAGTTGAACTTGCTAAGGAAAGAGGCCGTTGCAAAGATTCTGACCGCACCTACTACGGTCGTGGTATATTTCCTTGGGAACGACGTGCCAACGGCGTAAATGAATTAACAGACTTCTCTCCTGAACTGAACTGGGAAGGCCTACGTGCCGAGATGCGTAGTTATGGAGTACGCAATGCTACACTGATGGCCATTGCACCTGTAGAGTCTAGTAGTGTAGTAATTAACTCTACCAATGGTATCGAAATGCCAATGAGCCTGATCAGTGTAAAAGAATCTAAGGCAGGGAGCCTTACACAAGTTGTACCTGAGTATCACAAGTTGAAAAACAAGTATCAAATGATGTGGGCACAGAAAGACTGCGATGGTTATTTGAAAACAGCGGCTGTGTTGGCGGCCTATGTTGATCAAAGCATCAGCACCAACACATTCTACAACCCAGCACACTTTGCTGACCGTAAAGTTCCAACAACGTTAATTGCCCGGAACTTGATGCAGGCACACCACTGGGGATTGAAAACATTCTATTACAGTTTGATTAACAAAGCAGGTAGTAAACAAACTGCTGAAGTGGCCCCTCTTGAAATCATTGACTTTGATCTTGAGGAAGACTGCGAAGCCTGTAAGTTATGAACAGTTTAGAAAAGATCTGGGCCCGGGCTACTGGGCACTTGATGGGCGAGTCTGATCATGATCGTCCAGATGTACCTATATTGACCTTGAGTGAAGCTCGCATTGCTTTGTTTTTGAAAACTTTCTGGGTAACCATACACGTGATAACTTGTTGTTTTATTATTGCTGGCGTTGTAAGACACTGGTAAAATGAATATCCTATTTTCGTATCAATCTCACGTGATGACAATACTAATTGATAGTTTGTCTCGAGCTGGGCATACTGTTGATGTTGTCGTGCCCGGCTGGGTTCCTGGTTTAAGAATAGAAGGATTGTCTAAATACAAAACTACAATTTGTAAAGATAGCAATGAGTTTCTGTCTATTGTTAACAATAGTCTTGATAGCGGTCAATACGATTATTTTTATCCCAGCTGGTCAGATTTTGTTACATCAAAAGCAGTCGAAGCAAATGAACGCAACAACTTGCCAACTATACCAGGTTCAGCCGCTGAATATATCAACACCAAGGATTCCTATTATAAAATTTTTGAACAGTTAGATATTCCTGTTCCCGAAATATATGCAATGATACCGTTGGGTCAAAATCTTGATACAGTTCCTGACAACATAAATTTTCCTTGCGTTGCAAAACCCAGTCATGCAGTAAGCAAACCTGGCATGCAAATACTCAACAATCAACAAGAATTAATTGATTTTTTCTCATCACAATCTCAACGTATCAATCCTCAATACAATCCTCGTGGCAAGCCATATATGCTACAACAATACATAGTTGGAGATGCATTTAGTATCATGGGGCATGTGGTTGATGGCCAAGTCACTATTGATTTTGCGTATGATATCGAAACTGACTGTAAGCCTTACGCATCCGAGACTGGTTGTGTATTTCCTAGCAAACAAAATACAGAGCAGTTGATTCCTTACATTCAAAAGTTCTTTGATCATATCAAAATAGATAATACTATTTGGATGTTTGATCTCATAGTTGATCAAGAACAAAAGTTTTATTTTATAGATTTTGGGGCACGAGCACCTACCAACCCGCAGTTGTTGGTCAAATACAGTGGCGAACCGGACTATGCGGCCAAAATAATAGACCGTTTGTTTAACCACAAGAAATTTGTGTTAAATAACACTCACGCAGTGATTTGGAGGCAATTAAAAATGCCAGCAGGGTTAATTGAGTCTCTAGAGTGCTATCGACCAGAACTAGCAGTAGAACTTAACTTGCCACAAGATGCAATTTGGACACCTACTAATGATTACGAAGTACATCAAAATCCATATGCTGTAGTGGTTGCAGATACTTTGGAACAAGCAGAACAAAAGTTCATTGACTTACAACAATCGATTGTAGTAAAATACAAGATGCAGTTCAAAGATCGGTATTCTGAAATCTTTTGGAAAAAGAAATGTCAAAACAACAATATAATTTAAAAACAAAAACAGATTATCTAAACCGTAAAATGTTTCTGGACCCAGCAGGCCCTGTTACAGTCCAACGGTTTGAAGAAGTCAAGTATAACAAACTGGTCAAGTACGAACAAGAAGCACGTGGGTTCTTTTGGGTACCAGAAGAAATCTCTTTGACCAAAGATGCACAAGACTTTAAAGATGCCAGTGACACTGTCAAACATATTTTTACATCAAACTTACTACGCCAAACAGCACTAGACTCGTTGCAAGGCCGTGGCCCCAGTCAAATCTTTACACCTGTTGTATCGATTCCTGAACTTGAAGCCTTGATCTACAACTGGACCTTCTTTGAAACCAACATTCACAGTCGCTCATACAGTCACATTATTCGCAACATCTACAACGTGCCCAAGGATGTGTTCAACACAATCCACGACACACAAGAGATTGTGGATATGGCATCGAGTGTGGGCAAATACTACGATGATTTGCACCGGTTCAATTGTAGTGTTGAACTAGGCATTACTGGTAGCGAACCCGAACATATCAAGGCAGTTTGGCTGGCACTGAACGCAAGTTACGCATTAGAAGCATTCCGCTTCATGGTATCATTTGCCACAAGTTTAGCCATGGTGGAGAACAAAATCTTTATCGGCAACGGTAACATCATTCAGTTGATCCTACAAGATGAAATGCTACACAAAGAGTGGACTGGGTGGTTGATCAATCAAGTGGTCAAAGAAGATCCAAGATTTGCCGCTGCCAAAGCCGAATGCGAAGGCGAAGTGTATCAGATGTATCTGGATGTGATCCGTGAAGAAAAAGCCTGGGCTGACTACTTGTTCAACAAAGGCCCGGTGATCGGACTTAATGCTAACATTCTCAAAGACTTTGTGGACTTCACAGCATTCAACGCACTCAAAGAAATTGGCATCAAGTACACACAAGAGCATCCACGTTCAACGCCTATCCCTTGGTTTACCAAGCACGTGGACACCAGCAAGAAACAAACAGCATTACAAGAAAACGAAAGCACCAACTATGTTATTGGTGTCATGAGTGACAGCATTGACTACGACGAGTTACCAGAACTATAACAAGGAGAATAAAAATGAAAGCAATTGTATGGTCAAAAGACCAATGTCCCTACTGTGTCCAGGCCAAGGCATTGTTAGAGTCAAGAGGAATTGAATACGAAGAGCGAAACATCAACAACGGCTGGGACAAAGAAGATTTGCTAGCCGCCGTACCTGGTGCTAGAACATTACCACAAATCTTTTTAGATGAACAACTTGTGGGTGGATTTACTGAACTAAGAAAGCGACTAACCGAATGACATTCGAACAAAATCAAGTGTACACTTTTAAACTCAACTCCGGTGAAGAGTTGATTGCTCGTGTTGAAAAACCCGGCACTGAGTGGATCACTATCAGCGATCCTGTGAGCGTGGCTCCTGGACCACAAGGCATGGGACTTGTGCCCAGTTTGTTTACCGCAGATATCAAGCGGGAAATCCAACTAAATATCAACAGCATATCACTTTATGCCTATGCTGAAGATGCTGTTAAAATGAAATACATTGAAGCAACTACAGGCATCAAAGTTCCAGACAAGAAACTCATACTAGGATAAAATGCCAGCAGTACAGAGAGACGGTGATCTAAATGATGCAGGCGGAGCAACTTCCGGCGGCGTAGCCTCTGTACGAGTAAATGGCATTCCGGTTACTGTAAACGGAAATCCAGTGTCTGAACACGCACCCTGGAGTCCAAAAGCCGCTCACGCACCTCACATAGCGGCTGCTACTGCTGGCGGGTCAGGATCGGTCAGTGCTGGAGGCATACCCATAGTGTATACCGGTGCTAGTGACACCTGCGGTCATTCGCGCACAGGTGGTAGCGACAACGTGAATGTGGCCGCATAATGGCCACTATTACTAGTCCTTTACAGTTAACAGTATTCGCTGCCTTGGCTCAGAACCAAGGACTCAAGCCATTCCCTCCAGCCTTGGCTGCCGCAATTGCCGCATTCAATGCCACCACAGTGATGCAAAACTTTTTTGCGGCTGTGAGTTTTTACAAAGCACAAACATTTGCCACACAGTCCACACTGACCAGTTTGTTGAGCATTGGTAACTCGGTATGTCCGGCACTGGGCAACAGTATCCCAGTTAGTCCTATTGGAACATATCCTTACCTGAATAGCGAATATCTGATCAATTATCTTGGTGCAGTAGATGGATCCACAATTGATCCGTCGGGCTTTAGTATGTTGATAGAACAAACCTGTGCCGCCTACCTTGGCAATGGCGACGCCAGTAAATTTGCCCAAGGGTTTATGGCTGTACAAGGTTATATTACCAGCACCAACAAATATATCAACAGTTCTGTAAATGCCAATCAGTATCTTGGTCCATTGTTTACCAACATGGATAATTTAACAACAGCCAACATATCCAGCATGACCACTGATTTACCCAGTTACGGAATTGATCTTGCCAATCAGGGTAATCTATGGAGCATGAAAAAATTAGACCTGTACGGAACACCGGCTGGGCTGTTACAACAAATATCTTCGCTGGCAGGGATCAAAGCACGTACAGTACCAGATTTACAAAATGCCTTGCTTGCCCAAGGACTGTCTGCAACGGATATTGCCAATCTAGTCAATGATAATCGTGTGGGTTTAAACAAACCCAATGGATTAACACCAAACGAATTTGATAAATTACAAATATCAATTTACAACGCCATGGCCAATGTATCAGGTGATGCATTAACTCAAATACTAGACATCTTGGGAGTGACCACCCCAAATGTTAATACTCTTGCTGACTTATTAAATCCTGTGATTATGTTTCCCTTGAGTTATGCGTCATTGCAGACACCCAGTCCCAATGGTGCCATACCAATCTTTAATTCAACCGGCGCAGTAAATTCCAACATTACTCCCATAGTCAACAGTTATCTACCCACAGCATCAGGATGTGATGAACTAGGCAAGATCATTCCGCCGGCACAGGCCACCGCCAACAAAGCCATTCAAGTGGCATTCCAACAAATTAACAATGTGCCTAACACCACGTTGCCACGATTGGCTGACGCTGTATTAGGCACGGTTGATAATCCTTGGATGGTCACACAACCATACTTGGCAAATACCGTGGTCAGCTACGGCAGTCCTGTACCAAGTTATTATCGCGCCATCGTTGATGTTCCAGCTGGCATTGATATTAACAATACTGCTTATTGGTCTCCTACCACACTAGGAGGTCTTAGTACCATGGCCGACTTGCCATTGATACAGGCGCAAACTACACCAGTTGACAGTTCGGTGACTGATTATATTTCAACCACAATGGCCACAGGCACAGGCCCTGATGGTACCATTACCACTTATGATGTATTGGGCCTGGCTATTGACAGTGACAACTTTGCCGCACAACTAAACACCGCCACTGCCGCGATTAATACGTTGCAAGGTGCAGGCAGTCTTGCTACATTGAATACCGCTTACATAAACATCTTGTCAGCAGTGAGTGATGCCAACGTACAAACACAAATTACCAATGCCAATGCGGCCATTGCCGCACTCAGTGCCAATCCAAATGTAACCACATTGAATTCGGCCTGGACCTACATGGCCAACCTGATGAATCTCTCGGCTAAATACACTAGCCAAGCAGGTATTGATTATTTCAACTTGCAATCCAGTGATAAGAACAGCGTATACAGTTTTTCACAGAACTTGGCTTATTATGGATTACTCACAGCCAATGGCGATGCGGCTGAGTTTTTGGAAAACATCGCTGACATCACGACCCTAGGTGGCCAAGCCATTGTGGGTGCCATGCGTGAAGGTCGCAACAATGCAAGATTGGGTGCGGCCAGTTTATACAATACCAATCAGATTCCTAGCAATCCTGAAGTAGCGCCGATCCCAGTAATTACACCAATTACCTGATCAAATTGGCTATTTTGAGATTGATTTCCTATTGACTTAGTACTAACACGCATATATAATACAGATTGACTCACGTCATTCTACTTTTAAAAGGAAAAAACTAAATGAAGAAAATCTTCGCAATCTTGGCTTTGGCCATTACAGGTTCTGCTTTTGCGGTCGACAGCGTTACTGTTGAATCACAGAATATCAAAACCATCAATAGTAGCACAGCACAACACGCTTATGTTTTGGGTGTGAAACACGACTTCAACAGCACATTTGCTGGCGACGTTGCATTCACCAACACACAAACTGACAGCACCTATGCATTAGGCACACGCCTGGAAGCAGGTTTAACCGCTACTCAACCATTGTTTGGTTCAGTCAAAGGTTACACTCGCGTGGCTTTGGGCGAGAAGTACAGCAATACTGCCGCTACATCTTTCTATTCAATTGAGCCAGGTGTAACTACTCCAATCGGTCCATTCACTGCAAAGTTGGGTGTGCGCTGGCGCAGTGCCATTGACTCTGGTGCAAACAATGACCAGACTCACACAGTTCGTGCAACATTGGGTTACCCATTGACTGCTAACGACAATGTTTACATTCGTTATGATCGCATCCGCGGCGATAGCGAGCAAAACTCTGTTATTGTGGGACTTACACACGCTTTCTAAAAAGTAATACTTTAGTACTACAAAAACCCTGCTCTATGCAGGGTTTTCTTTTGGTTGACCGATAATTGCTCTTTTGCTATAATATAGACATAGAGTAACAAAACAGGAGCCAAAATGACTGTAGCAGACTTGATTGAAATACTCCGCACCATGCCCGCAGACGCTCGTGTGGTTGCACATGACAGTGACTGGGGTTACACTGTGCCACTGGTAGAGGTGGATGGTGACGGCGAAATTGTAATCTCAGCAGGTTGACCCGAAATTCCCAATTTGTTATAATACTTGTATAGAAACTTAACAGGAGCCCGAAATGGAACGACTCACAGATATTCAGCAAATTAATTCTTCTATCATGTTTGGCAAGTGGACCGACGTTGAACTTCGTAGCATGGCAGACGCCATCCGTTTTTCCCAGATTAATCTTCGCAAGCAGGTCAAACGTAATCTGGATGTGGGCGTTCGTGTTCGTTGGGTTAGCACTAAGAACCCCTCAGGTGCCACAGGCACAGTCAAAAAGATTGCTATCAAGTATGTCACGGTCCGTAATGACCGAGACGGTGGCTTGTGGAAGATCCCGGCCAATATGTTGGAAGTAGAGTCAGGACAAATGGAGGCAGTATGAACAGGTTAGCACCACGTAGTTTTACATTCAACGTCATAGTAAGAGAAACCGCAGATGGAAGAGTAACCAAAAGCTCTCAAGGTGGTCCTTGGTTAAGATTGGCTAGAAAAATGGTCAAGAATGGTACAGCCAGGTTGACCAGTGTAGATGGTGGGTTTTATGGATATGGTGCTTCCTATGATGTTGGATACCATAAGGTAGTTTATACTGTGACGGAGACCGTATGAACTTCCGCTCTTGGTGCAGAGAAAAGTGGTACGAGCACGTTGACGAACTGATCAGTTACGGGCTTGAACCACAGTTTACCGCACAAGAATATTTCGATCGATATAAATTTTGGCTCAAACGTGAATTTAAACACCAGCAAGGAGTAAGGTAATGGGTCTCGATATGTATGCATACACCGCCGCCAAAGAACAGGCAGACTACGAAACTGGTCAACGTGAACTCGCCTACTGGCGTAAACATCCTAATCTGCACGGTTGGATGGAACGACTTGCCAAATCTAAAAATGTAGAGTACAATTCATTTAATGGTGTTGAACTGGAACTCACTTGGGAAGATCTAGATGAACTAGAACGTGCAGTAACGCACAATCAATTGCCCTCTACCCAAGGTTTCTTCTTTGGTAATGAGTCAGATGATTTCTACAAAGAACAAGATCTTGAATTTATCAGGAAAGCCCGAGCAGAATTGTTCATGGGTTTAAAAGTGTTTTATAACTCCTCGTGGTAATCACGTAAATATATGAATGAAACAGACTTCTCAAACGAAAGGTTTGACAGCATAGTGGCGGCAGGGTGGATCCGTGATCTAGAAAGTTCGGACAGTCGCATACACAAAGAAAAAACAATTGAAAAAGCACTTATGGCCGCCAAGTTGGGCAGTGCCGATGCACAATGTTTCCTCTTTAATTGTTATCAGGCTTACAATCCTTTCTACACCTTTAACATCCGTCAAGTGCCCGAGACTGAAGGCTTGACTGGTAGGCCTAACCCTTGGACAAAATTTTGGGCCTTGCTAGAAGCCTTGCGTACAAGATCTACTACAGGTAATCGTGCTCGCGAAAGCATTGAATCGATGAGTCAGATGTTTGACTCAGACGAGTGGAACAACTTGGCTCGCCGTGTGATGATCAAAGATCTACGATGCGGTATCTCAGAAAAAACACTTAACAAAGTACTGGGCAAGACTGAGTACCGGATTCCTGTGTTTACTTGTCAACTGGCACAAGACTCCACAGACCAACCCAAGAAACTCCGAGGCATCAAACGCCTGGAAGTCAAACTGGATGGTGTGCGTGTGTTAGCAGTAGTTGACGGTGACAATGTTACCTTGTTCAGTCGCAACGGTAAAGAGTTTGAAAACTTTCCGCAGATTGCAGATGTTATTGAAGATGTTCGAAAGCACTTTCAATGGGGTCGTGGTACCGGTGGTCGCTATGTGTTAGATGGTGAGATTGTGGGAGAGAGTTTTCAGAAACTCATGAAACAAGCACATCGCAAGAGCGATGCTGTGACTGATGGTATGATGTATCATATTTTTGATATCATCCCGTTGGAGTCATTGCAAGAAGGACATTGTAACCTGCAACAGTACAAACGCATCGAGTGGCTCGAAAGGTCCAAGGAACGTCTTTTGGAAACCTCTTGCCTGCGTATCATGAATGGCCTAGAAGTGGATCTGGACACAGCCGAAGGGCACGATATAATGCAACGATTTGCTGAAGCATCAGTAGCCGAAGGCTTTGAGGGCATTATGATCAAGAGTATGGATGCACCTTATGAGTGCAAACGTTCGGACTCGTGGATGAAATGGAAACCTACAATAAGTGTTGATCTCAATATTGTGGGTTTTGAACAAGGTACTGGTCGCAATGCTGACCGGTTGGGTGCTATAATTTGTGAAGGAGAAGACAATGACCGTAGAATTCGTGTTAATGTTGGTAGTGGGTTTAGTGATACTCTTCGTGATGAGTATTGGGCCAATAGGGATCAGTTACTTGGTCACTTGGTTGAAGTCCAAGCGGACGCAGTCACCCAAAATCAAGACGGAACCTACAGCCTCCGATTCCCCCGGTTCTTGAGATTCCGTGACTTTGAAGCAGGAGAGAAAGTTTGATGACCCCTCTATATGATGTTGTACTAGTAGCAGTCATGGTAGCACATAGTGCGTTTGGACCTGCACAACTGGAATATCAATCAGTTGATTATTATAATTCTTGGACTCGGTGCAATCAAGAACAACGTCGATTGAGCCAAAAACAAGACAAACGAACTGCATATATTTGTTTAAAAGTTGATAGGAATTAAATCAATGACAGCAAAACCAGCTGATGGTGTTCGAGGACATCTACTAAATCTAATTGACGGCACAGTAGTATTCCGTGTGTATGATGATAAACACAACTTTGTGGACTATGACATACATCACAGTGACTTGTGTGTTACAATCACAGATCCTGATGCATACTTTTATCGCCAAGATGATCAGGACATACTAGATCATGCTCCAGTGACTCTGGGGACACAAGATGGTACTTGAAATTCTTTTATACGGGTTTGTAACAGCATTTGGTTGGTGGGGTGCCAATCACTATGTAATCGAACCTTACTTTCCTCCGCCTATTGAAAAGAAAGTGGAACAAAAATGAAAATTGGGCTAAGTTACAGTCGTTGTGTTCGTGATATCGTGGACGGTGTGGTAGACATTGATGATGTATTAGTTCTCATCACTCGTACGGATTTTGATCCGCATGATGACGACCAGTGGCGAGGCATTTGGATCGGTTATGGCGGTGGTACTGAAAATGCTTACAGCCGTGGATTCTTTAGCCAAAGCAATCCTGAATGGGCCGGCTATCACGATGAGGATCAATTCCGCAGTGTCAGCATTGAACTTTGGGAAACTGGTAAGTTACATCAGCCACGCAAATTTGGTTCGAAGCCTGCTCGTCGTCCTGAGATATGGTTGGAAACTGTGTTACCAGATTCAGAGATGATGAATCGTCCTGCAGTGAAAGATGCTTGGGATCAGTTTCAGACCATCGCAGGTTTGACCAACACCAAACTAGATCGTAACTACAGATGAAGATTTCATCTAAAAATCTTGAAATACAGTTGCCATGGGAACCGGGCCTACTAGAATGGTTGCAAGAACACTATCCAGTTTCGGGATATTTTTTAATAGAGGAATAATATGGCCACAGTTAAAGAACAAGAAAAACTATTAGAAGTTTTAAAATTTACACCACGCACCTACAAAATCAATATGTGGGGGTACGGTGGTGAGTATGTTATGGGCACCGTGGATCGCAAGATTTACGATTACTTCAAACATCGTAGACTAGATCTTAGCGACTTTGCGTGGGATTCAGACTATGCAGAAGAAAACAATATTCCCGAAGAAATGTGGCCATTTCCGCCGGGCAGTTATTATGACTGTGACGATATGGGTCACATACACGGTGTTGATCGTGCGGCTGGCACACTTCAAATCGATGACGAAGATGGTGAAACAGTTTATCAACGTGAATTGTCTGACATCTCGGGAGACGAAGAAGATGACCCTCAATGGGGTGGCGGAGAAGAAGTTTGGATTACTAGCCAGCCCGCAGGCTATGTGGTGTTCCTGGGCGTGAGCAACGAGAAAGGCACATTCTTTGAAGGCGATATCCATCTCAATACACCGTTTGATATTTCCAAGCTCACAATCAGCTACGACGAGTTTGACGGTAATGATATTATCACCGGAGTAGAATATGATGGTGAATCAGTTGACAACTACGGCGGCGACACCAATGGTAAGAGCTCAGACTTTGGGTTTTACTTGATCAAAGATTCAAACTCCTGGGAAAAATATTCAAATATGAATGATATTGAATACTCAATGACCGATTGGTTTCCTAAAAAAATCAAACCAGCGTATGTGGGCAACTACTTGGTCAAGACTGCTGGCAAAAATTCTTGGACACATCAGTGTATGTGGACTGGAAAACAATGGGTAAATATGTGGACTGATGAAAAAGACTACGACGATCCTGAAAAAGCAGTTAAGATAAAAGAGTGGCAAGGACTAACACAGGATCCAGATGCTACCGAGTGGCCAACCAATAGACCTTAAAGGAGAAAACTATGAATGATACCCTTATATTTAATGACGAGCAATACCGTTCGGCTGAACAAATCAACTCGGCTATGGGCCGTGTTTACGGACACATGAGTCTAGCAGTGATTGTGTCAATGCTGGTCAGTTATTTGGTAGGAACCACACCTGAGTTGCTACAGTTCTTTTTCACTGGCGTAATAAAGTGGATTGTGATCTTTGCACCGCTAGCGGCCATATTTGGTGTGAGCATGGTGCTGGGCAACGATCCGAGTAAACCAGTGGCACAGTTGTGCCTACATGGCTTTGCGGCCCTGATGGGCCTGAGTTTCTCAATGATCTTTGCTGTGTTTGCCATGGGATCAATTGTTAGTGCATTTATGGGCGCGGCCATCTTGTTTGGTGTTATGAGTGGCTATGGCTACTTTACCAAGCGCAGTCTAGACAGTGTTGGTAAGTTTATGTTTGTGGGTTTGATCGCCATCTGTATTGCCAGTATAGTCAACATCTTTATTGGCAGCACCGTGATGCAGATGGTGATCTCTGCACTTGCTATTATAATCTTTCTTGGCCTTACTGCCTATGACACACAACAGATCCGCGAAGAACTTGTGTACGAAACCAACGATGCCGCAGAAGTGCGTGGTGCGCTAACTTTGTACATGGACTTTATTAACTTGTTCTTGAATTTGTTACAACTATTTGGTGATAGGAAATAATCATGGCTACCTGGGTACTAACAACCACTGAAAAGAAAAACGTTGAAGAAATTGAATTTTGGTACAAAGACGGAAAGACAATCAAACGCACCACTGGGTTTCGTTGGGGCACAGTGTATTGTGAAAGCGATGAACGTCCTGATATTGATTTAGCGAATCCAGACGGTCTTGAAGTATTTGCTACTGATTATGACTTTGAACTTGATAACTTGGATGATGGACATTACTGCGATGTTGAATATCCAGACGACATGAGCGAGGAAGAACAAGAACGCATGGATGAACTATGGGATGAAGATTCCTACGGTGCCTGGGAAGAAGAGGGTTGGTCAAATGATGATACAGAAACTTGGTTCAATGGCCCACTAGATTTAGAACAACAGTAAGTTGACAACGCCACTACTTTCCTTGTATAATGTACGTGTGCATGAGCAAGGAGATTGGTGGCGATCTAATGGTGTGAGCGGGGTGATTGAACGCCCGGGCCCGACACAACCGTGGCAGGTAGATATAATGCCCACAAGGTTGAGACACTGTCCAAGATCCGGCAACGGATCAAAACCGGCTGATACCCGGTGTATGCTCAAGTTGGAAATCACAGTGAAAGGAAGTTTAAATGTCTGTTAAAATAGAAGCCTCTGATTCCACGCTTCCGTCCCTTGACTCTCTTAAAACAACGGCTTTGCCCATGCACAAATTATATTTCGAATTGTCTAGTGTGGACACATGGTATACTATCATGCGAGAAGCACGAGCACAGTTTGGCAAGAACTGGCGTAGTCAGGCACACGTCAAACGGCGACTAGAACATGCCGCACTTTGGCGACTAAACGACCAAGCAGAACGTGTATGGTTTGAAGTGCCAGATCCTAAGTTTGGAACCTGGATAGCAATTAAACATGCTGTTAGACAGGTTGAACCCACCGGTAAATAATACTCTATGATATTTGGTTTTAGCATCCTGGCCACAGCAATCTTACTCAGTTGCGTGGCCGCTTATTATTCTGTAGCAGGCTTAACAGCCATCTTCAGTGCGGCAACCATACCAGTTATCATCATGGGTGGCAGTCTAGAACTAGGCAAAATTGTGGCCACTGTATGGTTGCACAATAATTGGAAACGTGCTGGAATCTTGTTCAAAGCATATCTAGTGCCTGCGGTAGCGTTCCTAATGCTGTTGACATCAATGGGCATTTTTGGCTATCTCTCCAAGGCCCATTCAGATCAAAGCCTAGTGTCAGGTGATGCAGTAGCAAAGGTAGCAATCTACGATGAAAAGATCAAGATATCTCGTGACAATATTGAAGCCGACCGCCGGGCACTTAAACAGATGGATGAGGCTGTGGACCAAGTTATGGGCCGATCAGCAGATGAAAAAGGTGCCGACAAAGCAGTTGCAATACGAAGAGGCCAGCAACGAGAACGGTCTAGGATACTTGCTGACATCGAAGCCGAACAGAAAAAGATTACTGGTCTTAATGAAGAACGGGCGCCATTAGCGGCCGAGTTCCGCAAGGTTGAGTCAGAAGTAGGACCAATCAAGTACATTGCGGCCTTGGTGTATGGCGACAATCCTGACTCAAATGTACTAGAACGTGCTGTACGACTTGTGATCATCATGATTGTGCTGGTGTTTGACCCGCTAGCCCTTACCTTAATTCTAGCCGCCAACAAACAATTTCAATGGGCAAGAGAAGGCACCGGAGGCTTTGTACACGACGAGCCCAAGTACGATCCCGACAATGGTCCATTAACTGAGGACCAAATAGAACAAATAAAAGTGTCAGTGCCAGAACCACCCGATGATCCTATACCTTGCTACAAATGTGGTACACCATTGGTTGACGCTCCGGGCATTGGCCTGTTCTGCCCCAACAAGGAATGTGATGTTATAGACAATGTCAACGGTGAAGAACCTGTTAAGTTTGCACCAATTGAAATTGAATACAAGTTTGTAGACGAACACCACGAATCTGATTATGCTCCAGCCCTTCACGTGTACGATGATGAACGACTGGTATCAAAGTTTGACAAGATACAGGCGATTGAGCCACCAGACGATGAACTTGACGATGATGACGATGACGAAATCAAGATTGCTATTAAAAAATGGAAGACTGCCAACCCTGATGATACCATAAAGAATCAACGCTACAAGTTTATGCGTGGAGAAATATCCGAATTGCCTTGGATGGGACTTGTGGCTGATAACACAGGCGGTAGAGAAAGCCGCAGTGGTTTTGGTATTAGTTTCCCCGAAACTCCCAACAAAGGTGATACCTTTGTACGAGTAGACGTTATGCCTAGTGCGGTTTACAAGTACAACGGAACAAACTGGATGGCTGTTGACAAAAACCTAAGCGACAGTTATACTTACGACTCAGCTTATATAGAACACCTGATAGATAAAATAAGTACTGGTGAATATGATCCGGACTTGTTGAGTGATAGTGAACGTCAACAAGTAGCAAATTACTTACAAACAAAACAATCCTAATGAAATCTAACGAATCAATCAACACTTGTAGTTTTTGCGGTAAACACAAAGATGCGGTGGCCAAACTCATAGTGGGCGAACAAGTTGCAATCTGCAACGAATGCGTAGAGCTCTGTGAGACCTTGCTTCACGATGAAAACATAATCAAACCCACAGAGGCCGTAGATCTTGACCCAGAGTTGATTAAAGAGCATTTGGATCAATATGTGATTGGTCAGGACCGAGCCAAGCAGGTGCTAAGTGTAGCAGTGGTCAATCACTACAAACGTATTACTAATCCCAGCCCTGAAGTAGAAGTCGAGAAGTGTAATATTCTCATGCTTGGTCCAACAGGCTCGGGCAAAACATTGTTGGCCAAGACTGTGGCACGTTATCTAGATGTGCCATTTGTTATTGCAGATGCTACCAGCTTGACCGAAGCCGGTTATGTGGGTGATGACGTAGAAAGTTTAATTTCTAGATTATTTGCGGCCGCAGGCGGCGACATTGCTAAAACCCAACGTGGTATTGTGTTCATTGACGAAATTGATAAAATTAGCCGTCGTAGCGAGAGTGCCAGTATCACCCGAGATGTATCCGGAGAAGGCGTCCAACAGGCCTTGCTTAAATTGGTAGAAGGTACCAAGTGCAGAGTCACTCCCACAGGAAGTCGCAAGCATCCTTCAGGGGACATGATTGAGATCGATACCACCAACATCTTGTTTATTGCAGGCGGTGCGTTTGTTGGCTTGGACAATGTGGTTAAAAATCGTGTACAGGGAACCAGTATTGGTTTTGGTGCTAAAATTAAAAATGACGCCATAACACATTTGGATCAAACTACCCCTGAAGATTTGATCAAGTTTGGTATGATTCCAGAGTTTGTGGGACGTTTTCCTAGTTGGGTAGCACTTAGCGAACTTAACAAAGAAGATTTAATCCGTATTTTGCTAGATGTCAAACACAGTTATATAGAACAGTATAATTGGTTGTTTGGGCAGGACAAAGTAGAACTAGAATTCTCATCCGACGCCTTGGAAATGATTGCAGATCGCACTATTCTAAACAAAACTGGCGCCCGAGGTTTGCATAGCGAACTAGAACGTGTGCTATTACCCCATATGTTCTATTTGGCCCGTTATCGTAGAGAAGGTATTAACCACGTGTTTATTGACGCAGATCAGGTAAATACTCCTACAGAATTAAAGGAAGCCAATGCAAAAGCTCAGGGGTAGATCAGTACTGGTTCAAGACGGCAATGTAGACAAAGCTCTACGCAAGTTCAAAAAGAAGATCCAAGAAACAGGACTGCTGAACGAACTCCGTGACCGTGAATTCTATACCAAACCCACCACAGCTCGCAAACTCAAGGCATCGGCCGCACGTAATCGTTGGCGCAAGAAACTCAACGAACAGGCTTTGCCAAAGAAACTTTACTAGACTAATTCTTTCGTGTATAATAAATAACAATGTAGTGCCGATGGTCGGGCTACACAACAAGTCATCTTGCTTATATAAAGGAGAAAACAAATGACAAAAACTCTCACCCTTCGTTCTTTCGATATTCCCGCACTTCACAAATTTGGTATCGGTTTCGATAACATGTTTGATGATCTCATGCGTGTGAGTACTCAGCAGTCTACTTCAAACTACCCACCCTACAACATTGTGCAAATCAATGAAGATGAGTACATGATCAGTCTTGCTGTGGCCGGCTTTGGGCTTGATAATCTTTCAGTTACCAAGGACAAAAAGTTCTTGATCATTGAAGGCAAAGAGTATCACCCTGACAGTGAAAAGATTGAGCCAAACTACTTGCACAAAGGTATCAGCAACAGAGATTTCCGCAGAGAATTCCAACTTGCAGATCACGTGGAAATCAGTAATGCACACCTTGAACTTGGTATCTTGAGCGTTCACTTAAAGCGTGAAGTGCCAGAAGACGCCAAACCAAAGACTATTGCTATCACCTACACAGTGTAATATAATAGTAAATACAGTGGGGGCGTGGTGCCCCTGCTGAACAACAAGGAACTGAAATGGCGCAAAGCGATACAAGAACACGAATTAAACCTGCCGAAGACTTTAAAGAACCACCAATGTACCGTGTTGTATATCTTAATGATAATCAAACAACATACGAATTTGTGGTCGAAACGCTGATAGAGTATTTTGACTATACCGCAGACACAGCACACACTATCACGACAGATATTCATGATGCTGGATCAGCCTGTGTGGCAGTATTACCTTATGAAATTGCCGAACAAAAAGGCATTGAAATAACCATGCAAGCCCGAGCTCAAAACTATCCATTGCAAATCAGAGTCGAGCCCGAAGGCGCAGTTTAAAATTCTATAACAATTCGTTGGGGATAATATACAGATCGAGAATACGGTGTATCTCCCCTGCCTCGACAGTTATTTACAAAGCGTATTCCTGATCTAGTTTGGTCTATTGAGCCGTGATAGTGACCAAAGCACCAGGTGTGTAGTTTGTTTTCGATGTCGGCTGCCATGGCCTGCATCATGACTCTGTTGCCCATAACGTTAAATCTCATGGTACCGTCCAGTTCAATGTCGTGTGCAATTAGCGCAGGATCGGGCACAGTATGAGTAATCATTACAATCTTTTTAACATCTTTATGAGTTTGCAATTTGGCCACACTAGAGATCATATAAGTGGCATCGGTGTTGCTCATTCGAGCAATACCTTTGGTAGCACTCTCGCTTAGGTGATATTTTTCTCTACACCATTGTGCAGCCTGTTCGGGATCAATCCCAAGGTCAAAGTCAAATCCCCACCAGCCGTTGGTACCCAAAATAGCCACACCGTCCACAATGACCACGTTGTCTTGGAGGTAAACAACATTGGGAATACGACGCAGGCGTTGAGCAAGATCGGTATAACTGTATCCTAAATCCTCCAATTGTCCAAAGTGTTCATCGTTGCCGTCGATGTAAAACACCGCTTGGTAACACTTGCCCAGATGTTTAAGGGTTTGAACCACAAGATCTCGATCACGGCAGATATCTCCTGCTACCACGCATACAGGACTGGTGGCCTGGTATCCCCAGTCAAACTCCCCTGCCCAGGTTTCGAGATGTAAATCAGAAATTAAATCAAATGCTAAACTCATGATACATATTTAAAAGGAAATGCAATGAACATAATATTTGGCGACTCTCTCAATCTCATACCTGATCAATATACCGTTCTAGAATTAGATACGTTTCGTTCTACAGGACAAGTTGAAACAAAAACAGCATATTGTCTAGTCGAAAAAGTGGCAGTAGACGAATTTGTTACTATGGAGTCTTACAAACAGATTCATGCTGATGTTATCAAGTACTATAAACAGCGTCACTGGAATTATTGTGAACAAGCAATACAAGGACTTATGGGAAGATGGGGCGGAGAATTAGATAGTTTTTACACAGACTTACTTGGGCGTGTGGCTAGTTATAAATTAAAAGAACCCCCTGATGATTGGGACGGTGTAAGAATTAAAATTGATTAATTATTAGTGTATGTCGCTGGGTCAACTGTTCCATTGCTAATTTAAAATTTTCTCGGTATTCATTGATGATCGAACTTTGCCATTCAGTTGAAAAAAACAATTCTTGATTGTAGCGAGCAATCTCTCGCAGGTCAGCATAGAGTTTTTGTTTTTCTGTTGAGCCTAAACTAGCAATGCGTTGCAATTCAGTAACCACTGCACATAATCGGTCTGCAGGATCTAGGATTGTGTCATATGTCTCGATTATGATCGGATCAAATGTTTTAAATCCATACTGACGAAGGTACTCAAGACTACCCATAGTAGATACCAATATAAACGGATGTCCGCAGGCGATAGGTCTTAGTATTTTTTCAGTCAATTGCAGTCGATCGTCATCAAATAATGTTTCTAAAACAACTTCTAGTTCGGTACTCTGGTAGTCAATTGAGTTGTAATTTGCACTGGCTGAACTAGGGGTATCATTGTAAAAAAAGTATTTCTCAAGATCTTGACGTTGTATCTGTAAAGCAGGATTTTGAAATCGATGTTGTCGATAGTCGCCCGAATCATCACTATTAAACCCCATGATACAATGCTCAGACAATTGATTGTCCACTAGTAATTCAGCAAATTTCAAACGATATTCCCTGGTGCCGCTCCAGGCACGATTGTATATCAAAAAGTCTTTTTTTGGTGCACGATTTTTTAACAAACAATCGTGTTCGGCATATCTAAACCAATCTCTTGCAATTATAGCATGGCACCACCAGTACACTCCAATAAAGTCTATATTTTCGTATCTTTGTAAATTTCGTGAACGTTGCTCAGAGTGTACCAATAGTACCGGTATTTTCCACAAGTCATCGCGCATCTCTACTACTTTAATGTTTAACTCTGGCATTTGTAACATTAACAAACTTTTGTACATCTCTATTAGGTATTCATCGGATAAGCCAACACGATTCTGTTGAACCAATTGATCAACAAACTCAACAGTTGAATACAAGTCAAAATTTAACGGCTCTTGATCGTGCATAAACACGTATTTTTTATTCACGACATCTTTGACTGGAGTTGTCCAGTTTTCTAATTGCACACGAGCAGAAGGCACTAGTTTTCTAAGATCTGTGATTTTTTTTGACCCATGTGGGAAAAACCGATAAATTATTAGATCATCACGACTTGCAATGTCTTGCAAAAAATTGTATAATCTATCTAAAGGAACACTCATATGAAAAAAATTGGATTTATTGGTATCGGCAAACTGGGACTTGATTGTGCCGAAGTTATGGCAGAGAAGCATGAAGTCAGAGGCTACGATATTTACCCACGAGTCAGCGACTCAGTAAAAGTTTGCGATATTGACGAATTGGTCAATGAAAGCGAATGGATTTTTATTGCAGTACCCACCCCACACGCAGAAGGCTACGATGGCTCAGTGCCAAGCTCGCATATGGAACCTCGAGACTTTGGCCACGATGCTGTGATTGATGCCATTAACAAAGTTAATCAACATGCCAAGAGTCCTAAAAAGGTTGTGTTAATCTCTACAGTGCTTCCTGGTACCACACGTACCAAGTTTGTTCCTCTACTAGACAAGCAACATCAGTTTTTGTACAATCCTTACCTGATCGCCATGGGCTCAGTCAAGTGGGATATGGCCAATCCTGAAATGGTTATTATTGGTACAGAAGACGGTGAGCTCACAGGTATTGCAGGCGAATTGATTGAATTGTACAAAACAATAATGAACAACGATCCACGATATGAAATTGGCACCTGGGACGAATGTGAAGCTATCAAGATTTTCTACAACACATACATCAGTGCCAAAGTTGGTATTGTTAATATGATCCAAGATTTTGCCATGAAGATTGGCAATATCAATGTTGATGTTGTTACCAATGCATTGGCTCGCTCAACAATGAGATTGCAAGGTCCCAAGTATATGACAGCAGGTATGGGCGATGCTGGCGCTTGCCACCCGCGTGACAATATTGCACTGCGTTGGTTGGCAGAACGCTATGAAATAGGCTATGATTTGTTTGACACAATTATGCATGCTCGTGAAATCCAAGCTAAAAACTTGGCCCTGTTCCTTGTAGAACAAGCCAAACAAAATGGTATGAGTGTTGTGATTCACGGCAAAGCATACAAACCTGATGTAGAATACTGTATTGGTTCATACAGCACCTTGGTAGGACACTATGTTAAAGAAGCAGGATTTGGTGTAAGGTATATTGACCCAATAGCAGATGATTCTACTGAAGTTGTTTCGGAAATAGTTGGGCCAGCAGTCATACTATGGGCACACAATCGCAAAATCACTTACGAATACACAGGCGAACAAAAAGATACTCAGGCCTATTGTGAAATCCCAAAAGGTAGTATTATCGTTGATCCATGGCGCAAACTTCCACAGATTGAGAATTTGACTGTGGTACATTATGGCAACACCAGAAATTCTTAAATATCATATTCCAAAGTTTTGGGATGATGAGTTTAAGAACCTTGTGTACGTAAATGAACAGTTCAATGACACAGTGAGTCTTGAACGTTGGGTTGCACAAGGCTATGCTAATAAGTTTACTGGGGACATGTGCGACATGCGTAGCCCACAGCCCAGTTGGAATGAACGTTTTGTCAACATCTACACTGAACTAGGGTGGAAAGACATTGGCACCAGTTACTATAGAATGGGCACTGGTACCATACTTCCCACACATGGCGACTTGTATCTTCGCTATGTTGACTTGTTCAACCTTCAAGGACAAGAACAACGCATACGCAGAGCCATTGTGTTTTTGGAAGACTGGAAACCTGGACATTATTTTGAAGGTAACAATGTTGCCAAGGTCAATTGGCGAGCAGGCGATGTTGTTGAATGGTGCTATGACGCACCACACTTGGCAGCCAACATGGGACTTGAGCCAAGATACACATTACAAATTACAGGATGGATATGATCAGTAGTTACGATGAGTGGAGTCCACTCAAAAAGATTGTGGTAGGAACAGCTACCAATGCCAATTGGCCAGTAAATGATCCGGTGTTCTCTAAAGAGAGTGAAAAAACTACCTGGAAAGAAACACCTGTTCCGAGTGGACCTGTGCCCCAGTGGATAATTGATGAAGCCAACCAAGACCTAGATGGCCTAGCAACGACCCTGATGAGCCTAGGCGTAGAAGTAGTGCGCCCAGATCCACTCAACTTTCAAGCCCACGATGGCATGTATAATTATTGCCCACGCGACAGATTGCTGGTGCTTGGTAACACTATTGTAGATCCTGCCATGATGTACCCTTGTAGAGATATGGAACTACAGTGCTACCAGGACATAGTAGACAGTGCTGATCACTATTTGTTTATGCCACGAAATGAAGGACTAGTACTTGATGCTGCCAACATACTACGCCTTGGTCCTAACAAACTGCTGTACCTAGAAAGTGCCAGTGGGAATAAAGAGGCATACTATTGGTTGTTGGCAAATCTGCCAACCAACACTAGTATTGAACTATGCAATTTTTATTCAGGAGTGCATATTGATTCGACCATTGTGCCTTTGCGAGAAGGCCTGGTCATGCTCAATGCTAGTCGTGTAAAGTTTGATAATGTACCCCAGGTATTTGATGGCTGGCACAAGATCTGGGTAAACGATGTTGTTGCCCAAGATTTTTATCAGTACCCGTATGCATCAAAGTGGATAGCAATGAATATGTTGGTGGTGGATCCACACACGGTCATATGCGACCGAAATCAACCCGAACTGATCAAAACACTCCAATCATATAAATTTGAAGTGATTCCGCTAGAGTTGCGCCACAGCCGAACACTGGGCGGAGGATTTCATTGTGTTACACTGGATCTAGTGCGCGAATAGAATTTGCGTTAGGTTGGAAATGGAATGGTATTTGTTTCTTTAACCAGGCTAACAAATGTACCATCATCTTCTATTTCGACTATTTTAACATGGTACACACCTGGGTATCTAGGATTGTCTCCATTGACAATCAACTCATAAAACTCATTCACCGCCTCAAGAGTGTTGAATGTAAAGGTACCTACAGCATAACGCAAGTCCGGGCTGCCGTTAATCTCCGCCGGATAGACTGAATCCAATGGGCCCCAATAGCGATCAAATCCACCATTATCGATTACTTTTCGTCGAAATTCGTTATAAGCATTCCAATCGGGACGCTCTACGTCACGATCCTCGCCTATTCTAGTGCCCCAGTTCCAGCCCGCAGGTCCTGGAACAATTTCTGTATTTTCGGTTACTATAATTTGGTATTTCATGCAAGTATTTATCTCTGACAATAGATTTGACATAAAATAGCAGATCGTTTATAATAAACACATGACTACACCCCAAATTGGCTTTTGTTGCAAATGGCTCAATGACCCCGCAGAATGTGGGGGCATGAAAGTCAATGCAAAGGACCGTGACTTAACCGGCAGATCAACCACCATGCGTTGGCTTCGCGAGCACAAGAGCGAAGCTGAACAGCGGCAATGGGATATTATGAACCACAATGCCTCGGCCGCTGTACGACTGATCGAGCGTGTGGCCACACTGCCCCAAGGCCGTAGAATGGTACGCCTGGGCAGTGAAATGCTACAAGGCTACACTGAGAAAGATTGGATCGACTGGTGGCAACGCCGTGAAATACAAGATCACTGTGAAAAGATATTTGCCCCTGTAGGTGAAACTGCTCGCAGGCTTGGTGTTAGACTCAGTTTCCACCCCGGACAGTTCTGTGTGCTTGCAAGCGAGTCGGATGAAATTGTAGAACGTAGCATACTAGAATTTGAATACCATGCGGACATGGCTCGTTGGATGGGCTATGGCTCAACGTGGCATGATCATGGATTTAAGATTAACGTGCATTTATCGGGCAAAGGTGGTCCCGCTAAATTCCTGAAGACCCTGGGTCGCCTCACTCCCGAGGCCAGGAACTTGATAACCATCGAAAATGACGAGATGACAAATGGACTTGACACTACTTTGGCTGTGGCTGATCATGTGGCTCTTGTGTTGGATGTACACCACCACTGGATCAACACCGGCGAATACATCGCGCCCACGGACGTTCGTACAACTAGGGTTATTGACTCTTGGCGTGGCGTTCGTCCTGCAATGCATTTTAGTACTAGCCGCGAGGACGTTTTGGTCGACCATGTTCGAACAGTTCGACCAGACCTTGCTGAACTTCTTGCTAGAGGTTATAAGAAACAGAAACTCCGAGCACACAGCGACTTCTGTTGGAATACGTCTGTGAATTCATGGGTACTGGGTTTTGCTGACCAGTTTGATATACAGGTAGAAGCCAAGGGCAAAAACTTAGCAAGTGAACAACTTTATGAACAATATATTTCTCAACATCTTTGATTGGATACGCAGTGATTACAAAACTAACCCACTTAGGTTCGTCGTGGAAGTACTGGCTTGGGCTGTGTCTATTGGGTGCAGTATTACGATGGCTGCCACTGTACCTAATCCCCCTCTTGTGGTACTTTACCCTATATGGATTAGTGGTTGTGCTATGTATGCTTGGGCTAGTTGGACTCGTAAATCGTTTGGTATGTTGGCCAACTACTGCCTACTAGTCAGCATTGATACTGTGGGTTTGCTACGTATGATTTTGTAACAAAATTGTAACACAAATTAGCCTAAATAATTGTCTAACAAGGAGACTTTGAGTGAAACAATTATTTGCAATCTTACTAGCGTCAATATCAATCTCAGCATCAGCACAGACTATAACAGGTGCTGGCGCAACATTCCCATACCCCATCTATAGCAAGTGGTCAGAACTTTACAACAAAGAAACTGGCGTAGCACTCAATTACCAATCAATTGGTTCCAGTGGCGGCATTCGTCAAATTGATGCCAAAACAGTGACCTTTGGTGCAACTGATGCACCTGTAGCCGGGGACAAACTAGACAAAAATAGTCAAGTACAGTTTCCCGCTATCATTGGCGGAACAGTTCCTATTGTTAACTTGGATGGCTTCAAGCCCGGAGAACTACGTATTACAGGTCCTGTAATGGCAGAAGTGTTCTTGGGTGAAATCTCCAAATGGAATGATCCAAAGTTGGCGGCACTTAACCCAGGTAAAAAATTACCTGACTTAGAAATTACTATTGTGCATCGTGCAGATGGTTCGGGTACTACATTTAACTGGACAGATTATTTGTCATCTACCAGCGCCAAGTGGGCCGACAAGGTTGGCAAAGGTGCCGCAGTCAAGTGGCCAGCCGCAAGTTCAGTAGGTGGCAAGGGCAACGAAGGTGTTGCCGCTAATGTACATCGTGTTAAAGGCTCCATTGGCTATGTTGAATATGCTTATGTTAAAAAGAACAATTTGACTTTCTTGCAATTACAAAACAAGTCAGGCAAATATGTCAGCCCAGATGATCTAACATTTGCTGCCGCGGCAGCCGGTGCTGATTGGTTCTCAGTTCCTGGTATGGGTGTGAGCATTGTAGATCAGCGTGGTGATACAGTATGGCCTGTAAGCACAGCCAGTTTCATCATCATGTACAAAGACCCCACAGACAAGAAAGCCAGCCAAGACACATTGAAGTTCTTTGATTGGGCATTCAAGAACGGTAAGAAAGCCGCAGAGGAATTAGACTATGTGGCATTACCAGACATTCTAACAAAACAAATTCGCGAGCGTGTGTGGAGTCAGATCAAGTAATTAAACCGACCACAACGATAGAGTGGCGCTGGAACTCGTAACCAGCAGATACCCCAAATTTTTGGGGTATTTTTTTGTCCGTGTTTAATGATTTGATCGCAGAGTTAAATATCTATATGAGTTGGTTTAAGCGAATTCCACACAGATACCCTCCACAAACGCCTGCCTCTGCACCACATAGAACTAGCCCTGCCACTGATCGAGCACTAGAAGAGTCTAAATTGCTGGGTCCAAAATCCCGTAAAAAAACTGTCAAAAAGCCCCCACTAAATACTGAATGAAACCCACCATAGCCCTATTTTTGCACGACCCCAAATGTAGTGTACAAAGTGGCAATGGGCTCATGCGAGCCCTAGGCGATCATTACAAGTTCAAAATATTTGGTAAAAACAAACTAGAAGATGTGTTCTTTGACGACGTAGACATGATTGCTGTACCCGGTGGCTTTGGCGATGCTGATTCATTTGACGGACTGTTCAAACACAATGCTGAACGTGTGCAACAATTTCTAGAACGTGGCGGTCGATACTTGGGTATTTGCATGGGTGCATACTGGGCCGGCAGCGAATATCTCAACATCTTGGATGGTGTGGATGCTGTGCAGTATATCCGTCGCCCTGGCACAGACACACATAGACCACATGCTAAAAACCTGCCTGTGTTGTGGCAAGATCGTTGGGGCAATATTGAGCCCTGGAAAATGTTCTTTTACGATGGCTGTGCATTGGTAGGGGACAAAACCAAGTTTCGAACCATGGCCACATATATGAATGGAGACGCCATGGCAATTATACAAAACAATATTGGACTGATAGGTTGTCATCCTGAAAGCGAGCAGTTCTGGTATGACAGTTACTCCTGGATGCGGGGTCGATATCATAGAGGTCAACATCATACATTGTTGTTAGACTTTGTGGATCAAATGTTTGTAACAAAATAGTAACACAGATCCGCCTAAATATTAGATGCAGAAAACGTATCGCAGTATTTTTATCAGTGATGTACACCTGGGCACAAGAGACTGCAAGGCAGAAGAACTAAACAATTTCCTAAAGCACAACTCCTGCAATACTTTATATCTTGTGGGGGACATTATTGATGCTTGGAAAATGCAACAAAACAAATTGCGATGGAAACAAAGTCATACCAACGTTGTCCGTAGGGTTCTTGGTCACGCTAAACGTGGCACTAGGGTTGTATACGTGGCTGGAAATCATGACGAATTCCTGCGTCCGATGATACCGTATGCTGCCACATTTGGTACTGTGGAAATATGTAATCAATGCGAACATGTGGGTGCAGACGGCAAACATTATCTTGTGGTGCATGGCGACCTGTTTGATGGTATCACCCGACTGGCACCATGGTTGAGTTTTTTGGGAGACAAAGCATATGATTTTATCCTGGGGCTTAATAGTAGATTTAATTGGATCCGCCATCGTATGGGTTTTGGTTATTGGAGTCTTAGCCAGTTTCTTAAGCATAGGGTCAAAAAAGCCATTGACTTCATGTTTCACTTTGAAAGAAACCTTGCGGCCTACTGCAAAAAAAGAGGATTTGATGGCGTGGTCTGCGGTCACATACACCACGCAGAAATAAAAGAAATAAACGGTGTAGTATATATGAATGACGGCGACTGGGTTGAAAGTTGTACTGCACTTGTAGAACATCATGACGGGCGTTGGGAAATCGTAACATGGACACAAAAAAATGACCAAGAAGATATTGATAATAACAGACAACTTGCCGGATCAAATTAATGGCGTGGTTACCACTTACAAGAACATTGAGGCTTGTGCGGTACTGGATGGTTATCATGTTGATTATATTGATCCCGGGCGGTTCCGCTACATTAATTGCCCTCGCTACCACGAAGTCAAGATTGCCTATCCCCGGAATCTGGGCGCGAAGATTGAGGAGATTGCTCCGGATTATATCCACATCGCCACCGAGGGTCCTCTTGGTTTGTGGGCTCGAGCATATCTTTCACTGGGCAATATTCGTCACAATACCGCTTATCATACTAAGTTTCCAGAGGGACTTAAGAAACTATTTGGGATTCCTGAATTCGTAACCTGGCGGTTTGTACGCTGGTTTCACAAACACTCAGGCAAGGTACTAACCACGACAGATTCAATGGTTCGAGAATTGCAAGCACATGGATTCAATGGCGAAGTGATTCCGTGGACACGTGGTGTTGACCGTGAGATATTCCACCCTGGCTATCGTGATCGAGAAGATGACCACAAAATATTATTATGCGTTGCCCGTGTGAGTAAAGAAAAGAACTTGGAAGACTTTTTTGAATTACAATATCCCAAGAGTCGCAAAATCATGGTAGGTGATGGCCCTATGCTAGAGAAATATCGAAAGCAGTATCCTGATGTGGAGTTTGTAGGATTTAAGACAGGCACAGAACTAGCAGAATATTATGCCAATGCTGATGTGTTTGTGTTTCCAAGTCAGTGGGAAACATTTGGCATTGTGATGATTGAAGCCATGGCCTGTGGTACCCCTGTAGCCGCATATCCATGCCAAGGTCCCGAAGATGTTGTGGAACCAGGTGTGACTGGTTATTTAGAACAAGATCTAGCCACTGCGGTGCATCGTTGTATCGGGCTCAACAGGGACCAAGTATTAGAGGGCAGCCAACGCTGGAGTTGGGAACGAGCCTGGCACATATTCCGAGACAATCTCACTCCCAACCACTTGTGGACCAAATAAATTAATCAAAGGAAAAACATGAAAGAAATACTACAAACACTTCGCGAGCAACGTTGGGACGATCATCGTTACTATCATCACAGTAGAATCAATCAATTTTTACACTTAATCTCAGCCTTAAGTTTCTTGATTGCCTATGTTTATCTGTTTATTGATCCTGTTGTGAGTGCATGGATTGCTTGGTTGATTGCCATGACTACTCGTCAAGCCGGGCACTTTTTCTTTGAACCACACGGCTACGATGAATACAACAAGGCCACATTTGAACACAAAGAAAAAATCAAAATTGGTTTTAACTTAAAACGCAAACGGGTGTTGCTCACATGCTGGGTCGCAGTGCCTGCCCTGGCGTTCTTTGATGCTGAACTAATGAATCTGTTAATACCCAACAACGACCCAATGACATTTGTAAACCGTGTGGGTATGGGATGGTTATGGCTGGGTGCGGCTGGTGTGTTGTTTAGAATGATCCAATTGACCGCACTACAGAGCAGACGGGTTGCGTTAGTTTGGTGCTTGAAGATCTTGACTGATCCATTTCACGATGTATGGATCTATCGCAAGAGTCCCATATACTTGATGCAAGGACAGTTGATTGACCCTGATTTACGTCAAGATTACTCTTGATTGCGAAGTCTAGCAAGTCCTAGTATTCTAAACAGGCTGAGCCACATCCAGCCTATATCGAATTCCCACCAAGTCTTAGAGAGGCGGGCACTCGCTGGTGCCAGGTGGTGGTTGTTGTGCAGTTCTTCGCCGCCAATAACAATGCCCCAAGGACTAATATTACGACTACGATCTTTAGTTTCGCCATTTCTATATCCTATCCAATGTCCAATGCCGTTTATGACTCCAGCCGCCCAGAATGGAATCCATATCATTTGTATACCCCATATAACCGGACCCCACCAACCAAACACTAGGGTGTTGAGCACAAGGAGAATGCCAATGCCAAGTCTACTGTGAGGCTGGTATATGTGAAGCTCCATCCAATCAGCAGGAGTACCAACACCGTATGCGTCAACCATGACACGATCTTTTGATGCTTCATGATACAGTACCGCTCCTTTAAAGAAAACTCTCTTGATTCCGTACACGTGAGGTGAGTGCGGATCACCTTCTGCATCACTGAATCTGTGATGCTTGCGGTGTATGGCCACCCATTGCTTGGTTACCATGCCTGTGGTCAACCATAACCAGGCTCTCATGAAGTGTTCAAGCACAGGATGAAATTCTATACCTCGGTGTGCTTGGCCACGATGTAGGTACAACGTGACACAGATGATAGTAATGTGTGTCATTACCAGTGTTGCGATTAGTTCTGTCATAGTTTATTTACTCATATGTAGGTGCTTTTATTTTAAGCGATTGTTTTTAAATATATGCTATGAGTAGTATTTTTGAAGAAATAAACGATCTAATGACAGAGAATTCAATTAGCAAAGTATTGGGTATCACTTTGTTGATCCTTGTATTTTCTGGAGCAGTTGCTCTTGGGTTTGCCTATTGGATAACCCACAGGCATTGAGTTATCTTCCTAAATATTTTTTAGGTTCGGCTTCTAGTTGGCGTTGACGTTCAGACTTTGGAACCCAATCAGTACCCAGTTGAGGATACTTTTTGATTCTATCTTGTATCACAAAAGCCATCATTAGCCCAATCGACAATGCAATAACAATACCCATCACTCCCCATATGGCATTGGCCCAAATAGCATCCATACGTCGACGTCTCCTAACAGCACGAATGTGATCTTGTCGCATTTGTTTAGCAATAAGAATCTTTTGTTGCTTGCCCATGACCAGCATCATGTCTTCTACTTCAGTATGCAATGCACCCAGTTCAGGAGGTGATTGGTACACCATTATCTCACGCAATTCTGTGCCCATCTGTTCCAGTTGCTTACGCATCAGCACACGTTGTAAGGCACGTTTACCTAGACTAGCATCACCTTCGTATATCTCGTGCTGACTATGTTTTTCTTCTTCTTCAAAGATGGCCATACACTTGTAGTAGTTGTCGTAGTAGGTACCCAGATGCTCGCCGAGTTCAGTGTAGATGCCTGTGGTTTCGCCGTCACGTTTGTTTAGTTCAATGATGCGATTTTTTTCTTTTACAAATTGATTACGTGCTTCTAAACTGGCTGGTTTTTCTGGAGGATGCAACTTGGCAAACTGTTCGTCGAGATCCTTGAGAACGTCCTTGACTTCGCCTGCCGCACCTTTGATATCTTTGTAGAGTTTACAACCGGCCTTGACAGCAGACACCGCCCCATTGGCCAAGGCAAAGAGGGTTATGGGATCCATTACTTGCCATCCTTCTTAACCGTACGCCATTCGACACAGATCACAGTTCTATTGTTGACGTCGCCGATCCAGGCAGTTCTGACACATTCAGCTGTGCCTGTTGCTAGTTGTACTTGTTTAGGCGTGAATTCACGGGCAACACTGGGCCGATCGCCACCGTACATGGGCGAACTTGAAACCATCGCAGAACCGCACAGTATTAGCAATAATACTAGGATTACAGTTCTGTAGATGGCTCCATATTTTTTCATCGTACTCCGTGTCCTTGTTATTCAGGACTTAGAGTATTTACAGGATCCTTGCGCTAGATTAAACTGGGTTTAAAACAATGTGGGAATCCAGAGCCAGATGGCCTGACTCATCAGCAACATTGCAATACCGCCTACATATAAACTGGCGGTGTACAGTCGATTGTTCACTGCCAATATACTAGCCGATAATAGCACAATGGCAATCTGGAATAGACTTCCAGCAAACGTGTACCAAGGGCTACGTTGTTTTGCCACAGCACGATCTGCTTCTAAACCACGTGCCTTGGCCATGAGTTCTTTCTTGCCCTCACCTGTAGCAGGATCCGATTCATAACGTGCAATCTTCTTGCTGAGTGCGGCAACCTTGTTCACATCCTTGCGAGCCATGGCATCATCTAAGGCCATCTCGGCCAAGGTGCCTTTGATTGATTTGGCTTGATAAAATGCCCAAGTATTATTGGCCTCAATGGTGTCGTTTAGTATTCGGCCTGAGTTGCCGTTGCCCATATATGTGTTGATAGCCAAGAATGCGGCAAATACAACGATTACCCATCCTGCTTTGTCTTTGATTAGTGCTTCACGCTCTGAGCGTGATAATTGTTTTTGTTCTGCCATGTTTAGCTCCTTTGTGTATTATTTATTGGTCAATAAAAAAGCCCCTTGCGGGGCTTGATTAGTTTGCTGGGGTCTTCCGTGCTCGGGGCTTTCGGGCTGCCACTGCTGGTTTAACAGCAGGTGGTGCCTTGGGCTTGGCCGGTGCTTTTTTAGCAGGAGTAGTTGCTACTGCTGGAGCAGGTTCCGGGGCAATTTCACTTGCCTTGGGAAACGGCCAATCACTAGCAGGTGCCTCAACTTTGTAAGGCGCCTCAGGTGCCGGTGCGGCAGGCTTGCCGAGAAAGAATTCCTTGATTTTGTTTAACATAACGATCTCCTATAGAGTATTTAACCCTGATCGGTGTTGCCCAAACGCTTCTTCATGAAGTTCAAAAGCAAGCCGTATGCTGGCAAGAACACAACAAAGCCAACTAAAATCTTCAATAGACTTTGGCTCAGGGCAATCTCGGGCCAGTTAGCGGCCATGTACTCGTCAGCACCACCCGAGAAGGCAATACTGAAGAACACATAACTGTCGATGAAGTTGGCAACAACCATGCTGAGTGCAGGAGCCGCCCACCATTGCTGTGTGAACTTTTCGCGAACATATTGGAACACGTATACATCTAACAAGCAACCAATTAGGTATGCTGTGGCTGATCCAAAACCAATACGTAAGGCAACTGATTGTGGTGCGCCTTCTAAGAGAACAACAGCAATACTACCAATGATGGCAAGTGGATAGGCAGCCGCAATAGTGGCTCGAGCAATACCTTTACCAATCAATCGTACTGTCAAGTCTGTAGCCAAAATTACCAAGGGATAGGTAAATGCGGCCCATGTCAATTTCACACCCATGATCTCAACTGGAATTGAAACTAGAGCATTGCTGATTACGATCACGAAGATATGTAATGCAACCAATTTGGCCATCATGACCCGATCTACGCCTTTGAAAATATCAAACATCTGTGTCTCCTTTGTATGTTGATCTAGTAGTTATGTTTCTAGTGACAGCTCACTAGAGAAATCGCTTGATTTCTGGTGTTTTTTTCATATATAATACTACATAGGACGCTGGATAGGCCGGGTCCTATAGTAAACTCGCTTTATAGGAGAACCATATGTTTACAGCAGACGCAATCATCGACACCGTTCAAACCGGTAAAAAAACTTTAGTTAACACATTCGTTACCAACGAAACAGCCAAAGAATCAATGATCAAGTTCATTGACGCACAAGCAGACTATACCAAACGAGCCGCCAAGGTTGGAATGGACACAGCAACTACATTGACCAGTGAAATGATCAAACAAGTGGAAGCAGTGGCAAAGTATGACTATGCCAAAGCAGGTCAAGACTTCCTAAAGGCATTCCAGCCCACAACTAGTAAAAAGTAATACCTTAGTATTACCTTTCTGAAAGGCCCCAATTTTTGGGGCTTTCTCTTGACCAATAAATGTCAAAGTGCTATAATACGGTTATGAATACAAAACTTTACTTTGGCTACGGCATGAACACCAATCTCAATGAGATGGCGTATCGGTGTCCTCGGGCACGAAGTCTTGGCCACGCACGACTATTAAATAGTGCGTTTCGCTTTGCTACTCACGCTGACGTGGTAGTGGTACCTGATTGCTATGTGGACGGAGTACTATGGTCTATCACTGAAGAATGTTTACAGAAACTGGATGCACTAGAAGGCTTCCCGCATTATTACAATCGCATTGAGATGGCTGTGGAACATGACGGTGAAATAAAAGATGCCATTGTTTACTTTATGAACCCTGGTCAGGCAGATGGCTTGCCCAGTCAAGGCTATTTTGATCTCCTGATGGAAGGCTACACCCAACATGGTGTGCCAACAGAACAATTACACAACGCATTGGAACTGTGGGTATGATCCGTCGACTGTTACCTGTACTATTGTTGACTGGTTGTGCATCAACTGTGAGCTATGTACCACCACCCAGTGTCAATGCCATGCCTAATGATTGTGCAAATCAAACAGCAATGATCAATTGGTTAGAATCACAAGCTCGTATCCCGCGTCACTCAATGGAAAGGCAAGAAGACTATGAAATCAGCCGTGCATCGTTTCGCCATCGTATTTGGCACGTGCGTTATATGTGCCGTCCTGTCTAGTGGATGTGCAACACAGATCAATCCCAATCGTGTGCCTATGCATACTGTGGATCTTAACACTTATCAGATCAACTGTAGACTAAAAGACCAACAGGTGGTATTTTTACAAAGTATGAGACAGTCACGTGAAGAACAGTTTGCCGCAAGGATGCGAAGCACTTTCCAACCGTTTAGTTGGACACACGACCACGATATTTCATACAACAACCCCAACAAGTTTATTGATTATCACCTTAACCAACTGAGCTATTGCATACAATGAAACGACTCTTGCTTGCTGTTCTAATCCCTGTGCTGGCGCAGGCCGAGTGTGTGATGACTGATCGTGTGACAACCGCGGCCACAGTTCGAATTGAAGAACGCAGTGATGTTCGAAAGGACATTGTGCCTAGCCCCACAGCAGGTTATCGCAGATGCCAGGTCAGTTACAAAGCCCGTATTGGTGCTCAATGGTACTTGGCTATGGGTGTGTATGATTGGCCAGGTAATGCCCCAGATGCAGAAGCCTGTGCAGTGGCCATGAGTCGAGCAGATGCTAGTGTACGAACACACGTGGCTCCAGTAGGAGTTCGTGGAGAAAGCACAATGGTCTGTACCGATCGTCCCAATATGGATACCCTGAGAAAAACAGCAGTGGGCACACAAGGACGCCTGCACCAATTTAGGCCACATCCAGATTATCCCCGAGAGTTTTGGCACAATGGTACTCGGTGCCGTTGGTTCTTGGATACCGAATGGGCCCAAACCGATGTACAAACACGCCAAGGCATTATCTGCAGATTGGAAACGGATCAGTGGGTAGTGGTTGACAAAATATAATCAATCCTGTATAATTGAACTATCGTTAAACTAACCTGAAAGGTATGTATGTTAATCAAGCATTTATCAATCGTGGCTGTGGCAGTGAGTCTTGTGGCCTGTGCCAGCGCACAAAAAGCAGAGATTCCTGCCACAGCACCTACTGCTCGAGTGGTTGAAATTGCGCCACCAGCACATCCTTACGCCTTGCCCCAGACACAGGCTCGAGTAGTACCTCAAGCACCTGCTTGGTATGTGCGTATGCCAGAAGATACGCCAGACATGGTGTTTTCAGTAGGTACCGCAACATCAACAGATGAGCAGATGGCCTATGACAAAGCACGTATGGCCGCAGAGCGTAAACTGGTCGAACAGATGTACAGTCGGATCACAACACAGACCAACAGTTACAAAGCTGATCGTGGATCAGCCACAATTGAAAATTATCAACAAGTTACTCGTAAAAATGCACGTGGCGAGCTCAGTGGCGCACAACGAGTTGATAGTCAGGCCACATTTGATGGTCAGTTCTACAAGGTCTACGTGTTATTGCGTTTGCCAACAGGTGCCAACAACACAATGCAAACACGTCGTGATCAAGGCCGTTTGCAACGTGAAGCAGATATCCGTGGTCGTGCCGCAGAGCGTGACATGGATGCCAACGAGTCACGTGAGCAAAAGCAAGAACAGGAAAAAGAACAAGCACTTGAGCGAAGTTTAACTCCACAAAGCAAGGTTACTCCTGTAACTGTGCCCACAACATCAGGTGAAATCAAATTACTTGACGTGGACAACGCTGAATACAAGCAAAAACGGGACGAAGCACTGGCCAAACCTAATGCAGTGATTGGTCAAACTGTCGTAAGATAAACGGCGTATAAATAGAAGCGGTGCCAAAAACACCGCTTTTTCTCTTTTATGATCATGCCAATAATTGAAACTACCCAAACTGAACAAACTCACACTCAAGCACTTGCTGACACTGGCATGTATGTTTTTATGGGAGACGTGGATGATGAAAGTATCAAGCCAGTTGTGGAATGGATGCTGTATGAAAACTATGTGAGCAAGAAAAAGAAAAAAGAATTGTTACTCATGATTTGCTCCAATGGTGGAGACATGGGTGCGGCCTTTGCCCTAATTGATGTAATGATGAGCAGCCAAATTCCAGTAAAAACTGTGGGCCTGGGAACCATTGCATCAGCAGGCTTGTTGATCTTTATCTCTGGCACTCACGGACGACGAGTTCTTACACCTAATACTTCAATTCTAAGCCATCAGTTCTCCTGGTACAACGAAGGCAAAGCACATGAGTTGTTTGCTACCATGCGTGAGTTTGAACTCACACAGGCTAGAATGATTGCACACTATGAATTGTGTACAGGCCTGGGCCGGGAAGAAATACGCACGAACTTGTTGCCACCACAAGACGTTTGGTTATCAGCATCAGAAGCCCTGGCTCTGGGCATCTGCGATGACATCAGTGTGGTCAAGAGTTAAATAGGTCTTAACCACCACGTGCGCTACGGTCTTGTTATTTTTTGTTTTGCTTCAGGTATTCCGCATAACTCATAGCCCTCTGTCCTGTTGCAATATCACGTGGTTGTTTTAGCCAGGCATCCACAGTATCGAGTTTTGTTGGTGCAGGTAATGCTTGTGCGGGTGCAGTTGTTGGCAATTGCTCTGGTTTGTTGTCTGTGTCAACTTGATTTATTTTATCCAATGCCTTTTTACCTAGTCCTGCTAGTCGTGCAATATCTCCTGGAGAGGTGGTGTTATTTGGATCAATACCAGCGTCCCACATTTTATACATTTTCTCGCGTACCTGGTCCGGGCTTAGAGCATTTGATAATTTGCTTGGATCGATATATTTCTCGCTGTCTATCTTTACAGGTTTACCACCGCTAGTGGCTGTGAATTTCGTATATTTGTGAAAACGACTACCCGAAGGCGAACCATCACTTCTTATTATACTTTTGAGTTCTTCAACTGGGTCAGTTTCACGATTATCTCTAACATAGGTGTCCCCAATATTTCCATCAAAGTCGGTTTTGTAAATTACAATTTTGTTTTCTTCTGGTGTATTACTAGCATAATAATCATAAGGTTCACTGTCGTCTGGTTCCTTTAGTTTATTTTGATAACGCCAGTCGCTCGGGTCATCGGCTCTTGACCTGAATGATGATTTTACTTTTGCAGGATTGATAGCGACACTTTGAAGATGTTTGATCAGTTGGGCAGCCGCCAGTTCGGGATTTTGTCGATACAAATCTAGTAAATCAAACATTTGATCTGTAGCAGATATGTCATCCCCCCTATCCTCATCGTCATAGTCAGGCTCTATATCTTCAAAACCCAAGGCGCCGGCCATGTCTTCCTGGGCATCAAACAGATCATCGTCGTCCTCTGCGTCCCATTGATCGAGATGATCTTGAATGCCTTTTAACAATGCAATTCCGGCTGGGATAGGCATAGCGGCAACACCTGCTGGTGTTGACAGCAGTTTAACTACAGGTGCAGGCACAGCCGCACTAGCCGCAAAACTTGCTAGACTTTTAAGGAACCCTCTACGAGTTGATTCGTTGATGTATTCTTTTAGGGTTTTCATTTTATTATCCTTTTTTCTTGCGCCCTGTAGTCTTTTCATCAAAGTCGGCATCCTGAGCCTGTCTGGCTGCCTTGGCTCCCGGCCCAGTTAGTCTAGGTGCTTGTCCCACTTGATTGAGCTTTTCAATGTCCCCAATATCACTAGCATCTGCTGATGCTTCTTTAGAATCGCTAGGCTTGTTGGTTTTCTTTTTCTTCTTGCCCACGTCACCTGCATTGGGCGGCACTATCATGAAGCCCGGACGATTGTTACCTGCTATGTGGCTGGGTGCGTGATAGTCAAATTCAAAGTCCAAGTTACCAAACGGCTTGCTGGTAATAACCAGTTGTCCTTCATTGTCAATGTCCACGTGACCCAGCTGGCAATTCAACTGTTTGATCATGTCGTTCATGATATCTTTGTATTGCTGTTGGTTAGGTCCACGGCGAATCATATACTCTATGCCCTTGCCTAAACTGTAGGCGATAATGTTGGCAGCACCATCCACATGATCATTGTCGTAACTGTATTTTCCTGCAATACCGGGTTTGGGCTTGTTGGCAGTGAGTCCCAGATAATAGTTTGAATCTTGTGGCATACCCACATTGCTACCCCATTGGCCGGCCTGTGTGGCAGGAAGTATCATTTGTAAAAATCCCTTGTAATCTAATTTTTCAACCAAGGGTTTTAATAGTTTTTTTAGTTCTGCCCAACTGTTGAATTCGCCGCCCAAGATGTCCACATAGCTGATATATTCGGGAGTTTGATTTCGATTGGCAGCCAAACAGATACGGTCAGTGACTGATCCTTCTTTTTTGGTGCTGGCCCAGATCTTGATAGCATCACGAAACATTTTTTGTTTGCCTTCGTCGGTCAAGGTCTGGTCGTATTCTTCTAGTAGGCTACCCAGACTGTTCATGCTGGTTCCTGAGCCGCCCAGCGCCTTGACACTGTAGCGTGTGTTGCCGCCCACAGTGACGTCGATCAACTTTTCGTTTCCCACTGGAAAACTAATTTCTTCGCTTTCGTTGGCTAATGCGATCGGAGCCAAGATCTCACCAAAGTCTTGACTGATCATGCCCAGGAATGGTTTTACATATTCTAGGCTTTCGGGACTCAATTGTCCAGAGCCACGATTTTCAGCCAGCTCGACTAGCTCGGTCAGCGCCTTGGCCAAGTTTTCATTTTTGATTTTTGATTTGATAGCTTCTTTAGTGGCAGTGGCTAATTCTTTTCGGTCTGAGTACTCTCCGGCCAGGCCCAACTTGACTGGGGTAAGATCTTTGCGGTTCAACACTAGATCAACAGCGGCACCGGCATAGCTGGCAGCAGTCTTGACTCCACGTAGAACAAAGGTAAAAGTCTTGCCTTGACCGGTGTAACTGTAAATACTAAATTGTCCACTAGATATGGCCTGATGGTCAGTTACAGGTGCTGAAACCAGCCCTAGCCCTTCTGCAGATTGCTCCAGTTGTGCTGGTGTTACGTCGCTGATACGCAGTACTGGTAATCGTCCAGATTTTTTGCTGTATTCTATTTTGTTTTTGGCATTTTCAACTCCGGCCTGCTCTAACCATTCTGACAATGCTGGAATCATACTTTCGTAATCTGCTTTTTCGGCATAAACGGGCTGGGCAGGTTCTGCACCTGGGGGCTGTGCCGCAACTGCGGCATCTAATTCAGCTTCAAGTATCATCATCTGTACCTTTGGTCCTTTGTCTGTAATTGATTCGAATAATTTTAGAGTATCGTGCATTTGCTTTTTTCCAAGAATAATGTTATACTTATCACATCAACAAGGAGACCCCATGCCAAACTTAGTACCTATTGTACTTGAACAAACAGCCAAAGGCGAACGCAGTTACGACATCTATAGCCGATTGCTAAAAGACCGTGTGATCATGCTGGACACAGAAGTGTCGGAACACACAGCCAGTTTACTGGTGGCACAGATGCTGTTTTTAGAAAGCGAAAATCCCGACAAGGATATCTCCCTATATATCAACTCGCCGGGCGGATCAGTAACAGCCGGTATGGCCATCTATGATACCATGCAGTTTATCCGGTGTGATGTGCAGACCATTGTGATGGGACAGGCCTGCTCCATGGGAAGTCTGCTAAGTACAGCAGGAGCCGCGGGCAAGCGTATGATTTTGCCCAATGCCCGACACATGATTCACCAACCATCAGGTGGTGCTCATGGACAAGCCACAGACATCCAAATCCAAGCAAGAGAAATTCAAAAGATGAAAGAGTATCTTACCAACATCTATGTCAAGCATAATTCAGCAGGTAAAACCTTTGGGCAGTTATCAGCAGATATGGAACGTGATTTCTTTATGTCAGCACAAGAAGCCTTGGACTATGGATTGGTAGACAAGATACTCGATAAACGTTAATGAGCCTAAAAGATAATTTTTGCCCAAGTCCTTGGTTCCATATGCGTATTACCAATAATGGTGGTATGACCTATTGCCGTTGGGCAGACAAAAATGCAACAGAAGCCAACATTCGAGATGTTGATCCTCAAAGTTTTTTCCAACAACACATGGCCGGTGTACGCAAAAAAATATTGCAAGGCGAACCAGTTGATGGATGTAAGAGTTGTTATCTCATGGAATGCCACAACAAGGTCAGTGGTAGACAAAAACAACTGCTCAAAATTGGTGTGCGTGTTGAACAGTTCGAAAAGACTCTGGCTTCGAGTCCTTGGGTTGATACATTTGCATCGCAGGAATTCTCACAGTCGCCACAAGATTGGCAAATAGACCTTGGCAATCACTGTAACAGTGCTTGTATTTTTTGTCACCCAAATGCCAGTTCAAGATTGGCCACGGAGTGGCAACGTATAGGTTTTATTGATCAACTGCCAGCACCAAATTGGACCGATGATCCAGCTCTAGTTGATCAATTTATTACCATGCTTGAAGCAAGCCCGCACATTCAATACTTACACTTTATTGGTGGAGAGACCTTGATCACTCCGGCATTTCAAACCATACTAGAAGCATTGATCAGGTCAGGATTAAATCACACAGCCACAATAGGATTTACTACCAATCTTATCACTTGGAATCAGCAGGTAGTTGATTTGCTATCACAATTTGCCGGCGTTAATCTTGGCATGAGTATTGAATCATTTGACTCTGTAAACGATTATGTACGTTGGCCTGCTACGGTATCAAGGACACACAAAACTCTAGACCAATGGATTGCCATAGCACAAGATCACAATTGGTTAATGCAGTTCCGTACCACTCCCACGGCACTGACCATTGACTCTTTATTGAGTGTGTACCGGTATGCCTGGGATCGATCAATAGCGATCGAAAGTTGTAATTTTTTAGATCAACCTGAGTGCATGCGTCCATCGGTGTTGCCCTTGAGTTATCGTCAATCCATAATTGATCGCATGGAATCTTGGATTGCCGAACATGGTACTGATGCTGATATCATTGTAAATACTCGAGATCCAAATGTGGCCCAACAGCAGATATTACAAGATCTGCAGAGCTATGTAAACTACTTGAAACATGCGCCTGATGAAAGTTTTAGATTACCTGAATTAGTAGCATATCTAAAACGCATTGAATCCAGCCGTGGCAATAGTATATTGACCTATCTACCCCAATATGAAGAACTTTTCAGAACTGCTGGCTACTGAGTTAAAACTAAATGTTGTTGTAAATGGTGTTGCAACCACGGCCAATTTGCATGACCGAATGATTTTTAATGCAGACGATATTGTTGCAGTTGATACTATTAAGGTATTACCACAATATCGTTATTTGGCCACTGACGGACAGTTGACTATCGACGAGCCATTCTATAATTGGTATCACAGAATTTCAGGGCAGGGGTGGCTATTAACGCCGCATCAAGGATGAACTTCCCCGCCTTCACGAGCCCAGCGAAACAATGTTACGAGAGCGTCAATCATTGATGTTATCCTGCAATTACCAAATAAACAATCATGGCCGCGATGGCACAGGCTGTGAATAAAGTGTTATCAGAAACAGGCGGTTTATCGAACATGTTTTACATCCATCCATATTTGATGCGATTGCTTGCTCGCATTTGTCCGTATGCCTCTAGGTATCGCCAAATGGCTTTTAAAACTTGTTTCATACAAAATTCCTATCTGAATTTTTATCATACTGGCGTGACCAGTATTCCACATCTGATGCGCTGGTTATGCATTTTGTGCTTAAATACTGTTCCAAGCGTGATTGATAACCTTGCTTGGGGAACATCTCAGCAAGACGTTCGATAAATTGAATAAACATTTGTGACATTTACTTTTCTCCTTTGCAGTATTTACCACTAAGTAGAAACCATTATATATTATGAAAATCAGACTAATTGGGCACAGAAATAACCTGGGAATAGGCGTACATTATAAAAATTTCGCCGATGCGCTAAAACGCATGAGTTACCTGGGTGATCTAGTGGAAGAAGTCAACTGTGACAATCAAGATGATGTGTGGGACGCGGCCAAACGTAGTCGGCCTGAAGACGTCAACATAAGTTTTGTAAGCATGCCCATACACGGGCATTATCAAGGTGCTAATATACAATGGGTAGTTTTTGAAAGTACTCGAGTACCGCCCACAATAATGAGCACAATGCTAGCCGCTGACCAAGTGTGGGTTCCTAGCGAGTGGGGCAGAAAAGTCTTGATTGACAACGGTGCTGAAGCTGATCGATGCTGGATCATGCCCGAGGGTGTTGATGCACACAAGTACCATCCTTACAACCCGCGAGTTGAATCCTCTGTCATGAGCTATCTCATTACCGGCAAATACGAACTGAGAAAAAGCATTATAGAAACAATAGTTGCCTGGGTTCAAGAATTTGGCAACGACCCTGGAGTGGAACTGATTGTCAAAAGCAATCATTTTGCCAACCAAGTAGAAAAGTACAACGAACTCTCCAACTGGTTGGGGTCTACAGGCATCAACAATGTTCGTGTGTTATGGGGTGCGATCCCCGAAGCTGACTTGGTGGACCTGTATCAACAGAGTCATGTGTTTGTTCTACCCAGCAAAGGTGAAGGTTGGGGCTTGCCCTTGATCGAAGCCGCCGCAGTGGGACTGCCCATTATCACAACCATGTACAGTGCCCAAACAGAATTTCTACAACATATTACTTCAAGTGTGATCGCCGTGGAATATGATCCGATTCCTATTGCCTGTGCAGAATATCAATACTTCTATCCCACCGAGGATGGCAACTGGGGGCAGTGGGTGCAACCCAGAGTTGACAGCATACGAACCGCTTTGAGAACTGTCCGCGACAACTACAGCATACTCAGTGAACAGGCTCGGATCAACAGCGAAATCATACGCAGGGATTTTAGTTGGGACCAATGTGCATTTCGTGTTGTGCAAACACTACACAAACAGGGCTTGATAAAGTAATACTCAAGTATTACATAAAAAGTACTACTTTTTGCTGGTTGACCAGAAATGCCCATTTTGCTATAATATAGACATAGAGTAACAAAACAGGAGTCCCAAATGCGCCACGTAGCAGGATTTAGTAACAGCACCAAAATTCGTTTTATTGTCAACGGTTTTGGCATGTACGGCACCATCAATGACATCTACACAAAAACAGCCACAGCGAGCCATGGTGCGGCTCTGCGATTGGCCATCCAAAAACTGGCTTACGATCGTCGCCACAGTAGTTTTACTGGTGACGGCCGCCCAGTGGGTGTCGGCATCACCCACGAGGGACATGACGTTCAAATCACCTTGATGGCCAATTGATTTTGGTTGACCAATATTTCCCGATCGGTTATAATACTTGTATAGAAACTAAAAGGAGCCCAAAATGAGTCACAGTTATTATGTCGTCAGCAAAGGTTCAGGTCTTATTGTCAACGACGGTCCTAACAAAACTCGTGCATACAAAACTTTCGGTGCCGCAATGGCCACCCGTACTCGTCTTTGCCGCAAGTCAGGTTGGAACATATCTGAACTTGCTATCATAGATACCAAAAGTTACAAACCCCGGATGGTTACCCGCACTAACATAATGACTGGCCAGGAATATCAAGAGGACGTGAATACTCCTAGATCTTGCTCGCCTAGTTCAGAACTTTTTTGGACAATGTAATGGTAGATCCCAAGGACTACTGGTTTAAAATGTCGTGGACACAGCCCTATCTGGGCTGGCCCGAACCCAAACAAAAAGAAACTCCGGAACCCGAGATTACAGATCTTGCTCAGGCCCGCAAAGTGTTGGCAAGGATTATGTCACTATGAAATGGTTTGCCGAAACTACTGATTACAAAGATAACACACCTAATGGTGTGTACTTGTTGGATGATGGCAAGAGCAAGATGTATGCGTTCCGACCATTCGGCACAGGCACAATCAAAGTGTTCAAGAACCCAATCCGCATTGATCTGCGTGGTCGTAAGTTTGCCATTAACTCTGTTCAATTCAAGACTGAGTTAACAGAACCTGAACCTGAAGGCCGTGTGTTTACTGTGACCGGATCTAAAGGTGACACATATACAGTAAACGAGGTGCGTGGCTCATGGTCTTGCACCTGTTCAGGATTTCGATTTAGAGGTGAGTGTAAACATATTCGGGAGTTGTCATGAAATCTATTTTGGCCATTGCATTGTTAGCACTGAGTGGCTGTGCTACCAGTCAAACACCCAATCCTGCTTACAATATTCAATTTGAAGCACAACCCAACCTGCCGGAAAAAAGCATACGCTGGGTGGTGATAGAAGACGTCAGTAGATTTTGTCAGGCCAAAATGCCCTTGCTAGGCAACCAACGGGTGTTGGCCTGTTCAGAATACAACAACCGTTCCTGTACAATATACACCGGACGTGTCACTGACATGGCCATCGTGGGACACGAAATACGGCATTGCTTTGAAGGTGCGTGGCACCGATAATTTAGAAAACTTGTTTCCAGCCGTCAACAGTTTTAGTCCACACTTTGTTGACTGTGGTCCATGTGTTTGCGGAGGTTTTGATTTTGATACTTTGAACTGGACTCCAGGTATTGCTTGCTGTTTTGACTCGTAAACCTGCAGTTGTAACTGCTTGATAGGTTTGTACACCATTGGCTTGTGATCCAAGCCCGGTTACAGGATCCCAGCCTGCGGTAGCGGCGTATCCATCCGGAATTTCATACGCATTATTACCATAAATTATATCATAAAAAGAACTGTAATTAGAATAAAATATTTTGGCTAGTGAGTTAGGGGGTGGTCGACGACCCCCATTTTTTGATATAAATCTAGCCATCATACCAGCCATAATGGGCGTAGCCGCACTGGTTCCTGCTATTCCAGACACTACAGCACCATTAAGATAAAATGCATATGATTGATATGGAGCGGCTATGTCAGGAATTCCGCGCCTAGGTAGTGCGGTTACTGGGCCAGTTATCCCAGTTGAACTATTATATGTTTGATATTTTTTTCCTATTTGTTGAGAAGGTATATTGATAATAGAACTTATGCCACCTCCAGACGGTGCGGCAGCCACCTCCGGATTAATTCTTGCATTATACTGATTTACATTTAATATTGTTCCGCCTACTGCTATCACATTGGCATTTGATGATGGGTAGTTTACACCTTCAACATTAGTAAATTTTTGTTTTGACCCAGCATCACCAGTTGAGTTAAACACAGATATTCCTTGGGCGACTGCATTGGCTATTGGTACTGAAAGAAAGTCGCCAAGTCCTCCGTAGTTCTCATTGACTGACCAACTTTGGGTTATTACATCGCACCCGTCTGCTATAGCCGCATTGTAAATATTTGCCCACCTGTTTGCGAACTCGGAGTATGTTGATGCACTCAGCGGAGTTCCTATATAGATGTTTATAGTAGCATTTGGTACCATACCTGCTATACAGAAAATATCTAAAGTATTTTCTGTACTAGCACCATCATTTGGATCAAAATTATTAGTTGCACCATTAACTGATTTAAAATTAATAGTAGGCGCGGTAATTCCTAAATCGGCCATTGATTTGTTTATGTCACTTTGTAGAAAACCGCCACCTAGACTCAGTATGCCAATCTTAACCCCTGCACCAGTGCTTGTGGGTATGTTGTATGCTGTAGCAATCTGAGAAGGAATAAAATTCCCTGGCGCCGGAAGACTAGTTACATCAGGATCATATGATCCAAACTCCGTAATGTCTGGCTTAGGTAAAAATTCTAATTCCATAATCAGAACGTCTGATACCAGATATCACCAATGTTACCTTGATTATCAAGTGGCGCCGCACTTGCTACCCAAATTTGCCTAGCAACATTGCTCATTACTGCTTTATTGGTTCCAGTTTGAAATTGACTCGCGGTCATTGCACCCAACGCAGACACAGTGCTCGAAGTTACAATGTTACCAGTGACATTTAAATTTCCACCTGTGGTTATGTTGTTGGCAGTTACTAGAGCGGCAAATACAGTACCAGTAGTGCTAAAATTTCCACCTGACACATTGCCTCCAACACTAACTGTATTAGGTGTAAAGGTACCTGATATTGATAAATTTTGTGCGGCTATATTACCGCCTGCCGATATTGATCCAGCAGTCCGCAAGTTGCCACCTGAAACATTTCCGGTAACTGAAGCATTACTACCCACATTCAAATTAGTAGTTACTATTGAATTACCTTGTACAGTACCCGACGTTAAAATTGTGCCAGTTGTAGTAATATTACCCGCGGTTATATTGCCTGATGCGGTAATAGTTGATGGAGATAAGACGCCAGTATAAGTTGGCAAGTAAGCCGCAACATTAGAGTTGGTATAAGAACTACCAGCACTGATACCAGTCAGTTGTGAGCCATTGCCAAAAAAGTAGGTGCCCGTAACTGTTCCTGCTGATGATATTAGTCCTCTAGAAATTAAGTTACCACCAGTGACATTTCCAGTGGTTGAAACAACTGAAGGAGTATAACTTCCCCCGTTTATGTTACCACCAACTGTTATGTTGCCTGAAGCACTGATATTTTGGATTGTTAGGTTTCTACTTCCAACTATGTTTCCGCCCGAAGTGAAAGATTGGGTAGCAGTGATATTTCCACCATATACTTCCGCTCCTGACACATAAGTTCGAGCACTAACGAATGTAGCGGCAGTAACAGAGCTTTGGGATTGTACATTGGGAAATGATGACATACGCGGTCCTTTATTATATTTATGCGGCCACAAGAAAGCCCCTTTCGGGGCTTTCATTTTTTACGCTTGGTCTACAAACTTTTTGAGTTCTTCGGCCTTGCTCACAATGTCCGTGCTAGTGGGAAAACTAGGCATGGTCGGGTAAGGTAGCGTACCGCGATTGGCATCGTTCAGCTTGGAATGATATTCGTCGCTTAGTGCTACTCGGGTTTGGTGTACTGGCGTAACTAGAATTTCGTTAGCCATTTTGAGAAGTTCGAGACGGATCTCGTAAGGTGTTTTGCTCATGTTTTTCTCCTGTGTATGTGTGTGTCGTTCAAGTCCCGCCCTATGCAGGACAAGATTGCTACACGAGCGTATTACTTATAGATGTAGTTGACAGTATCAGAATTTTCGCGGTAGATGCCGGCACCATTTTTCAAATGGAAACGCTTGGCCATCTCGGTCTTGGGACTGAGTGTAACGTAGGTATCAATGTCCGGAAATTCCGCTTTGATTGATTCTTGAGCCCGAACAATCAGTTCGCGCCCTGCGCCTGCGGCATATGACCAAATGGTGTAGAATACCGCGGTTTTGGCACTGCCCACCAACTCCACCAAGTCGTCCACAGCCGCTGGAATCCCATCCAAAAACTTCACACAAGTGATTGCTCGGGTTTGGTCACCGTCTTTGAGCATGTATATTCGGCTGTTGGAGTTGACTCTTTGGTCAGCAGGTATCTCAGGGCGCACTGGGTCGTCCTTTAGGAGATTAACAATTTCGTCAGTAATACTTGTGATGGTGTGTAACATATCTACGCTCTTTATATGCTGGCAACGATGTTGCAAACCTATTTATCAAAACTGCGTAGAAAATAAAATTAGGCGTGTATCGCTCGGTACCGTGCCATGGCTCTGGCTCGGGCCACTGCCAATCTCACCTGAATATACTCAGACAACTCATCATCGGGTTGGTCGGTCGGTGGCGCCACCCGGGGTCTTCGGGGGGTACTACTACAAAGAAATTCATCATCGGGTGCATCATAAGGATCAGTTCCTTGCAACCGAATGGTAGTAAACCTATATGGATTGCTTCTCAACAGTTTGACTTTTGGCACCCGCGGTCCATGTGCTCGTAATACTGTGTGGTCAGGTGCCACAACAGGTACGTGAGCCCAGACGCCCGTGGCAACCAAAGCCACAATGATTAAAAAATATCGCATACTAGTATATAACGCCTTAGTCCTGCAAAAGGTTGACTTAGTCTGGGAATGTTGCCAAAATGTGTTGCGATTGTGTTACAGTTGTACTATAATACTTAGATGCTGTACGCAACGGCTACACTTAAGAAAGGTAAAAATTATGCGTTTTAATGAAGACACCAAGACTTACAAAGTCTTTTCCGCACTGCAATCTGGCGAGACATTGACTCCTGCCCAAGCTCAACACCGTTTTGGTGTTAAGAACCTCAGCGCCGAGGTCAGCCGCGTTCGCCAGGCTGGTTTCTGTGTTTATGCCAACAGCCGTGTTGCTGGTAATGGCGTGAAAGTTACCGAGTATCAAATCGGCAAACCATCACGTAAACTTATTGCCGCAGGCTATCGCGCAATGGCACTTGGTTTGGTTTAATCCCGACTCGCTGTCCTAATCCCAAAGGACACTACACAAAAAACCCTGCTCACGGCAGGGTTTTTTCTATCAAGTACTGTTTCAATTCCACGTTTGGATGCAAGCGATAGTAGAATATCTTTTGTGTCACATCCGACTCTACTCTAAACACCAAGGGGGTGTACAATGATTTCTCCTGTGCTTGTACTCGCCGAGCAGTGTGCAAGTCTTTGGTGTCACGCACAAATTGTTTGATGATGTTGTCCACAGGCTGTTGATAAAACTGCTCAATTTTGCCATCTTGTATCAAGGCCTGATAGTTCCAGTACTGGCTCAAAAACTCACTATCATGGTGGCTCAACTGATACTGCTGGGCCAACTCATGTGTGAACTCTAGTCCACAATCGCCCAGGATCGGCAAGCGACCAGCAAAATTTGCCAACCAAAGTGAATTTATCTTGCTGTCGTTGATCAACAGGTACACCTGGTCCACACCCAGATTCCGATACATCTCGCTCCAGACGTTTAGATTTCTGATATAAACCGGCAAGAACGAGCTGTTGAATCTTGTGACGGAACAGATCAAAACACGGCGGTTTTGTGTTAGACTTTGCCAGGTAAAGGAATCAAAGCAATCCTTTTGATACAACAAGAATTGCTTTGTGGGAGCGACTGTCAACTGGGTAGTTAGGCCTTGATCATATCGTCAACCAACTGTGGGCTGAAGATATCACGATACTTGTCGTATAGTGGTTGAGTCTTTTGTTTGAGCTTGGCAATTTCTGCTTCGGCAAAACGGTGATAGCTGATGCCTTTGCGCTCATGCAAATCAGTGTCAGCTTCAATTTGGTCAGCTTCGTTCACAGTCCATGAACGCTCTAGTTTGGCCACGTGAGCCGACGCCTGAGTCATGGCCTGTTGTTGTTCTGGAGTCAAACTGTTGAAGAAGTCATTGTTGATCAAAATAGTTGTGAGGAACATGCTGTGATCAGTTCTGGCAATGTGTGTGAGACCTTGCTTGTAGGCTTCGACATCGTAGCGTGGCAGGGTGGTTTCCACAGTGCCTTTGGCCTTGACCAAGTTGTTGCGATCATCACTCATTGCGGCTGTGGCAGGAACAACTGTGCAACCTAATGCACGAGCAGTGTCCACACGCACAGGATTCAGAGTTGATACGCAGGTCAGTTTCACAAAGTCTTCACTGGTGGTAACTTCTTGATCCGAAGCAAACACACGGAAGCCACCTGAGTAGGTGAATGCCAGACCGCGTACTGCAGATGTTTCTTGTATCTTGCTCAGCAACTTCTTGCCAATTGCGCCATCCAATACTCTGGAGGCGTGATCATGATCTTTGAACAGGTAAGGCAGTTCAAGAGCAAAGAAATCTGGATTGTACCAAGAACCCACCCAGCGTGTTTCAACTTGGGTAACTTCGGCATCGCCAGCATTGATCATGGTCAACGGGTGTACTTTGGCAGTTGAAAACTTCTTGGAATACTCTTCCGAAGTGTAAATTTCAACTTGGATCGAGTCCTGTGTCAATTCACGAATCTTTTGGTTAAATGCCTGGGCTGTGCGAATAAAAAGCTCAACAGGTTCGTGATCTACTATCCAACGGATTGTGCGGGTTTGGCTCATATGGTTCTCCTGAGTTTGTGATATGATGTACACTTTATTTATGTTCGCAAGCAGATCACCCGTATTTCGCTTGACCAATAATTCCCAATTTGCTATAATTAGGGCATGAAACACATACTTGCACTGATTAGTACTTTGGTTTTAACTGCCTGCGGCGGCGGAGGTGGCGGAGGTGGCGGCGAGCCCAGTAGCGCCACAACAGTTAAGACGCAACCGTTTTCTTGTGTCGCTCCGCAATCGCAAAGCAATAGATATCGAGCGGCAACGTTTGATGTGCGTAGGGATGATATTGGCCGAACCGCAGAAGGTCACAATATCACCAGTTTTGCCGCAGTCAAACTCATGATAGATCGTGCCAAGTGTGTGGGTTTTGACACAGCAATTTTTGAAACCAATATCCCTATTGATATTACAACGGGTCTGGTAAGAACCGATCAACCTATCCCGGTTGATTTTTGGCGATATGTTTCCTATGCCAAAAGTATAGGACTACGTGTGGCAGTACGGCCCATTCCTGTGAACTATGTTGATGACAACACTCTCACTGGTGATACAGTTGGGTTATCAGTTTCGCAGGCACTAAACAGTGTCAAAATCTTTGAACAAAATCTAGCGGTGCAGGCCCAAAATGCCGGCGTGGACATTTTCTACGTGGGGATTTTGAACTACGGAATTGATAATGCCACCTACAATACCGAATGGCAGGCAATTGTGGATGCAGTAAAATCTGTTTATACCGGCAAGTTAGCCTACACAACCTGTTTGCTTTGTACTGACACAGTTGTTTGGGGCAAAGTGGACATGGTAGGGATAGAAACCTCAACAGGTAATACTGTGGTCAGTGCCGCCGCTGTACCAAAAATACAAGCCCTGGCCCGCAGTTACAACAAACCTATTATGATAGATAATGTGTACATTTATGCAACACCACCATCATATGCCAGTAACTCACTGTGGAACTCAGTAAACTCAGGTAGTGTCAGTAGTTTTCTACCAGATTATGTTGAACAGGCAAGAAAGTTCAACGAATTTTTTAGTTATATGACCTTGTTGAAATCTGATATTCAAGGCTTTGCGATCGGGCAATACATGCCATGGCTACAGAATGCCAACATCCAATCACCGGTCACAAACATAGAAACTCAGTTCAAAATATTTGACACCATAGGCTTTTCGCTGTATAATAACATTCAAGCTCAAACTACCATTCAATCATATTTGAGCAAACCGTGGAATTGATATGCTACTTAAACTGCTAGAGCGTTGGGGTCGTAAACGTATTGTTTATGATCGAGTTGAAAACGAACCTTACCTAGAACGCTACTATTTGTTTCTCAAAGACCGAGAACGTTTTCCGTTTAACATATTCCTTCATAAGTTTTTAAAATCAGACCCGGATGATGTACATGATCACCCCTGGCCCTACTTTACAATTATCTTGAAGGGTGGATACTGGGAATGGATTCCGCATTTTGATTTGCGAGGTCAAAAGATTTGCGAAATACAAAAATGGCGAGGCCCGGGACATTTCCGTTTTAATCGAGCCACCAGTTATCATCGCATTGAACTAGATCCCAAAGTCACTGCCTGGACCTTGTTCTGCCCTGGACCCAAGCAACGTGATTGGGGTTTCTTGGTCCGGAATAAGTGGATACAGTGGGAACAATATTTGAAACAAAGGAAAACAGTATGAAGTGGTTAAAACGTTGGTTGGCCCGAGCAGTGGTGGAAGGCCATAATGACGCAGAACGTGTAGAACGTATATACGCAACTGCTGGGCCCAAGTTATCCGCTGGAAGAGACGTTGAAAGCGATGATGGACTCAATATCACAGTACGCAAGGCCATTGGTGGTAAAATTGTGACGTTTAGGCACTATGATCCCAAATCTGACCGCCACAGTCACCGGCTGTATGTGATTCCAGACGAACTAGATTTTGAGCGAGAGTTAGGCAAGATGATCACTCTAGAATCAATGAGAGGCTGAAAGTAAATACATTATGCATACCTTAATTGATTTTGTAAGTTTTGTAGTCAACAGTATACTTGTTGGCGCCCTGGTATGGTTTGTTTTTACCTGGGCAGTGAGTCGTTATTTGGAACGCCAAATTGGTTCGGTGGTACGAGACCTTGATCAGGAACGCCTGATCCCACTCACAATAGAGGTTGACTTAGATCAGTATTTCTGCTATAATAGCATTACCAAAGCATTTGTATGCCAAGGTCGCAATTTGAAGGAAATTGTGGAACGTTTTAAACAACGCTATCCGGACAAGTCTGCCGCTATCTATGATGGTGATGAGACTGCGGTGCGTACTCTTAAAAGTCAATTGAAAGAACTCGGTGAAAATTTCTCTAGTATCAGACGTGCATCTTGAATTTGGAGACCTTGATTTTGAAAATGATCAAGGTGCCGAAGTCTTGATTCTTGGCGGCGACATCTGTGTTGCTCACGACATTGCCCAACGTGATCCATATGGCGTTATGGGTCCAGAGTATCGTAGCAATCGCTTTCACGATTTCTTCCAACGCTGTCATGATCGTTTTCCACACGTGATCTACATTGTGGGCAATCACGAATACTACAATGGTGACTTTGCCACTAGTTTTGCACACCTAAAGGATGTGCTGGGCTATTTGCCCAATTTGCACATTCTAGAAAAAGAGTCAATCATGATTGGTGACACCACATTCTTGTGTGGTACGCTATGGACCGACATGAATCGCGAAGATCCAGATACCTTGTATCGCATTCGCAGTTACATGAATGATTTTAAAATCATCCGGGACAGTCGTTATCCTGTGCATTACAAAGACTCGGAAGGCAAACGACACACACGTGAGGGCCGATTCAGTCCTGAAGCCAGTGTGGAAGAGCACCGTGCCATGTTGAAATTTGTTGAAGAGTCAATTGCGTCCAATCCCACTGCTAAGTATGTGGTAGTTGGTCATCACTCGCCCAGCAGATCAAGTACTCACCCGCAGTATGCAGATCAAACCATGGTGAATGGTGCTTACAGTAGCAACTTGGATGAATTTATAATGGATCGTCCACAGATTAAACTTTGGACACATGGACATACTCACCATGAGTTTGACTACATGATTGGCTCGTGCCGCGTGATGTGTAACCCACGCGGCTACGACGGATACGAGGAACAGGCAAGACAATGGAAACTGAAAACAGTAGATATTTGAATTGGTTCCGGTACAGTGGGATCAGTGTTATTTTTACACTGAACCCACTGCATTGGCGCTTGGTACCCGGTGCTAGACGTGAGCCCAACGATGGATGGCCCAGTCCCAATGAACGCACTTGGAGCGTGAGTTGGTTGTTCTTGACCATACGTGGATGGATTGACAATGGAGATTGGTAATGCGAGAGTATGCAGAGTTGATCATACTTGCGGTGCTGATTGCATTGGCTGTGATCAACAACTGTGTAATGGGCCAAGACGGTGAACGTGCGGCACTGGATCAAATACGCAATTCAAGTGGATACTTAATACGATATGGACAAACAAACTAAACAACTAGCCGAACAAGCAGGTTTTGTACTGGATGAATTACCAGATACAGTATTACTTCCATTGGAGGAATTTGCCAAATTGTTACGAGGTGCTAATACTCGTGAAGTGATTGCATTGTGTGCCAACACAATCAACCGCAACCTCAATGAACAAAAACAAAAAACAAAACAACGTTGGGATATGGTAGAAGCCGCGGTAATAGTAACAGCATTAGTAGTCTGGGGTGCCTGGTGGTACACTCGGTTGCATAATTAAAGGGTCGGACATGAAAGTTTATATTTCGAAATATCGAGATCACTGGATCTCACCTTACACTATATTGGACTATGTGTTCTTTTGGACTGACTGGTCCAAGTGCAGTCGAGACAAACGTATTCGCAGTCTTGAAGAAGAACGCACGTATGTAGAACATCCGGCCTGGGTAGAACGCTGGAGCGACCGCCTGGAACCCATTAGTCGTGCTATTCAATGGATATTAGATCGTGTGCATCCAGCCATCAACCTTGTGAAAATTGATCGTTGGGATACCTGGAGCATGGACCATACCTTGAGTCCCATCATCTTGCCCATGCTCAAGCAACTGAAAACAACTCAGCACGGTGCAGGGTTTGTAGACGATGACGATGTACCAGAGGAACTAAAATCAACATCAGCCCCGCCAAAAGAGAACGAATGGGACACTGATGCCAATCACTTTGCTCGTTGGGAATATGTGCTGGATGAAATGATCTTTGCATTTGAGTGCAAAACAGATGACTCTTGGCAGGATGAGTTCTGTTCAGGCGAGATTGACATGCTATGGGTTCCTGTGGACAAAGACGGCAACGAAGTGCCCAAAGGTGAACACCGATACCATCAAATGAAAGACGGCCCCAACAACACCTACAAATGCGATTATGAAGGTATGAAAGTGGTAGAAACACGTATACAAAACGGCTTCCGCTTGTTCGGTAGATACTACCAAAATCTTTGGGATTGATATGTCATTTAAACATCTGGTTAGAGACATGATGACCTACTCTGAAAACTTAGGCGTAGAATTTACTCCCAACTCAATACCCAGGAGCGACTACGATGAGTGGCGAAAACAATACACCTGGGACGCTCTCCATGATCTACGCTATGGACAAAGTTTCTGCAACTACTTTGGCATCACAGATCAACGAATCTTCTTTGAGCGAAACTGGTTGGTTTGCGACACAGTAATTCAGCGAGAGTGGCTTGCAAGATCCTAAATTTCCACATGGTGCATGTATTGACTGGGGGTATCGTATGGACACCCAGTCGCAATGGGATGATGTGGCCATGTGGGGATTTGAAACATTTGGTCTCCCTGGTGAACGATATGTGACTGACATAAACATACACGACATGACCTGGTGGTTTCGTAGTGAACAGGATCGCTTGGTGTTTGTACTACGCAATGGCCTGGCTCGATGTATACAGTTAGAGTTGACAACATAGAAGTTTTTGATGCTCTTGATCTAAAGAATCGATTGATCCAGGATGGCCTGGTTGCAGACCGAGATTTTGAGTGGGCTTGGATCACTGCCGAATATGATCAATTCACCGGATGGACCAGACAAAAACATGCTGAATTTCGATTTACGGATCCATCCTTGGCCACCTTCTATCAGTTGAAATGGTTGAGATAAGTATTCTTGATGTTCAAGAAAATACTAATCACAATTGCATTGTGTGTGACTGTATCAGCCTATGCCGATAGTGTGTTGCTGTACAACCTAAGCCAAGATCGAACAGTGATGAGTCGTGATGCTGATCGAGTACGTAGTATTGCATCAATAACCAAGATCATGACTGCCATGGTTGCATTGGATTATGACAAGGATCTCAGTCGACGACTGATGTTGAGCAAAGTAGTTCGTGGCCATTTGCCCCAACAGGCGTACACCCGTGAACAACTGCTGAAAGCCATGCTGATCAATTCCGACAATGCGGCTGCCGAAACCATTGCTGAAGATTATCCCGGTGGTCGTAGTGCCTTTGTAGCCAGAATGAATATACAGGCTGATATATGGGGTATGAAAGATACCAACTTTGTTGATCCAAGTGGTCTGGGAGTATTCAATGTTAGCACGGTTCGGGACGTGGCCAACATGATGTCTACTGCCGCAGGCTACTGGTTTATTACCGAAGTTAGCAGTCAAAAACACACGGCCATCGAAACCAGATACAAGAAGAAAATTAGAACCATACGTTTGCCGCATACATCAGGTCAATTGTTGTTTACATTTGATTCAGTGCTGGTCAGCAAAACTGGACTAACTTCGTCAGCTGGTTGGTGTGTGGGTATGGTAGTGGAACAAAACAACCAAAAGTATGTAGTGGTCGTTCTAGGCAGCCGTGACAAACGCGAGCGATTGGAAACAGTCAAGAACATACGCTACAACCATATTGATGATGCAAATTTAAAGCACATACGATTTTCAACTAATTATTAGTAATGAAGCACACTCTTGATACGCCGTTTGAAATCCGACTGGGTGATAGTTTTAACTTTGCCCGAGAGATACACAAACCTTTTGGCGAATTAGATCGGGTACTGGCTTGGTGTAAGACCGAGCTGGTAGGCGAGTGGCGTTGGCAACTGGTAGATGTCAGCACAGACAAGCGTCCTGGCCGCTATATTTTCTACTTTGATTCAGAACGTGACTACTTTGCTTTCACGCTGTATTGGCAGTAATTTGTTATCGAACAGCGCCAGCGATGTCGGCTTTGCTGATGTTCCTAGCACCCATAACATCGTTGCCATATTCCGTCCAGTCCACTGCCTGCCAAGGTGCTAGATCACCCCGAACAAAAAAGAAACTGTTGGGATTGGCCAGTTCAAATCCTTGTGTGATGATTTGCCCAGCACGTCGGCCCTTCATCCTGAATGCAAAGTCGGCATCAGCAGGATCACGCACAAACTCATATCGGCCACTGGGCTTGGGCGGCTGAATTTGAGGTCGCTTTACTTCGGTCCTGCGCCAAATTTGTGCCACTGCCGGAACATCGTATCCGCGTCGTGGGCCCTCACTGGGCAGGTAAAAACTATTGCGTGGTAGCACGTATTCGTCCATGAGTTCAAAGTCGTCGTCCAATCTATTTTGTATGCTGGGTCTGCGAAATGTGCGCGGAACAATTTGTGCAATGAAATCTGCAAAGGTTGAGGCCTTGTTGAAGAACCGGATGGCCAGATCTGATCCACGACCAAACGGAGGATTTTGTATGACCATGAGCCCTGGTTGACGTTGGTGTTGTGCTGTGAAGAAGTCTTGTCGAGTAATCTTGGGACTCTTGGGATCCAAATCATACATTTCAATACCAGGAAAATAACGTGCCAGATCTTGATTGCCTGCGGCTGGTTCAATCATGCGTGACACTGGCAAGCGGTGACTTTTGACCCAGTTGGCAAATTGTTCTGCCGCTTGCGGACGAGTAAAGAACTGATCGTGCTCTACACCAGCAGATTGTTTACGCTGTGCTTGGGTTTTTTCCGGGATAAATTCGTTGAAACGCATAGAGTATTTATTTGTAATACTTGAGTAGTACTTGACAAAAATACCCAATACCTGTATAATGCAAGCATAGCAACTTTTAATAGGTGTCACTTTGAGCATAGAAATAAAAAATCTAACCCCCGAGCAAGTAGAAATGCTGGATGCTATGTGGGCCTGTGAATCAGCAGAAGAATACCTGGCATGGTATCACTTGCTGGACGCTGAAGATCAAGAACAGGCAGATCTACTGCAACGCATGATCATTCTTGAAACCATGGATGAGATGTTGGAAGAAGTGAGTGATGGCTATGCTGAAATTAAAACCTATTTAAAAAAGTTTATGCTATGAACCATCACTTTGTTGTTGTGTGGGATAACACTGGCCTAGAGTACATAGGTGACATTACTGCTGACGAAACGAATCGCAGTTGGTCGGCATTGCAAGGCAAACCTGTCGGTAGCGCCTTGCCAAACCTCAATCACATGATACTTCGTGCTAGATACAATCCACAGCGCCACTATGAGATCTATCAGGTGGAAGCCACAGATGGTATCACTGCTGATGACATACGAGAAATGTTTACAGCCAGTCCACAAACAGCCGCGGACACAATCCGCAGACTCGGTCACTGCTACTTTAGTGACAGGGTCCAAGAAGACCGCGTGGTAATACGTTGATGGACGAACTTAAAATACGGTTTGACGAGGATGAATGTAAGTACTATGTGTATTTCAACGGACCTTGGGGACAATGTGCCTATCAAAGCGATCCGTTTGACACACTAGAAGAAGCTGAAGCCTTCAAACAAGAACAGGAAAAACAATGATTACAACAATTAATGGCGATATGTTAGAGGTAGCGGATCAAATTACAGACGGATCCATTGACCTACTGCTGACAGATCCACCTTACAACATCAGTGAGGACGGAGCCCAGCCAGTGTGGATTGACAAGGCCACTGGCAAAAACAAAACAAACATACACAATCAAAAATTCAGCGAGAGTTTTGACCAGAACTGGGATGAAGTGGGACACGATGAGTTCTTGCAACAGATCAATGGCTGGGCTGAGGTTTGGTTCAAGAAAATCCGCAAAGGTGGAAGTTTTGCCATCTTTATCAGCGACCAGTATGTGAGCTATCTCTGGACTGCCATGGAGAACGCAGGATTTGAACCCAAGCGTGTGTGGACCTGGAAGAAGCCAGCGGCAGTACCGTTCAACCGTCAGGTCAATCCTGTGAGTGCCTGTGAGTATGTGCTTTTTGGCATCAAGCCCAAGGGCCCTAGAACTTTTAATGCAAATGCCACCAAGGGTTCAATTGTGGAACGCTATGCATCAGCAGACAAGGTCAGTAGTATTGTTTACAAAATGGTCAAGGATGCCGACAGTCTCGATAACCTTGACAAGATCTTTGATGAGGCCAAGAAAGAAGCCAAACGTATGTTGGCTGATCGCAAGACTGAAGAAGGTTTAATACAATGTGTGATTCCAAACACCATCACCTACAGTGGTGGTCTGGGCAAGGGCAAGATACATCCTACACAAAAGCCCACTGAGATCTTGGAGTACTTTATTGAGTTGTTGAGCAACCCAGGCAACACAGTACTAGATACATTTGCAGGCAGTGGCTCCACTGGTATCGCGTGTGAGAACCGAAATAGAAACTGTATTTTGATTGAACGTGATCCGGGTATGTTTGCAAAGATGCAAGCTCGAGTTGATGAAAAAACCGCACAATCCAACATAGTTGAGTTCATTTGACCTAATTCAATAAATTTGTTATAATACACTTATGTTTAATTTTTGGAGTACCGTATGACCAAGGCTGTGACATCTAACCTAGTAGTAAATCCCTTTGCGCCACCACCTAAGATTGTGCAAACCCCGTTGGTGTCAACTGGGAATATCTATGATCCATTGGTTCCCCGTGCAATGGCCATTGCCAATGAAGATGTGGTTCAAGAGGCTATAGATGCTTTGCGTACCCGACTTCAAGGAACTCCATACCGTCAAGAACATTTTGGACGGCTTGAAGAGTTAGAATCCAATTTGATCGATATCAATATTGATATTCAACGTCTATTAGAAACGCCACATATTGCAAAAAATATTATTGAGCTGTTTGATCCTCGAATCATGCAACCACTCAATGTTATTTTTATTAAAGAAACCGGACGCTACAGTGCCTGGGAGGGCCAACAAAGTGGCACAGCCTTTGCATTGATGATGCATTTTGGATTGATTACTCCTGACACCTTAATTCAATGTAAAGTGGTAGATGATGATCTTGTGGTACCTGGCTCAGACTTGGCTGGTGAGGCTGTGGGCAATTACGGATTTCGTTGTATCAATTACAAAGGGCGCAAGGAACCTGATTTATTTTGGATCTTTAGAAGTATGGTCAATGGTGTTCGGCTCTATAAAAGTACACTGACGGAAGATTTACAGGCCAACGAAATTCAAAATATGTTGCAAACTCACAGTATGTTTTCAGCACCCGGACTTGAAGCTCGCGGGCAAAAAGCCAAACCGGGTATGGTCACTCACATCAGCAGTATGTTAAACATAGCCGGACACGGTACCGAGTCAGAAAAATTTGATATAACCAAAGCAGATTTAGATTGGGTGCTAGGTTGGCACAATCGCTACTACGCCAGCGAAAAGGGTGTGAACGGTGGTTATTTAATTACATTCGGACGTTTTGCCGCATTGTGTCGTGAGCAAGATATAGCAATTACCAAAGAACACGAGCTTGAGTTTTTCCAGCATATGAAACGCTACGGATCGCCAAAAGCATTCCACGATGATTGCAAGCAACGATACAAAAAAGTATATGGTGGATGGTCAGACGCTTGCCTATTACCAATCTGGCAGAAAGATTATATGAAACGTGGCGGCACCTTGCCATTACCAACTATCAAGAATTACAATGAATACAAATCTCTCTGATTCATATCACTTTTATCTTTGGCGTCATCGCTACATAGATGACGATACTGAGGCCACAGTGACTCGAACTTGTTTTGGAATAACCTCCAATCTTGACAAGAGACAAAACGGATATGAAGGGCACGTGGGACATCCTATCCGCTGGGCAGCCGTTTGGCAAGGCCCTGAAAGACAGATACGTGAATTAGAGCATCGTCTCAAAGCCGCTTTTAGAGACTATCTATTTGCCGGCCACAATGACTTTGTTTACGAGTGGGTGGACGAGACTGTACCTTACGAAAGTGTAAGAAATTGGGTAGAATGGGAAGTTGAAAATACATTTGCTGATATAGGAAAACTATGAGCGTTTTACATTTCAAAGCCAGACCATGGACGGTGTTTGATCCTGCCAACAAAGAACACCGGCGTTGGTATAACCAGTTTGTAACACACGGTGGATGGGGGCAATGTCCTTACAGATTTATTGTGCCCGAAGACCACGGCGATTTGATTACCATGTGCCAACGCAGTCTAGTGCGGTTTTATGTGGAGCACGAGTTTAAAATTGTTGTAAAAAAGCCACAAAAAAGAGCCCGGAAAAAAGTAATACGTTAGTACTACAAAAGCCCTACTAACACTAGGGCTTTTCTTTTGGTTGACCGAATATTCTCTTTTTGCTATAATACTTGTATAGAAACTAAAAAGGGGTTTGAAATGGGTACACGTAGTCGCATCGCAGTAATGCACGGAGAAGTTTGCAAATCAGTTTACTGTCATTGGGATGGCTATCTTGAGCATAACGGTGCCATTTTGTTGGAACATTATGACTCCTCCAAAGCCAATCAATTGGTTGCACTAGGTGACTTGTCAAGCCTGCGCCCTGAGATTGGTATCAAGCATCCTTTCAGTTGTTTGGATCCTGAGGCTGGTAGCGACTACGAACAACGCTATGGCAACATGTGTACCTTTTACGATCGCGATCGCGGTGAGACAGAATGCACTTGGTCGGTAGATCACACGTTTGAAGACTTCCTGGACCGTGCCAAAGGTTGTGCCGCTGAGTTTTACTATGTGATGAAAGATGGTACATGGTATGTAGGCGACACTTACGGCTCAACGGCATTAAGTAATAAGTTAACACTTCTTGCAGAGGCCTTGCAGGCTGTAGAAACGGTTGACCAATAATCGCCAAACTGCTATAATATACACATAGATTAACAAAACAGGAGCCAGTATGCCAGGATTTGTAGACGTATCAAATATGACAGCCCGTGAAATTCGCATGATGGACCATGCGGCTGACGCTGACGAATCATATCAGCCACGCCAAACTTGGAAACCCAAGGCCCGGCCTGCAAGTGTTGCTCACTCTGTGGACAATGTTTGGGGCGCGGCAGTGGCGTCACAACGCATCAATGGCTCTTATGTTAAAGAGACTACTTATATCTTGGACACGGACCAGAACGTCAGTGTGGTAGACAAACGTCGCAACCGCGATATCATTGCAGACATTCTCGCCAACCCTGCTCAACTCACTGTGGAAGATATTGCACAGGGCCAGGAGTGCCGCAAGTTCCTGCAAAACGACATTACCTTCCGTGCGCTCAAAGGTCGACTCACAGAGTTTGACAGTGCCATAAGCAAGGTGATTGCTGTGACTGAAGAGTTTGATACTGTGAAACACAAATACGAATTGGCTGTGGTTGCGTGTCTGCCACAAAGCCATACTCGTGCCTTGGAGCGTCAGACCGTGCAAGATCGAGTGCGCCAAACATCAGGCGAGTTCGTAGGTAATCCAGGCGACAAGGTTCAACTAGACGTTGAGATTATCAAATCAAATTTCAGTCAGCAGTGGAACACTTGGTATTCCACTGCCGTTACTCAAGACAATAGTGCTGTGTTTTTTGCCTATCGCCAGCAATTGTCTGTGGGTTCCAAACACACTATCGCAGGAACCGTCAAGGCTCACAGAGACGGCTCCACTCAACTCAACCGTGTGAGCATTATCTAAGGACACATCATGAGCAAACTCATAATTGGATTCATTTTAGGTTTGGTGGTCAGTGCTGTTGGATTTTCGGGCATTGCTCGAATGTTTGACAAAGGCGTACAGACCATCCAAACCCAAAGCAAGGAACTGGCCCAGTAAAACGGGCAAATCGAATCAAAATTATTGCAAAAGTGGTTGACCAATATACTATCTTTTGCTATAATATTGATATGTTGAGCAGTAATGCAAAACATTTTTTAAACTTTAGGCAACTTTGAAAGGCAACTTTATTATGTCAGCAGACAAAATGTTTACAGTAGCAGGTACCGCTACAAATCCCGATGGTACTACTAAGGCTCGCTTTGCGAACGACTTGGTAGCCCGCATCAAGATCCTTAACAAGGCTAAATGCACCAACATCAACCTGGTAGAATTGCCTCGTGCAATGACCAAGTTAGAAGCCCTCCAGTTCTTGACTGAGAATGGCATCACCGACGGCGACGCTGGCTATGCTATAGCCAACAAGCTGGCAGAGAAGACCAAGGTCGCCAAGAAAGGCGAAGTCAAGGTTGCTGGCAAAGGCGTCAAAGCCACAGCACCTAAGACCGCCAAGGCTACCGTGACTGCCGAGGCAGTTGCAAGCACTAACTCCTAATCAGAGTCAGAGTGCCAAAAAGGCGGCTTTAGGGCCGCTTTTCTACGACTTTTTGGTTTGGTACATAATTAATACTATGCTCAAACCAGATGAATACTTACACGAGCGCATCCAAAGTGTTATGCTTGAGGTCATGGGTGTGCTATATGGCAACAACATTACCTTGGTACATATGGGTGCCATGATGAGATTGTTGGGAGTGCCAGATCACAAGGCCGCCGAGCATGATGACGAGATGCTAGAGCTAGATGAAAAGTTTGGCGCTATGCTACTGGAATTAAATAAAAGCACACCAAAACAAGTCCCTAAGGACGCTACTATCCATTAATGACCATACCTAACTATCGTGCAGTGGAACCTCTGTACATTGTGATCTTGCGTAATACCAATCAAGCCGAATCGTTATTTCGAACCTGGATCAAAGAGAATCGAATCGAACACGCTAACATCAACGGCAATCGCATGATGCTTCACGACCAACGTGCATTCGAACAGTTCCGTGTGACTTGGACACATTCTTGGGACGCTATTTCAGTGTGGGACACCTGGCTCAAGAGACCTGTTTATCTTTGATATGGATCCTGTAGTGGTTGCTTACCCGCCGGGATCGTGTGGTACACGATTAACCAAAAAACTAGCCAATAGTGAGTCTTGGAATCGATACCCAAAACAACACCAACACTTTAGTACTTTACCCACAATAAAATATAATGGGTATAACAAATATCCAGAGTCAAAAAATATAGATAATTTGTTACCAATTGAAATCGAACAACCGATAATTGCAGTACATTCCTTGCACGGCCAAACAATTTCTAAAGTGTTTCCAGGGCGACAAATCGTCAAGGTGCAGGCAAGTTTTTACAAATCCTTGCGACGATGGTGGTATGTATATGGTAATCAGTGGTATCAAAAACGGTCGCCGCCCCTGGACCTTTTTTTTCGGCCGTTGCAAAGACATCTAACACCGTGTCAACAAGTCATTGCATATCATGCAACCTACTACGAAACTAATGTAGATACTGTTGCTGATCAATGTTGGAAAATTGAACCAGGACAATCGGATTTTGCTGACTTTGTACTGGAAGAATTTGAATTCCCACATGATTCAGAATTTGATGATGCTTGGAATTACATCAAAGAGATTGCTGATTTTACTGCAATGAAATCAGATCAATTGATCTGTTCAAAATAATTGCATCCAGTGCAACTAATGTGTATAATTAACTGGTGCGAAATGCACTTATTATAAAGGAAATACTATGACACAACACGAACAAATCGTGGCCGCTTATGAAACTTACTTGGCCGAGAATGCCAAGTTCGCCGACAAGGGCGTTAAAGCCAGCGCCGCTCGTGCTAGAAAAGCTCTGCAAGAAATGAGCAAGGGCATTAAAGAGCGTCGCAAAGAGATCACTACAGAAAAAGAAGCCTTGGCCGCCAAATAATGCCAATTGTTCAAGTAGTAGAAGATCCAGATAATCCAGGAGAACTACTGTTGGATTTGGGTCTTGAACTGTGTGCTGAAATCGGATTGAAAGTAGGCGACACAGTAGAATGGATAGATCAAAAGGACGGCTCATGGCTGTTACAGAAATCAAAGACCTCAGCGAGTTGCTCGACCAACTCAACACAAAATCTTTAGAAGACACGCACTTCAAGTGGACTGCCGATACTATTGAGCCACAGACAACTTACAGTATATCTAGTGGTGGGACATTTAGTCCCTCATATGGTGCTGTGCCTAATGTGGCTATTAGTGGTAGCACTATGAGTGCCACCGGTATCAATGTTACCAGTCCTGTTTGGACAACTAACACCACTGCTGGCAGTTACAGTTTTACTGGCCTGAACGTTCAACCCAACAACACAGTCCATATCAAAGGTGAAGACGCTGATCTCTTGATCAACGACAAGAGTCTCAAGACCTGGATGGAAAAGGTAGAAGAGCGGCTCAACATCTTGACACCCAATCCTGAACTTGAGAAAGAGTGGGATGATTTGCGTAGACTAGGCGAGCGTTATCGCAAACTAGAGAAGAAATGTCGAGAAAAAGCAGACGTGTGGAAGAAATTAAAAAGTATGCCTAAACCCAATATTAACATATGAATAGTAAACAAAGAATCAAACACATAACCAAGTGGATCAAGTCCTATGCCCGGAGTGCCAAAATTGACACTTTGGTAGTGGGAATTTCAGGCGGCATTGACTCCAGTGTGGTATCCACGCTGTGCGCTGAAACAGGACTCAAAACCATTGTGGTCCAAATGCCCATCCGTCAGAATCGAAAACTGGACAATCGCAGTAGTATGCAGGCTGGGTGGTTGCTGGAACGCTACAAAAATGTCACACACGTGAGCATGGATCTAACTTCAGTGTTCACAGCATTTGAAAAGAAACTTGAACCAGTGTGCCGAGACAGCAATGACATAACGCTGGCATTTGCCAACAGCCGTGCTAGACTACGCATGATGACCTTGTACCAAATTGCACAAAGTTATAGTGGTATTGTTGTGGGCACAGGCAATCGGGTTGAAGACTTTGGCGTGGGCTTTTTTACCAAGTACGGTGACGGCGGGGTTGACATCAGCCCCATTGGCGACTGCATGAAAACTGCTGTTTGGGACATGGGCAGAGAGTTTGGATTGCCCCAAGAAATCATTGATGCCGAACCTACTGACGGACTCTGGGACGATGACCGCACCGACGAAGGACAACTGGGCATGACCTACCCCGAGTTAGAAACGGCTATGGTCCAAGCAGAAACAAATTCTGGTGTGGACAACAAAACTGAAAAAGATAATCTCAAGAAGTATCGAGCAATTCGAGCCAGAAACCTGCACAAGATGGAACCAATTCCTGTGTGCCAAATCTCTGAATAAAGTAAGCCGTTTACTCCAAAACGGCACCTTTTTCACCCGGTCTGAGCCCGGTTCTGCAATCAACTGAGTAAGTAAAACTACCATGAAAGCACAAGTAAACTACATCAGCGATCAACTCGCAATTTGGAGTTCAAGAGCCTTCCGAGTCGCAGGACTTTGGATTGTTGCCCTAGCTGTGATCGCTGTATGCAATCACAAGTTAAATGATCTCCGTGCAGGCATTGAATCAATGCCTGCTGGTTATGTGTCAGCTACAGAAAAAATTCGATCCTTGGATTGTTTGACACGCAACATCTACTGGGAAGCCGCATCAGAGCCTTTTGAAGGCAAAGTTGCTGTGGCCCAAGTCACAATGAATAGACTAGCATCAGGACGCTTTGGCGACAGTGTCTGCGGTGTAATCTATCAGAAAAACGTATTCTACGAACGAGTAATCTGCCAGTTTAGTTGGGTGTGTGAAAGCACTCACAAAACTCGGCCAGTGCATCAACCCTTGTGGGCAGAGTCAGAATTGGTAGCCAAAAAAGTGCTACTGGAAAACTTTAGACTGCCCAGTTTAAAAGGCGCACTTTATTATCACGCAGACTATGTTAGCCCGGGTTGGCAAAAACCCAAAATTGATAAAATCGGTCGTCACATCTTTTACGGAGAGCGTTAATGCCTTTCAATCTTCCTGTTGCAATCATTGCTGTTCGTGATTACATTACTAACAGCCTGGCACGACTTTCGGCAGATACACTGGGCTGGTTGGCGGCCATCGTATTACATTGTGCAACCCTGCCCAGTTTCCTGGCCTTGATGACCGGGCTTTCGGACAAGACCCCGAGTTTGGACATCATCCTGTTTCTCTGGGGCGGTTTGATCCTGTTGTTCTTGCGGGCGGTAGTACTGAAAGATATGCTAAACATTGTGACCATTGGCGTTGGGTTTATGCTACAGGCTGGATTCTTGGCCTTGATCCTGTTTAAGTAAAAAGTATTACTTGACCACAAACTCTGAATATGCTATAATATAGGCATGTTTAAGACAGCCAAACACACTTACCGAACGCTCAAGCAAAGTGATCCTAACTTTAGTTTCAGCCCTGACGGCATTACTCTGGTGCCACGTGCCGGTTTTGAGATTTCGTCTGGGTGCCCCGGCAACTATGCAGACATCATTCGTGAGTGTATCAACCACGGTTGGCTCAAACCGGTTGCCCATATGCGTGACGAAGAACTAACTTGGGAATTATTGAAATATGAAACTCTGCCCTAAATGCGATGATCGAGCCCTGTGCTGTGATCACTGTGCCTACTTCAACTTCAACGGAGATGCAGACGGTGCCTACACTGGCGACGGTTGGTGCCGCTTGCACAAGCGAGCAGAAGACCCCGGCAGTCTCTGTGACGAGTACGTTTGTTTTGAACTCTTAGCAAAGGACGCACCCAATGTCGATGCATCTACACCATCCCAGTCTTAGTCTCAACGGTCGTAAAAAAGGCAAGGTCAAGTTTCGTAATGCAGACGAGGCTCGCAAGGCACGTGAATTAGATACCTCGTGGAAAGAATTAAAAAAGAAGTGGGACGTGGATGCTGAAGAAAAGCGTCGTAATCGTGCCTTGAAGGCCGAACCGCTTGATTATAAACTGACCACTCCTGCTGGTCGTAGCACCGCGCATATACCCAGTCTGTCAACTCCTGGTGGATCTACAGCACCTGTTTACAAAGTTTATACAGGTACCAAGGTCAAAGGTATTGCTACCATGCACAAGTCAAATGCTGTGCCTGTGTTCTCAAACGAAGAGGCTGTGGAGATTTCCAGAATGCGACGTGGATGAAAGATCTGTATTCCACACCCGAAGCCAGACTGGACACTATACTGGGCGAGGTTAGTTTCTGGGCACAGATGCAACGATGCAGACTATCTGAAGAGGGTGAGAAGAATTGTCGCACAGGCGCAGACACAATCACATGGTTTAGAGACACTTGGGGCATACAACTGTTACCCTCAGATGATACCATATTTGGATTTCAGCGTGGAGTCAACATTGTGGATGAGCAAAAGTACATGATATTTTTATTGAAGTGGTCATGATTAAAAAACGTTTATTAACCTATAAGGGAGATTTTGTAATGGGTGGTATGTGGGAAAAAGATGAAGTGGTGCGCCTGCTCAAAGGCGTGCCGGGCACACAATATCAAGAAGCAGACGATCAAGTCAAAGAACAGATGCGTGAGTGGATCCGTGGTCTGTTACAGAACAGCGCAATCAATGTAACATTCACCAAAGCCGACGGAACCGATCGTGACATGCTGTGTACTCTAGATCACAGTAGGATTCCGGTTAGCATAGCAAAACCAGTGCAGTCAGTAGATGGTATTGTGCGTGAAAGTCGGAAGCCTCGCAAAGAACCTGACCCACATAGTATTCGGGTGTTTGATTTGCAAAAACAAGAGTGGCGCAGTTTCCGTTTTGACAGACTCCGAAAGGTCACAGCCACCTTGGATTTCCAATAAGTAATACTCAATGGCAAAAGAAGATATTATAAACATGGAGGGTCGAGTAGAAGAAGTACTACCAGCCGCCATGTTCCGGGTAAAAATAGACAACATCAACAACGTGGTACTAGCACACTTATCCGGGCGTATGCGCAAGAACAACATCAAAGTCCTCTTGGGAGATCGGGTAGAAATGGAATTTAGCCCATATGATCTTACCAAGGGACGTATTACTCGTCGCAAATAAATACAAGATGGAATTACGCAACCACATCAATCTTGTAGAAGCAAGCACCCGTCCAGCAAAACTGGAAACTACCCCTCTCCCTTACGGTGTCAAAGACCTTGAGCCTGTGATGAGCAGAGCCACTATCGACTATCATTTTGAACACCTAGCCAAAGGCTATGCAAAGCGTTACAACGCAGGAGAAGGCAATGCGGATTTTAATCGTGCTGGCAGTTTTCTACACAATAAATTTTTCCCTCAGCTTCGGGCTCCCAAGGGCGCAAACAAGCCCCGCGGTGCAGTACTCGCGCTGATAGAAGAAAACTTCAAGACTTGGGAAGATTTCAAGGAGCAGTTTAAAGAAACTGCAATGAAGATCCAGGGGTCTGGTTGGGTTTACTTGAGCACTGGTGGTACAATCAAAACAATCCCCAATCATCAAGTTCGCACTGATATCTGCTGTTTAGTAGACTGGTGGGAACACGCCTGGAGTTTAGACTACCAGTGGGACAAAGAAAAATACCTAGACAATATCTGGAAGATTATTGACTGGGACGTTTGTAACGAAAGACTATAATGATATTAGAAACTGGTGCTGTGGCTAAATTACGTGACCTAGTTGCTGAAGAGGGCAATCCTGGACTCATGTTACGAGTGTTTGTTCAAGGTGGAGGATGCTCAGGAATGAGCTATGGTTTCACATTTGAAGAAGTGCAAAACGAGGACGACTTTGACTTTGCGTATGAAGATGTACGGGTTGTAGTAGATAGCATGAGCATGCAATATCTACAAGGTGCCTCAATTGACTACAAAGAAGATTTGATGGGTGCCAGTTTTGTGATCAACAATCCACAGGCGCAAACCACTTGTGGTTGCGGAAGCAGTTTCTCAATTTAACTGTAGTAAGCGATTGTAAAGTCTCTCCAACTACCGCTTTGATAAACCTGCGGTAAATTACTAGTAGTATTGTAAACCATATCCCCATTGCTTGGAGACAACGCATCAATTTGAGATTGTGTTAAGTTAGGCAATCTAAATGCACTAGTAGTTCCGGTGCTAATCACAGTGTTAGCAATCACCACATCAGCAATAATAGTGTTAGATGTAGTAATATTACCAGTAGCAGATATACTGCCAGTGGACGAAATATTGCCACCACTCACATTACCAGTTGTTGAAACAGGACTACCAGCAGGAATAGTTACATTACCAACAAAGTTTGCCCCGTAAACATTACCAATTGCACTTACTGTTCCACTGGTTAAAAGATTGCCCCCGGTGATATTGCCGGTGGTGCTCATTGCGCCACCTGCTGGTGGGATCACATTGCCAACAAAGTTTGCACCATATACATTGCCACCTGCGGACAATATTCCTGTGGTTACTACATTACCAACAACATTACCAACAATATTACCAACAACATTACCAACAAAGTTTATGCCGGTGATGTTGCCACCTGCTGATATTGTGCCGACACTGGTAATATTACCTCCTGTAATATTACCCCCTGACGTGACCGATCCACCAGCACTTACTATACCAGCTGTGAGTAAATTACCGCCGGTGATGTTGCCAACTGAAACAATTGAATTGGAACCTCCCAGTTGATTTAGAACAAATGCTGTGGTAGCAATTTGAGTTGTAGAAGTGCCATTTGCGGCAGTGGGTGCTGTGGGTGTACCAGTAAATGCAGGACTGGCTTTTTGTGCCTGAACATAATCTTGACTGGCCAATGCTGACCAGGCATTGGCGCTGTTGTATGCAGAAAGAACGTCTGTGGAACTGTTGTACCAAAGTTGTCCTAGAATTGGTTGCAATGGTGCAGTTGAGTTGGCAAAATTTTCCAACAAATACACGTAGTTTTCGTTTTCGTAGGTACCGTAATCTGTTACTGCCCGGCCTACTAGGGCCAAGTCTGTGGCGGTGGTGTTAACAGTACCGTCTGCAACGATTGCAATTACATTTCCACGGCTGTTGTTGATAATATATGACATTGATAGCTCCGAATGCTTGTATTTAGCGATAGATTGGGTTCGCAAGCCTGTGTACAAAGTTTGGTAAATACAGCACTAGGACTGCAAATTTATGACACAGCAAATAATCAATGTAGGAAACGTGGCCAACGATGGACAAGGTACTCCGCTACGCACAGCGTTTCAGTATATAAACAGCAACTTTACTGAACTTTATAATAGTGTATCCACACCAACAGCATTAGCCAATTTAACTGCTGTAGCAGGTGCTCGTGCATTTGTTAACAATGGTAATTTAGTAGCAACAGGTAATTTTGGAGCTCAAATTGGCAGTGGTGGTTCAAATGTTGTACCTGTGTGGAGCAACGGCACCAACTGGTACGTGGGATAATCGATGAGTCAACCAGTTTGGATTACCCCTGTAGGTAGTTTGGGAACCATACCCGAAGGTATATTTTATCAAAATACACTGTTGGTAGTTGCGGGCGCACTGCCCAACACCCCTACCTGTACGGCTACCACAGCAGGCACCAACATCATCACCTGTACCAGTACTGAAGGGCTGTATCCAGACCTCAATGTTGTGTTTAGCGGCAATGTATTTGGTGGTGTTGATCCTGCCATAAGATATTTTGTATTAGATGTGATCAGCGACACAGAGTTTAGAATCACCGACACAGAGTTTAGTGCTATTCCTGTTGCATTAACAACTGACACTGGCACAATGACCGCAGAATTCAGACAGCACGTTTACTACACCCTGATTGCTGGTAATTTACCACCGGGTATCCAAGTTTCAGACAATGGATTGATTGTGGGTGTTCCTAGTGCATTGGCAAGTATACAAGGCGTACCGTTTGATGTCAATAGAGATGTAACCAGCAAATTTACCATTAGAGCGTACACACAAACTGCCACTGGCACAGTTGATCGCATTAGAGATCGAACATTCACACTCACTGTAATCAACACCAATGCGCCAGTGTTTACTTCCCCCGGTGACCTTGGAACATATTATGATGGTGACAGATTAGATATTCAACTTGGCATTACCAACGTTGGACCAAACAATCCTGCTGTGGTCAGTTTGATAGGCGGTCAATTGCCAGGTGGAGTTTATCTTAGTCCCACAGGATTAATATCGGGCTACATTCAACCGTTTGCCAACGTCGATCGACCGCCCGGTTACGATCTCACTCCCGAAGATGTATATCCGTATGACTTTGTTACCAGTGCTATAAACAAAAACTATCAGTTTACTCTGCAAGTTACAGATGGCACCTCAACTGATATAAAAACATTTAGCTTTTTTGTATATGACCGTTCTACACTCAATGCCAGTACCACACAAATCACAGCAGACAATAGTGTGATCACAGCCGACGAAGGTGAAGAACGCAAACCGTTTATTGTAAATTCATTACCATCAAACTTGGGTACTGTGCGTAGTGACAACTACTATGCACATCAGTTTATTGCCAATGACTACGACACTCCTGATCTCAAATTTGCCATCAGTGTGAACGTGGGATCAGGACTTCCTCCGGGACTAGGAATTGATCCCAATTCAGGTTGGTACTATGGTTATATCCCCGATCAAGGTGTGACTGAAGTTGAATACAGTTTCAATATTGTTACCTACCAGGCTGACTTTGTAGGAACACCGATTACTTGTACCGCTACTGCATTCAATACCAATATTATTACCTGCGATAGCACATCACAGATCAATCCAGGGCAACCGATTGTGTTCACTGGCACCAGCTTTGGAGGTATCACTGCTTCACCAACGCAGGTGTATTATGTTCTCTCAGTAGAAAGCGACACAGAGTTTACTATAACCAACAACCTTGGTAGCAATAGTGCGGTAACATTAACAACATCAACTGGTTCCTTGGCAGCCAACTTGATCGTTGCAAGTAGCCCATATCCATTTACGCTAACAGTTAATGGGGCCGTCAATGCCGAAGTAATTTGGTCTACACCTGCTGATCTCGGGTACATCGAAAACGGTGCCACAAGTATGTTGGTAATACAGGCAGAGAACACAGGAGGCCGTGCTCTAAAGTATCGTCTCAAGCCAGGGGCCGGTCCTGCACAATTACCATATCCCTATGTGCCTGGAGTATACAATCTACTACCACAAGGGCTGAAATTATTAGACTCTGGAGAAATATCTGGGCGAGTAACCTTTAATACCTTTGCCATTGACCTAGGGTCAACAACATTTGATGCCACGCAATCTGTAGTAAGAAATATTTCTATTCAAGAAACCACATTTGATAGTACTTTTACATTTACCGTGAATGCCTACGCAGAAGATTCTCAACAGGTACTTTACAAAGTAAATTCAGTTGAGGTGCTTGATGGCGGATCAGGATACAGTGCAGTAACCACTCCAGTGTTGACATTTAACACACCAATAGGAGCAACAGCAATTCAGGCACAAGCAGGCACTGTCACTGTGAGTGGTGGTAAGATAACTGCTGTAGCAGTCGAAAATGGTGGTAATGGATACACTAGTCCTGCTATCTTGACAGTCACTGAAGGGTTCGGCGGATCAGGGGCAGTACTACAATCCATAATGAAACCTACCGGTACCCGAGACGTTGTGAGTGTGGACAAAACATTTACCGTACAGGTTCGACGTGTTTACAACAAGCCTTATCAGAACCTGTTGATTGAAGCCATGCCACCGGCTAATGATCGTGCCACAATAACAGAGTTGTTGAACAACCAAGAAATCTTTGTGCCAGATTATATCTACAGAATAGATGATCCATACTTTGGCAAGAGTGAACGAGTGATATACCAACACGCATTTGGTCTTGCCCCCGATACGTTAGAAACTTATGTACTCAGTTTGTATGAAAATCACTACTGGAAAAATCTTGTGTTGGGCGAAATTGATACTGCTCAGGCTATAGATCCTATCACAGGCGAAGTGGTATATGAAGTTGTATACAGCAAAATCATAGATGACCTTGTGAATGCATCGGGGGTCAGCGTGAGCAAGATTGTAAATCTTCCTTATTCCATCACGGATCCAGGTGATGGCAGCACACAACTCACACAGGTGTATCCTAATAGCCTAGTTGACATGAGAGATCAAGTGATTGACGTGGTTGGACAAATATCAACCAAACTTCCACTGTGGATGACTTCAAAACAAACCAATGGAAGAGTGTTAGGCTTTACTCCAGCCTGGGTCATGTGTTACACCAAACCTGGAAGAAGCCGACAAATTGCTTACTATGTACAAACACAATTCCAAGGACAATTAAACACAGTAGACTTCAAGGTTGATCGATATATTCTAGATCATACACTAAGTCGTAACTGGGATACTGTAACTCAAAACTGGACACCAAAACCTAGTTTGACCACATTTGATAGATACGGATCAGGATTACTTCCATTCATTGGATATGTTGATATAGCCACACGTTTGGCCTACTCTGATGTTAATCAACAGACATTGGATTATATTACTAGCCTTGGCGGACTTGATGGAATACTATCTAACATCAACGGAAACACTTTAATCTTTACCAAGCAGGAATACTACACTGACTACGCCACTGCCGATGATGCTTGGCAAGACTATACTACTCTTTATGACGGTGGATTATATGATCAAGGTGATGCAACAGATCCATCTGCACCGCCACCACAAAATATCGACTACCCTGTTGAGTCATTTGACGACAGTTATACTATTCCAGGTGGATACACTTATGACTGTACTAACACTTATACCAGCACTGATTATATCAAAGCTTCAACTACTGCGGGTATGCAGGTAAATGATCCTGTGTGGTTTACTGGTAGCACCTTTGGTGGAATACTTACTACCAATGCCGCTAATGGACTGACTCAAATATACTATATTACCGAAGTGGTCAAAACTACTTGTACTATTACTGCGGCAGGAACAAACTTAATAACTTGTGCTAGTGCCACATATTTAAATACCAATGATGTGGTGTGGTTTACCGGTACTACATTTGGAGGTGTAGAAGCATTGACCGCAAGCAACACTATTCAACAATATTACGTGACCAAAATATCATCTACAACATTCAAGATTTCACTAACACAAGGTGGAGGATTTGTTACTTTATCAAATGCAACAGGATCAATGAATGTAAACACGTCATACTTTACTGTAAGCGAAACACAAGGTGGTACTAATACCACCTTGACCACAGCATCGGGTGGTATGCTTGTGAACTTTGGCAACACAAGAATGGCCGTCTACACCATATCGGTGGACCCTGTGACTACACTTGTGACTCTTACTCCCACAACACTTACTGCACAAACCCAATATGTACAAATCACTCGCGGACGCAGATATAAAGGCGCTCAATTGTATTACCCGACAAGCCCGGCACAAGGATATACATTGATCAACTGGCTCCCAGTACCAGAATCTAGCTCAAGTGAAACCACATTTGACGCGGCAAGCATGGCGTTTGAACAACCAGTTGATATGTACGATCCCACCGATCGGGATGATAAATATCTGGTATTTCCCAAAGCCAATATATTGGTATAACTAGGACAAAAAAGAATGGCAAGTCAAATTAACCCAAACGACATCGACGGAGCATATCCGGTTGCTGGACAAGACAATAACTCACAAGGTTTTCGTGATAATTTCACCAACACCAAAACAAATTTTACTTTTGCGGCAAACGAAATTACCGACTTGCAAAATAACGCAGTATTAAAGTCTGCACTAAACGGAACCACGCTGGACAACAACATGGGTGGAAGTTTGCTATATGATGCTACTATACAGGACTTTGGGGCCACACGAGTAGCATTAGGCTCAGTATCTGGATCAACTACCGTTAACTACGCTTCTGGACATTATCAAACGCTCACAACTGGTGGCAATGTAACGTTGACATTCAGCAACTTCCCTGCATCGGGAATACAGGCCTGGGTAATTGTAAGAGTTACTGTGGCAAGTGTTGCCCACATATTAACATTGTCTTCGGCAGTGGGCACAGGTGCTAGTTCTGCTTCAGTTTTGGGTATTCAAGGTATCAGCAGTAATGTTATTACCTTTAACGAAACAGGCACATACGAATTCCAGTTCCATACAGAAGACGGTGGAACCACAATCTATCTTAGCGAACTAACTCGTCCAAGAAACAGATTTACTAATCCATTGCTTTTAACCGGAAGTGAAGACCTGGCTGCCAGTGGCGCCGCTAGTCTTGCACTTACAACCAGCTACTTCACAACCGCCGCCGCAGAAACAGCCACCTTGGCTGCAGGCACAACCGGACAAATCAAGGTGTTCAGTGCCGTAAGTATTGCCGCAGGCAACATGGTCATCACAGTGACCAATGCTGGATGGAAGAGTTCAGGTACAGGCACTATTACGTTTGGTACAATCGGTGCAGGTTGTACTTTACAGTACACCAACAGCAAATGGTTCTGCATTGGCAACAACGGTTGCACCTTCGGCTAACAAACACTTGACAACCCAGTTGTTCTAGTGTAAACTAACAACATGGAACATCCTTTAATCGGCGACATAAATGACTTGACCATTGATGAACTCAGTGCCCGGGTCAGCGAACTTTCCAACAAACTCAATATAGCCGCAGGAACGGGTAATGCCCATTTATGCGATCAAATTAGAATGGCTCTGGAAACTTTTCGAAACAAGTACCAAGATAAATTAAGAGATTCTTACAAGAAACAAGAAGAAATCAACCACATCAACTTTGACGACAAAATCAATATCAAATGAACGTTAGACTACAATACGATTTAGAATTTCTTGCAGGTGTCTACTACGAAGATCAACTGCAAATGAACAGTTACACAGTGAGCCTCAACTTGCTGACCAAGACCAAAGATTCTGCCAGCACCAATATTGCCCTGGATCGAGCCAAGGCATTTGTGCATGGTGCATTAGAAAGTTCGGTCTTTATAAATCAAGATAATATGGAACGTGCCGAGTTCATGCAAATGATAGGCATCAATGTTACCACGTTGCCTGAAGAACCAGTTGACCAAATCATTGGAATGATGTTATACTACAAACTTAATGCTGTGATGGAAGGGCGCATGATTGTAACTGGATTAGATATTTCTAGCACACTAGGTGACTCAGTTTGGTATCAACACGACGAGGATGATGCGGCTGGACCGTTTACTGCCGATGGTTGGTGGAACCGCGCCAGTATGCAACACGAAACAATAGAGCGCGATCCTGAACCGGGCAATATTGTCAAAGTAATGTCAACAGGTTGGTATGAATTGAATCTAGAGTGGCCCGAGAACACCGCAACAGTCAGTGACAACACGGTAGTATTTGCAAACTTTCCAAAAAATGAGAAGTAACCAGTACGGAGAAATAGTACTTGACGAAACTGATCTTTGTGATTTAATCATGCAAGGTCGCGATCTCTCACAAATGAAATGTGTAGTTGATTCAAATGTAGATATAGAATCAGCAATTCAGTTGTTGGAAGATCCAGGACAATTAGTGTTATGGACATTCCCATACAACAGCGATATTAGTGTGCCTGACTGGGATCACATACAACAACGCAACTGGCACATGCCCGATGAATACAAACAACTGGATGTGGCTGAACACGTGGTTGGGTTATGTGACACACCCGAAAAACTGCAACGTGTGGGGCACGAATTATTATTGTATCAAGAGCGTGGTCTGTTTGATTTACTGCGTTACTTGAAGTATCTAGTGGATGTCATGCGAGACAATCATGTGATTTGGGGTGTAGGCCGTGGATCTAGTGTGGCCAGTTATGTGCTATACCTGTTGGGTGTACACAGAATAGATTCGATGTATTACGATTTAGACGCAGAAGAGTTTTTGCGTTAAATATTATTTTAGGAGATAGCAATGACAAATGAAGTATATAAATCAGCTGGTGGTAAAACTGTAGATATGGGTGCATTACGTTTACAAAACGAAAAAGTTCGTGCTGTGGGCAATATGCGTGTGAACGCTCGCGGTGATGAAATCAACGACAACAACGAAGTAATTCGCACAAGAAACGAGCAAGTTAACAAACAGTACAAGGCACAAACTCGTATGCCACTTCCTAGCTCAAAGGATACACAATGACCAAACTTGCTTTTGAAGCACATAGGTTCAACCGTGATCAACTGAAACCACTCAACGATGTGGTTATTGTAGGCGAGATGACTTTTACCGAACGCTTTACCAATACTGGTATTGTGTTGCTCAGTGACAATGGCAAAACTGCAGGTATTCGACCACGTTGGGGGCAGGTATATGCTGTGGGTCCAGATCAAAAGGATGTGCAGGTGGGCGAGTGGGTTTGTATTGCACACGGGCGTTGGACACGTGGGATTGATATCGAAGACGAAAACGGCAAACAAACTCTGCGCCGGGTTGATCCCAAAGACATCTTGATGTCAGCTGATGAACAGCCAGATGACTTAACATTTTCAGATGCAGTACAAGCAGAAGCCGCACCTAGCCATATGCAACACTCATGAAGATAGACTGGAATGTCAACCAAGTTATCAGTGAGTGTCGCAAAATGTATGCCGGGGCAAATGATCCTTATGTAACAGGTTATGTCAATTGGCCTTGCAAACAAGACTTGTATCGTGTAAAATTTGCTATAGACGAGATGTTGAAAAACACTAGTGGATTTGCTGGTGAAGCGGAATGGCTAGAGCAACTGGAAAAAGAACAAATGTGGAAAGCATTAAAAAATGGAAATTGAAGTACAACCTAAAGACCCAAGCAAGGGACATTTTTATGTGAGCCTTGTAAAGAGTGGTGTACGTATTATAGCAGGTGGATGTTTGATTACAGGTAACTTGCTAATGGCAGGTGTTTGTTTTATAATGGCAGAAGTATTAGGTATTGTAGAGGAATTGGTATGAGCAAGGGTTCAAGACCACGTCCATATTCAGTGGATCAGGAAACATTTGGCAACAACTATGATGCTATATTCAAAAAGAAATCAACATTCAAAGATCTAGAAGAAGATGCCGACGAGCGTGCAAGATTAGCAGAACTTGAGAACTTGAAACAAAAGGAAAATAATGAAAGAACTATGGGTTGAAAAATATCGTCCCAGGACTGTGGACGGTTATGTGTTTGTGGATGCTGGTCAACGAGAACAAGTGCAACAATGGATACAAGATGGGACTATTCCACACTTGATGTTGAGCGGTTCGGCAGGCACAGGTAAAACAACTCTAGCCAAACTCTTGATCAACGAACTGGGCGTGGACGAGTATGATGTGATGTATGCCAACGGATCCAAGGAAGCACGTAAGGTTGAGTGGGTCGATAAACTGATCTCATTCTGTCAAACAATGCCGTTTGGCAAGTTCAAAGTTGTGCTGATTGACGAAGCAGACTATATGAACCCAAACTCTGTACAACCTGCACTTCGTAACCTCATGGAAGACTACAGCCAAACAGTGAGATTTATTCTTACCTGTAACTATCCTTCAAAGATTATCCCGCCACTGCACTCACGCTGTCAAGGATTCCAGATTAACAAAACTGATCACACAGAGTTCACTGCCCGTGCCGCAACTGTGTTGGTCACAGAAGGCGTGGAGTTTGACTTGGATATGTTGGACACTTATGTCAAAGCCACATATCCAGACTTGCGTAAGTGTTTGAACTTGTTGCAACCCAACTCACAGTCGGGCACACTTGCACCACCCAGTGCGGCTGACAGAAGCGCAAGGGACTGGAAGTTGGAATGTGTGGACCTGTTCAAACAAGGGCACATTAAACAGGCAAGAACATTGTTGTGTCAAAGTGCCACACCAGAAGAATCAGATGCCATATTCCGTTGGATGTATGACAACTTGGACTTGTTTGGGCGGACTCCGGAGCAACAAGATCAGGCTATTGTAATCATACGCAATGGCGCGGCCAATATACCTTTGGTTACAGATCAGGAAATTAACTTGAGTGCTACTTTAATTGAACTTGGCAACATCACTTGAACCCAAGATAGATACTGCTAACAGGATCACATTCCTGTTGGACTGGGAACTCACAATGAAGTGCAACTTGGATTGCAGTTATTGCGAAACAGGTATCTATGGCGGACACGATAACTCACAACGCCATCCTCCATTAAAAGACTGTTTAGAGACCATTGACTTTATGTTTGAGTATGTGGACATTTACATGGCCACTAAACCTCGAGGCATTCGCTATGTAGTACTGAATGTATATGGTGGAGAGGCCCTGCATCATCCTGATATTATAGATATTCTAAATACAGTACGTGAACGTTATCTTCCTTATCAAGACCGATGGCACTTGACAATCACCACGACCACAAACGCTATCATAGCGCCACATAGACTGGATCAAATCATACCCTTGATTGATGAGTTTACTGTGAGTTATCACACTGATAATACTGCAGATCAAAAACAACAGTTTCGTGAAAATTTGTTAAGAATCAAAGACGCAGAACGCAGACAAAAATGTATAGTGCTCATGCACTCCGAACCTGACAAATTTGCAGATGCCCAGCTCATGATTGAATGGTTGAAACAAAATGATATCAAACACTTGCCAAGACAATTGGATCATTATCGAGAAGACGACTTCAACTATAATCAACAACAGGTGGTTTGGTTTGAAGGTCTTTACAAAAAATCTCTAGATCATTCCGCAATGAAAGATGGCAAGGCAGATTTGGCCAACACCGGGCGATCCTGTTGTGGTGGCAGAGAATTGTGCGAAAATCAAAATCGTCAATCGCCACAAACTTTTGTGGCCAACAAGTTTCCTGGATGGTACTGTAGTGTAAATCACTTTTTTGTTTATATCAAACAGGTCAACGGCGAAGTTTATGTGAACAAAGATTGCAAAATGAATTATAATGGTAAAGTAGGACCAATTGGAAACTTAAACCATACTCAACCTATATTAGAACAGGCTCGAAACCCACCAATAATTCAATGTGCTCGATGGCGATGTTTCTGCGGACTTTGTGCGCCCAAGGCCGCTGACTTAGATACATACAAATCCATTATGAGGAAATATGAGATACCTAATTCTAACTTACTACCAAAAGGCTAACGGCCAAATTGACGAAGTAATGGCTGTGGCCAAAAGTTTAAAGCGTCGCGATCACCAAACGGCAAATGTGATACTTGACTTCCGAACCCTTTCTGTGTTAAAATGTAGCATGAGCGGTGTTAATGTTCCTAGAGACTTTGACCGCATTGCGGAATACTACCACCAACACTATGAATCAACCATCTCAAGGTTGCTTAAAGAAAATGGATATGAAATTGTCAAGCCAGAACCCACAAAAGAAGAAGTACAACCCCAACCAGCTGATCCTAGTTGATGCAGATGGTGTTCTCCTAAACTGGGAGTATGCCTTTGCCATCTGGATGGAACAGCACGGACACGAAAAGCAACCTGGATCTGAGTTCATATACGACATCGGTGAGCGTTACGGAATCTCTAAAGACCAAGGTCGCAAGCTGATCAAACTGTTTAATGAATCAGCCGCAATTGGCTTCTTGCCTCCGCTACGTGATGCCATGTACTATGTGAAACGTCTACACGAAGAACACGGCTATGTGTTTCATTGCATCACAAGTTTATCAACAGATGTCAATGCACAACGCCTGCGTGAAATGAATCTCGCCAAACTGTTTGGTAAAACTGCTTTTGAACAGATTGTTTGTTTGGAAACTGGTGCAGATAAGGACGAAGCACTAGAGCCTTATCGAAACTCAGGATGCTGGTGGGTAGAAGACAAACCGGAAAATGCTGAAGTTGGACACGAACTTGGTTTAAAAAGTATCCTAATGGAACATGGTCATAATATGAGTCATGCCAACGAGCAAATTCCGGTTGTAAAAAATTGGCGGGAAATCTACGAAATTATCACCTCCTAAACTGCGTAGAGTTTCAACACTGACCCAATGATCCGGTGACGTTGTACGTCCCGGGCCTCTAATGCACAAACAGCAATACCTTCCACAGGTGTACTCTGTAAGCGTTCACAAAGATCCAGCAAGCCGTTGTCTCCGCTATGTCGGTCGGCTTGCTCCACATCTCCTGTGATCACTATCTTTGAATTCGTCCCTATTCGAGTCATCAACATCTTGGCCTGTGCCGGGGTTGCATTTTGCATTTCGTCGGCAATAATCCATGAGTTTTTAAAGGTACGGCCGCGCATGAATGCCAGAGGCGCAATTTCCACTACCTGATCTTCTATAAGGGCTACAATGTCCTGGGCACGATAATATTCGCGCATGACATCCAATAGCGGACGAGTCCACGGTTCCATTTTGGCAACCAAGTTGCCCGGGAGGAAACCATGTTGTTCTCCCTCTACACCCACTGCTGGGCGTGTCATTACGATCCTGTCACAATCACCTTCTCTCAGTGCCTTTACGGCCGCCTGCATGGCTAGATAAGTTTTGCCCGTGCCTGCGGGACCTACTGTAACTACTATGTGGGCGTCAGGGTCCTGTAGTGCCATAACCAAGCGTTCTTGATTTCGTGTGCGAGGGATCAAGTCTATGCGGCGCTGGGCCGTACTAGGTGCTGGGTTAAAGCTGATGGTGTTTTCTACTGCCTGATTCATTCTTTTTTGTGCTTTCGCTGATCGCTGTCTACTCAAGTGCTATTCTCCTGGTAAAAGTCCTCTCGGACCAACCTATTTACGGAGTGTGCCAACACAATAACCTGGTGTTATTTTTGTCAGATCTGGCCACTAAATACTGACCTGGCATAGTATTTCTCCACATTTGACTTCCCCCTGCTTCTGAATAAATACCTAGTGAGATAAAAATCTAACTATTTTAAGGGCGGCCAATGTCATCAAACATCGTAACCATAAGCGATTTTGCAATAAATTTAAATTCTGGGGCAAATACCCTGGTAGTTACCGGTGCAGTCAGTGCCACAGGTAACCTAATAACCACTGGATATTTGATAGGCAACGGCTCACAATTAACTGGTATTATTACTGCCGCTGGTAACCCAACAATTGCCAATGGCACATCAAATATATTTGTTGCAAATTCCAGCAACATTACCTTGGGTGTGGCCGGTAGCACAGTTGGTGTATTTGCATCAACAGGCGAATATGTAACTGGACTTATTTCAGCAAGTGGAAACGTAATCGCAGGCGGCGCATTAAGTGCCGCTGGCAATGTAAGTGTGGGCACCAGCGGTATAGTAATTATTGCCAACGTGGCCAATGCAACTGGCGCCGGAACTGGTGCATTACAAGTACAAGGTGGTGCTTCTGTCAGCAAAGATTTATGGGTTGTGGGCAACATTTATGCCAGCAATATTGTGGGTACAACTGCCAACGTGATCACTATCGAAGACCCACTGGCATATTTTTCCAGCTCCAGCACATATCCATACAATTACGACATTGGCTTTTACAGCCATTTTACAGGTGGCACAGGCAACACATATCAACACACAGGTATTGTGAGAGATTTCAATGATGCCACTTGGAAAGTATTCAGCAACGCAGGCGAACCCTCAGGCAGTGTGGTTACCTTCAACAGTGACACAATATATGATGCTTTGTTGGCAGGCAACATTACCTCTGTAGGTATTGTGAGTGCCTCGGGCAACGTGGTTGGCAACAATGTCACGGGCGGTAATGTATTAACTGGCGGGATAATGAGCTCCACCGGTAATGCCATTCATGGCAACATATTAACTGGGGGTTTAATATCCAGCACTGGTAATGCAATTGGTGGCAACATATTAACTGGTGGGGTAATATCCAGTACTGGTAATGCCATTCATGGCAACATATTAACTGGTGGCATTGTGTCCAGCACCGGTAATGCCATTCATGGCAACATATTAACTGGGGGTTTAATATCCAGCACCGGTAATGCAATTGGTGGCAACATATTGACTGGTGGCGCAGTTTCGGCTGTTGGCAATGTAACTGGTGCTTACCTTATTGGCAACGGCAGCCAAATAACCAATGTATTCATTGCTGGCTCAACCGGTGGCGCTATTATTAGCGGAACATCAAATGTAATCACAGCATACAGTAGCAATGTTACTGTGAGTGTGGGTGGCACATCAAACGTCGCTACCTGGGCAACCACTGGCGAATACATCGCTGGGGTCATAAGTGCTTCAGGCAATATTACCGGCAACTATATCTTAGGCAATGGCTCACAACTGTCTGGAGTTATTACAAGTGTGGCCAATATCAACTCAGGAACCTCAAATGTAACTGTGGTAAGTTCAGGTGGTAATATTGCTATCAGTGTGGGTGGCACATCAAATGTTGCTTATTTTGCCACCACTGGCGAATACATCACAGGATTGTTAAGTGTCAGCGGTAATGTGATTCCTGGTAACGTGACCACAGGCGGATTGGTCACAGCAACTGGTAACATAACTGGTGGCAATGTATTGACAGGTGGGCTGATTTCAGCAGGCGGTACTGTAACTGGCACAAGTCACTTGGGTGCAGTCGTTTCGGTAACAGCCAACATCACTGGTGGTAATGTATTGACTGGCGGTATTGTAAGTGCCACAGGCAACATTGCTGGTAACTATATTTTAGGTAATGGTAGTCAGCTGACTGGATTAGCGGCAACATATGGCAACGCCAACGTTGTGGCCAACCTGGCAGCACTGGGTTCAAACCCAGTATCAACTACAGGTAACATAACAAGCGGTAACATACTAACCAGTGGCCTGATAAGTGCTACTAGTACTATCACAAGTACGGCAAACATCACAGGTGGTAATGTATTGACTGCTGGATTGATCAGTGCTACAGGCAATATATATGGTGGCAATGTAATCAATTCGGGTATTAGCAGTGTTACTGGTAATATCATAGGTGGCAATATTATTACTGCTGGATTGATATCAGCCGCTGGCACAGTATCTGCATCAAGTTATTTGGGTGCTGTGGTAAGTGTTACTGGTAACGTAACCGGTGGCAACATTTTGAACAATGGATTAATTTCTAGCACTGGTAACAGTACCGCAGGAAACTATCTAACTGGCGGATTGATATCCGCAACTGGCACAGTAACTGGATCAAGTCATTTGGGTGCTGTGGTAAGTGTAACAGCAAACATTACAGGTGGTAACGTATTAACTGGCGGAATAGTCAGCGCCAGCGGTAACATTGCAGGCAACTACATCAGCGCCGCTGGTAACATTGCAGGTGGCTATATCAGCGCCAGTGGCAGTATTGTTGCTACCGGCCTAACAGTATCAACGGGCAACGTTACACTGGGCAACATCATCAACGCCAACGGCAATGCTGTGGGCAACATTGGTAGCTCAAGTGCATATTTCAATACCATATTTGGCAAAGCAACCACAGCACAATATGCTGACGTTGCTGAAATGTACACAGCCGATGCGGCCTACGCTCCTGGCACAGTGGTAGTGTTTGGTGGCTCACAAGAAGTCACACTCAGCACACAAAGTCACGATGTTTGCATAGCAGGTGTGATATCTACAAACCCTGCTCATTTGATGAACTCCACACTTGTGGCCGAACACACAGTGGCAGTGGCGTTGCTGGGACGAGTACCGTGTCAAGTGACAGGACCTGTGCAAGCCGGCGACCGAATGGTATCAAGTGATATTCCGGGTGTTGCAGAACGTATGGATATTGCTCGATATCAACCTGGCACAATTATCGGCAAAGCACTAGAAAACTACTCAGGCCCGGGCACAGGCACAATAGAGATAGTGGTAGGTAGACTATAAATGTCAACGATTGTAATAGAAGGCGGAATCACCATTGAGACCGGTATCTACATTGGTGTTGACGTGGATCTCTCTGTGTTTTTTACAACAGAGGACAGCAATCAACTGATCAGTGAAACAGGTGATAGTTTCATCGAGGAATAATAATGAGTAGTAATATTAAATTTAGTCAACTGCCCAATCTAGGCACTATCACAGCCAACACCACAGTACCGGTGGTTGCTGCCGGTACCAACTACACCATCACAGCGGCCAATTTACAAAGTTATGTAAACAGCAGTACTGGCAACGTAACTGCCAACTATTTCATTGGTAACGGATCACAACTCACAGGATTACCGGCAACATATGGCAACGCCAACGTTGTGGCCAATTTGGCTGCGTTAGGTTCTAACCCTGTATCAACAACAGGAAACATAACCGGCGGCAACATCCTTGGTGTTAATAATATCAGCACTGGAACTATCACACTCACAAACGGTGCAGTGATTCTAGACACAGCTGATGGCGCAGTGGCCTTTGGTAGCGGTGCTGGCATTAGCCCACAAGGCGAATACGCAGTGGCCATGGGCTTTAGTGCTGGACAAGGTTCACAGGGCAATGCCGCAGTGGCTATCGGTGGTGGGGCTGGTGAAACCTCACAAGGCGACTCAGCGGTGGCCATTGGTTATCAGGCTGGTGGAACCAATCAGGGCAACAATTCAATCATCATCAATGCTACTGGCACGACATTAGATCAAACCACAGCCAACACATTCACAGTGGCCCCGGTCCGCAATGATGTGGCCAATACGAGTCAAGTCATGTTCTACAACACCACTTCAAAAGAAATCACATATGGCAATACTATAAGTGTAGCTGGCAACATCACAGCCGCTAATTTTGTCGGTAATGGTAATACCTTATCTAATGTTGCTACTCAGGTAACCGGATCCTGGACAGTGCCTACAGGCAACAGCACTCAGAGTTTTACTGTGGCGGCCAGCAAGACCTACCTCATGTGGGTTGATTGCAATATCCCCAATGGTATCTTGGCTTGGAACGCCACGGCTACTGTTACCAATACCAATGTGCCTGTGGTGGGTGCTCAGTATGCCTGGGTCTACAACGGTGGTGGATCGCCCATTGACTTTACCAGCATACCCAATCAGTTCGTAGGCACAGCAAACTCCATAGTTCGTAGCAGTACGGCACCTAGCGCAACTACCAATAGATTTGACTTTGGTATCAACAACACCAGCGGCGGTAATGTCACTGTGCGTTACGGTTGGACCAAAATAAGTTAATGTATAAATCATGGTCAACTCACCGGCCGCCCTGCAGATCGTGAAATAACGCTTGAACTAAAATGTACTAAATAAACTATCATGCAAACACACAACAAACATGGCGTCCGCGATCGAGATCTATTCAAAGATCACACCGACTACTGGCAGGTAGCCGACAACATTCGCGACATTTACATGAGTGAGGGCAGTTTAACTACCCTGCTGGACTTTGAGCGTGTGCTGGACGAAGTAGATATCTACGCATTCAAGAACTGGGACATTGGGGAACTGGTGGACGGTCCCGAAATTGGCAAATACCGTGTGACCTGTACCTTTATGTGGCCGGAAAAGCTCATGCCCGATCCCCGTGGTGGGCGTAGACTTTTAGCATTTGACTGCGAAGTTGAATACCAACGCAAAGAAATAAAGATCCCCATTAAAATTACAGACCCCTCAGATTATCGCCCGGGCACACACAAAGCCAAGCTGACCACACGTGATGTGTGGCTAGTAACAATCACCATGCCCAAAGCACTCATGAACGACATCCGCACAGGATCAATCGAAATGGAAGATCAGGACATTGATCTAGACGAACTGGATCAGGCCTACGAAAACGATTTGGACAAAGAGGAAAATCAAAGCGATGAACAAGCCAACGATGCTCAACAATCCCTTCAACAGCAATCAGCCGCTACCGGCCCTGCTGTCTGAGGGTCTGCAATATAAAGACCTAGAGGGCATGATGAAGCCCACGCTTCACGTGGACGAATTTGCGGCCAAAATGGGTGATGACGATGATATCATTGTGCTATCATTCTTTGTGCGTGATTTAACAGCCGCCAAAGACCTAGTGGGATGGTTTGAAAAGGGCTATGACTTTGTGTTGGATGCCGATCGTAGCCCAGGTGAAATCAAGCCCAGCCGTTATCTAGTGTACTTAGAACTGCGTCGCCGTAGATCAGCACCACAGCACGTACAAACGCTGTTGGATGATTTATCGACACTGACAGAATTTGCCCCAGAAGAATGGCGATTCAAATACGATGGTCGAGACCATGAATGGTCTGAAAAGACCTTTAGTGAACTGGTGCCATTAACTCCGGATTCTTATAGAGCCACGCACGAAGATGACCTAAATGATGTGCGCACAGCGGCGGGTATTGCACCCAAAAAGATTCACGAAAAACTGCCGGATGATGTTAAATCATTGCAGAGCATGGCCGGGATACGATAATGAAGATAAACGACGTACTAGTAGAATTTGCACCCGCAGGTGGCGGAGGTTCAGGCAACTACTTTCAAGCCTTGGCCTCGGCCTGGTACAATGGTACCTTTGACACAGGCAGCCTGCAAAAAGGCATCAAGAGTCAAGAAGACGTGGAACGCTTGTTGAATCGCGGCATTGTGTGCCCAGACGGCAAGACTCGTAAACTGCATATTGATTACAACTCAGACTTTGACGGTGTGGAAATCTACAGTGATGACTACTATGAATACGGTGATCACGATGACACCATAGACAGTCGCACAGGCCAAAAATGGGGGCCATATGACTTTATGGCATTCTCAGATGATGAATTAAGCGAAGGTATTAATGAAAAGTTGGGTGCCAACAGACCCAGTCTAGGCAACCGACGCGATCAATTCCGGAACCTGCACAAGATGCGTAAACAACGTGGGCTAAATGAATTCTCAGCCGATGGTGGCGACAGTGGTGGCGACAGTGGTGGCGAAGACGATGCACTACGCAAATACGCTCAAATGTGGTGGACCGGAGACGAAGCAACGCAAATGCAAATTGAAGCCGCACTGGCCCGTATGGGCTGGGAAATCGGTGAGGACGAAGGCGGCTACGACAACGGCGGTGTGTTTGTGGTACGTGCTGGCGATGAAAATGGCAAAAGTTATACATCATGGCCCGCAGAAGATTTGTCAGAAGGTGTGGCGGAAGGCTCGTTAGATGAAAAGTCAACAAGCCAGGCACAGTTCCGCACAATGGCGGCAGCCGCACACAATCCTGAATTTGCTCGTAAAGTAGGCATCAAACAGAGTGTGGCACGAGAGTTTAATCAGGCCGATCGAGGGCAAGACTACAAGTCATTGCCAAAAAAGGCCACCGAAGGCGCTCCGGTCACAGCAACTCCGGGATCCATTGAATCCGGTGGAGCGGTGGACAATTTCAAACAACAAATGACCAACAATACTGAAATTGCTTACAAAAAAGGCATGGCGGAAGCCGCTTTTATGCACAGCGGACAAAGTGCTCCATTCAGTGGTGTTGGTGGCACTGCAAAATACGGGTATGGCCTAAACGATATACGAAATGCAAGGGCAAAAAAACCAGAAATTGATGCCAATCTGAGAAAATTTAAAGCATGGATCAACGGTGGCCCAAAGCCAGTAGATATAAATGATGTAATTCAATCTGTTGAAGTATATTTTACAAATATCAAACCGCCGTCAGATGCTAGAGTTTCAACGGCATTTAATCAAATATTAAATTCACAAGGCCAAGGTTGGGTCGCTAATAAAAATCAAGCCATGCTATTAAATCCATCATTAGACGCAGCCATTAGAGAACCATTGCCCAATCAACGTGCTGGAAATAATCAAAACGCAGATGGGTACCCTATCGCTCCTTCAAGGCCAATGGCTGGACAAGCGGCACAACCAGCACAAGCGGCACAACCAGCACAACCAGCACAAGCGGCACAACCAGCACAACCAGCACAAGCGACATCAGCACAAGCACCAGCGGCAGCGGCAAATTCAGCAAATCCTGTAGGTAAGAAATTTAATACTGCAAATGCTACAACTGTTACTCCGAAACCAATAACAAGACCAGCATTACCAATGCGAGAACAAGATACTGTAGAAAGCAAAAGCAAGCCCGCAGAAAAAGAAGCCGACTATGGTGATGATTATCAGCAAATGGTTTTGCGCTTGAAAAAACTGGCCGGTGCAGGTCCATTAAAGACTGTGTACGATCCGCAAAAGCGTGTGTATCGAAACATGCCCACAGCACAACAGCCCAAAAAATGACAAGACGCACAGCAAACGGTCGACCAGTTCCTGTGCTACAAGGCTCAGCAGGACCTGTAGCACCCAACCCACATGTACCACCACCCATGCCCGCACAGCAGGCAATGACACGATTACCACAGCCTGTGATCAACATGGGACTGGGCCTGAAACTAAACCCATGAGAGCTAACGAATTCGTCACTGAGAAAAAGCGCATGAAGCGACTGAAAGAACTTACTTTTATGGGCCTGAGTCCTTGCACCAAAGACTGTTCAGGACACCGTGCAGGCTACCGATGGTCAAAAGCACGTGGTGGTGTTAGCACAGCAAGCCCAAGCAACAGTTTTAACCGGGGTGCTGAAATAGCCAAGGCTGGCTACTAATTTTTCGTATAAACAAAATACAATCTATCATTGGCATCCTTTTTGTAGGTGTCTAAATGCAAGTTGTATTTCATTTCAAATTCTTTAACTACTTCAAAAGTCCAATTAAAAATGTCCACATACGGCCCTGTTCGGTGTGTGATTCCAGGATTGGCACGTAGATAAAACTTACCACCTGTGTCTAGTATATCCACACATTTTTTAAAACGACTTTCTATTTCGTCGCGGCTATTAAAGTTAATTGATCCTAGTGCAATGATAACATCGTGACTGCCAACATAATCAAGTATATCAACCATGTAGTCGGCACAATTATTGTAAGGATCAATACCAACCAAGTTACGGATTCGTCCTTTAAAGGGGTGATACCCACATCCAACATCAAGTACGCTACGAGGATTAACAGCGTTAATCTCGTCAGCAAGTTGCCAACCAGTGTAGTCATAGTCTCCGGTCCTGGGTTTCCAGATTTCTCCAAAGAAGCGATTGATATAACGCTCACTCAAGTCGTCTGTGATATATTTAAGCGAGCCCACGTAATCGCAGGGAAGGCTTAGTTCTGCTTCCACAGCATCTTTGAACTTTCTATAGCGAGCAGGCGTCCAGGGCAAGTCCTGTACTTGTGTATCAGCCGTGATAGAAATATCAGCATACTTGGGCAAATTAAACGCAGAGTGCAAATTTTTTTGTAAAAGGTTAAAAATTTTGGTGTTCATAAAAAATTTTGATATATAAGTTAGATTTTCAACAGTATTTAAGGAGTTTACATGTCAATCAAAAAATTATTAATTGCCGCATTGCTAGTGCCTGTGTTAGCATTTGCCTGGGAGCCTGCTAAACCTGTCACAGTTGTTATTGGCAACACACCCGGGGCTGGAAATGAAATGGCCTTTAGAAAACTTGCAGAAATTGTGCAGAAACGGAATCCCAATTTTGTGTATGTTGTGCAAAACATTCCTGGTGCCGATTCAGTTGTTGCCAACAACAAGTTTTTAGAAGCAGCCGCAGATGGCTTGACCATTAATTTGCCCAGCCACATGAGTTCATATGTAACAAATGATATCTGGGAAAAGTCAATAAAGAAATACAACTACGACTCATTTGTTGATGTGCTAACAATGGGTAAAAGTCCTTTAGCACTAGTAGCGTCAGTCAAAAGCGGAATTGAAACCCCACAAGACTTTGTGAAGTACATACAGTCCGGCAAAACAATCAACGTGGCCATTGGCGGCGGCGCACACCGTACTGCTTTTGAATACTTGATGGATCGAGCCCGTGGCAATCGAGACGCTGTTCGATCCATCAAGTTCAATGGCCCTGTTCCTGCTGTGCAAAGCGTGGGCCAATGGGATGGCAAGACCGGCACTGAATTTGGTATCATGCCCATTGCTGTGGCCAAAAGCCTGATAGATGCAGGCCGGGTCAAACCTATTGGATTCACAGGCACAAGAAAGATGCCACAGTTTCCCAACGTTCCGTTGCTAAACACTGTGGCGCCAGGCATAAACGTATATGCCGCGTGGTCAATTCAATTGCCCCCAGGTACCGGCAAGGACATTACGGAATGGTATCAACGTGAATTTTCAGCCGCTGTACGTTCAACAGAATATCGAGAATACACAGATGCCAATGTTATCTTTTATGCTGAAGATGAATTGACTCCTGCAGGACTAAAGCGGCACATGGAAGAATTACGTGCCGCCTTTTTACCTGTGCTGAGCAAGATTGATTTAAGTAAAGAATGAAATATATCTTTGATATGAAATCAAATTGGGAAACGAGTCGAGCACGTAGCACATATCATTTTAATTCCAAGCAAATTGATCAGCCTGCTGAAGTAATGACATACTTGGGACACATAGAACCCACGTGGTTGGCAGATTTAAATGACGTAATTGCCACGGCACGGCCAGCAACCTGGGCCACACGAGGCTACAAAGGCGAGGGCATTGAAGCACCACCAGAAGAATTGGCTGCGGAAGAATATGATTTAACAAGTCACGGCATGAGTCCGGACTTGTCTATCTCGCATTTAAACTGGCGCTTGCCCGAGAGTCTGCGACGCATTAGTGATGCATTTGCTCTGGCAGACTGTATGGATCGCATACACGTACAACAGCCCGGACAAGTGTGGAACTTGCACATAGACAAGTTATACAAATGGGATCCAGACCACCCCGAACAGGTCATGCGAATAATGATACAACTTACAGACTGGCAACCCGGGCAGTTCTGGAGTTACGGCAACTACAACTACAGCCAATGGCGTGCCGGCGATGTCACTACATTTGACTGGGCCAATGTCCCGCACTCTACTGCCAATGCTGGATTTGAACCCAGGGCAACATTACAATTAACCGGCATACGAACTGCCGCAACCATGGACTACCTAGCGGCAATACCCCGATGAAAACAATCTTAATCTTAACAGGGCCGCAAGGCTCGGGCAATCATTTATGGTCAAAAATATTTGCGCTACATCCGCAGGTTTGGGGTTGGTCAGCACTGTTAAATGATTACTGGATAGGGCACGATCAAGAGCCATTTGCCCAGTACTGGCAGGATCCAGAACAGTTAAAATACTTTAAATGGGCGCAAAGCGACTGGTATGTGACTTCAATGAGTGTGCCTTATATGAATAATGGTGAACCCACTGTGCCTGATTTTAAATCATTTGTGACTAGATTACAAGTGTCAGGCCTACGTGTGAAGTTTGCTGTGCTGGGACGGGACAGAAACATTGTCCAAATGCAACAAACCCGTGTGCGTGGCGCACCCACCCTGGCCACAGCACTGTCAGAGTTTGATCAATTGGCTGCCCCTGTGTATTTGAGTTATGAAATGTTGCATCTTTATGGCACAAAGTATCTAGAAAACGTACAACAACAATTGGCCTTTCCTATTGCTGTCAACGACGCTAGATTAACGGATATACTAGCAACAGACGCAAATGCCAAGTATTTTCAACCCATCAAGCATCATGCCACAGATGATCTTGCACGTCACACTTCAAGGAAACACCGATGAAACAACCACAACGTATATTGATAATGGGCCTGCCAGGCTCGGGCAAAACCTATCTTGCTGAAAGATTAAAACGCTATTTAGAAGCACACATGAATCCCATCAATGAGCATAGTCTTAGACCCATTGCTGATGCACAAGTCACAGTGGCTTGGCTCAATGCCGACGAAGTTCGCAAACACTACAATGACTGGGACTTCTCTGTAGAAGGTCGCATTAGACAAAGTAAACGCATGCGAGACCTAGCTGATGAAGCCAACACTGACTATTGTATTGTGGACTTTGTTGCTCCCCTGGTTGAAATGCGCAACAACTTCAAAGCGGACTGGTGCATCTGGGTAGACACAATTGATCGGGGTCGCTTTGAAGACACAAATCGAGCATTTGTTCCTCCCGAAGTGTATGACTTCCGCATTACAGAACAAAACGCGGAGAAATGGGCAGAGTTCATTGGACAACACATTGTTGACAATCAGCGTAGACCTACCTTCAACTGGCAGAAAGAAACTGTTCAAATGTTAGGAAGATGGCAACCCTGGCATGAGGGCCATCGTGCGTTGTTTGAACGTGCTATTGCAAAAACAGGACAAGTTGTGATACAAATACGCGACTGTCAGGGCTGGCAAGGAACTAATCCTTTTGCTATAGAGCAAGTGAAACATTATATACGCAGAGATCTAGACCCCATTTATCAAGGCCAATATGAAATACAAGTTGTTCCTAATATTGTTAATATCACTTATGGTCGCGACGTGGGCTATCGAATCGAGCAAGAGTCCTTTGACGACGCGATTACCGATATCTCTGCGACCAAGATAAGAAAGTCAATGGGATTAGAATAAGATAATTCCACGCTAAATATTAGCACTATGTGGATCTTACACTTTCTTCCTGACAGCATTATTCTTGCATTCTGTAACACTCTGTTATTCGCGGGCATTTTAGCCACCGCGGCAGGCTTTGTTGCGCATCGTATCCCAGGATTGTGGTCATATCAATTGGGTTTTAAACTGGGTGGTATTGCATTGCTAGTACTAGGCGTGTACTTTCGCGGTGGACTGGCTGTGGAAGAAACCTGGCGTGAGCGTGTGGCTGCTGTAGAAGCAAGACTTGCTCAGGCTGAAAAGGCTTCAGCAGATGCCAATACAAAAATAGACACAAAGTCACAAAAGAAAACAACGCAACTACGCGAACGCACCACATACATCCGACAGTATGTGGACCGTGAAGTTGTCAAGTACGATAACACTTGTACAATTCCTGAACCATTTATTCGGGCGCATAATGACGCCGCGGAGGCACCTAAAAAATGAAAATAAATGATATTTTAAATGAACAGTGGAGTCAAAAATACAAGAGCAGTATCAACTGCTCACACCCCAAAGGGTTTAGTCAACGAGCACATTGTGCCGGCAAAAAGAAACACAACGAAAGTGTTGAAATGGAAATGGTCTGCGAAGACTGTGGCATGTGTGAAACACACGGTAATGTAATGGAGATTCGGAAGGGTCAGAAAGACTCAAACGGATATACACGTTGTTGGCCGGGCAAACACGCCGAAGGCACCAAAAAAGGCAAGAATGGTGGACAGGTGCGTAACTGTGTGCCCAATGAAAGCGTTAACGAAGATGGCAAGCGATGCATGCAATGCGGTATGATCAATTGCAAGTGCCCTGGCGATAGTTGCAAGTGCAAGCCGGTCAAGGGTTGGGTGCCTGGCAAAGGATTCCGCAAAGCCATGGACGATGCTGCCAGTCGAGAACTGGCTGAAGAGTTTGATCTAATAGAAAACATCATTGAAGGTATTGCCGCACAAAATGGTGTAGACGCCGAAGCAGTATGGGCGGACCTAGAAAGTCTCACAGAAGATGAA